CGTCCGTAGCCCATTGAGCCTGCGCCACCGCCTCCACCACCACCATAGTGTGTACCTGTAGGAGTTCCGTTATAATGAGCACCTACGCCACCTGGGTGTCCTTGTCCTGCTGTTCCAGCTGCTCCAGCATGTATAGTTTCTGGACCACCATTCCATCCTGGGCCACCACCACCTGATCCACCGCCACTAGTTGGTTGACTACCTGGGGGATAATGACATCCTCGGCCACCGCCTGTTGCTACAATTGATACTGGAGTACCGCCGCCAAATGTGCTAGGATTACCTGAAGTACCATCATTTGCACTATGACTTGAACAGCCATTGCCACCTGTTCCAACAACTGCGGGATACGCAGTTCCAGCAACTACAGGAACTCCGCTAACATAGATATAGCCGCCTGCGCCGCCTCCACCTGAAATACTGTGGCCTCCGCCACCGCCTGCAATTGTTAGTACTTCTACAACACCGTCTTTGGTTGGTGTAAATTGTTGTGTTCCAGAAGTAAATGTGTGAATTCTATATCCTGCTGCGGTAGTGATTGCTCCGCCTGTACTAGCATTACCTACTGTTGACTCTTCTACACGTACCCAAGCACTACCATTCCAATATTCATTAGATGCAATATCTGTATTGTATCTTATCATACCAACCGTTGGACTACCTGGTCGCTGTGCGTTTGTTCCGCTAGGAAGTCTGATAAACCCAGTATCGTTTACAGTAAGATTTTTTAATGTTGCCATTACTTAGCTGCCCTTAATTCATTAATTTCTTGTTTTAAAGTTTTAATAGATTCAATTAGATAAGCTGTTAATTTAGTATATTTAATACCTATAGTGTTACCTAGGTCATCTTTAGTAACTAAGTCTGGTAACACTTCATCTGTCCATTCAGCAATCAACCCTGCTTCGTGTTCTTTATTATCAATACGATCGTAAGTTACGCCACTTAGTTTTAAAATGCTGTCTAGTGCATTCTCAATTGGCAAAATATTTTCTTTTAATGTTATACTAGAAGTTTCAACAATGCCTGCCGCAGTTAATTGACCACCAACACCTACTCCACCTGTAACTACTAATGCTCCGTTTGTAACAGCATTTGATACTGTACTTGCTGTTACACGCATCTCTGTTGAACTCAATACTCCTGTACTTGGCACAAAAGTTAGTTTAGTACTGCTTACAGATACTGTTGACACTGTTCCTGTAGTAGCAGTAGTAATTGCTGGATAATATACTGCTGTGTCAGCTGCTTGGTTAGCCACACTAACGAATGGAGCAACCCAACTCAAATCTCCGCTTGCGTTACTTCTTAATACTGTATTATCAACGGCTGCGGCTGGAAACGTATAAGTTACGTTAGCACTAACAGTTGCGGGTGCCCTAAGTGCTACAAAATTGCTAGAGTCAGCATCGGCTAATCTTAAACTATTTTGAGCATTAATCTGCATAGAACTAACAGACTGCACAATGCCAGAGCCATTTGGTTCTAACAATACATTAGCATTAGACACTACAGATTGAATACTATTATTAACGGTAGTTAGGCTACCTAGCACTGCTCGACCTACTTTACCTGATGTGATTTTTCTAGACATAATCTATTTCCTTGGATTTTTATACTGTTGATGTTTCTATTCCGTAGACAACAACATCAGTGTTTGCTTGCGTTGAATAGGCATAAATTGTCCTACCATTTTGTATTACAACACCGCCACGTTCTAATACTCCACCTGGTAAAACTTCTGCATTATATTCAATGTAGTTACCTGGTGCTGGTATATTAGGATTAACTGCTAATGCTATTCGCACATTAATTGCTGTTGCATTTTTATTACAAATGCTTATAGTTACCACACTAAATGTATCTGCGGGCGGGCCGTATATACTTGTGTAGGTTGTTGCTGCCAGGGCAGCATTTGCTAAAATTCCGTTCATGTTATTTGTTCTCCAATTATCTTAAGAAATAGTTATATGCTAGAGGTAATCCTAAAACTGTGCCGTTAAACACTACATTACCTTTTATATTTATCGGAGCGCCGCTTACAGTTGTAATTGTATTGGCACCAACAAATATGTCACCTGCTGTTACTGAGTTTACATTCAATGAAGCGCCGCCGCCACCGATCTGTGCTTCAATGTACGCTTTAACAGCTCGTTGAGTTGGCACAATATTATCTGAGTTAGCAGTAAAGAATGGATCTGTACTAAATTCAGTAATACTTGCTGAGTTACCACCTAGTGTAACTTCACCTAAACTTAACTCTTGTAGTCCTGCAATATTAAATGCATCAGCATTAAGTGTTGCAACACCTGTACTCTGCTCAATACTAAACAAATCGCCAACTCGGAAATTACCGTCTTGGTCAGTAGCTGTGAAGAATACTCGTCCACCATTTGAATCAACTGTTTCGTTAGCTTGAATAGGTTGTTGTAAAGGAGTGTTTGGATAATTTGTAGTATTAAATCCGCCAGTACCAATATCTAAGAAATCGTGACCAGTTAATCGAACTTGCGAGAATCTAATACGTAGTTCTACTGCTTCGTTGTTAGCTAATCGAGTACCTACTGGAATAGCAGGACTTACTTGTAAAAATCCTGTGTACGATCCTGGACTAGTTCCTAAGAAACTAACAGTATTAACTAATTTAAAGAACTGTCCAGGTAAACTATCAAACACTATGTTTGATCCTGATACTGGCTGCTGTGTTAGTCTCTTCACAGCAATAAATGTACCGTCCTGTATAAAGTCTGCACTACCGTTAGAATTTTGACTATCAATTTCTGCACTTGCAGTAATGAACCCAGTTCCTCTGTTAACAAATGTAGGATTAGCTATTGCTCCGCTATTTAATCTTGCTTCTACTACTACATCGTCAATATTGTTAGGATCAGTGACTGTAATAGTTGGTGCACCGCTGGTATAGCCAGAGCCTGGTTCAATTAGTCGTATTTCAAATATCTGTTCGTTACTAACGCCAGCTCTACCTCGAGCTCTAGCTCCAATTCTTGCATCAAGGCCTGCTGTTGTAGTACCTGAACCAATTAGTACAAATTTGCCCGTTCTAGCTGGATTACCAAATGCTACAGCAAAATATCCTGTGTTTGGTAAGCTGGTAACTGCTGTCCATACAATTCCATCTTCTGAATGGTATAATGCTGTTGTTGTAGTTGTTACAACAAATACACCTTGTCCGTATGCAATGTTGTTTGTAGTTATGCTTCCTGCAATAGTTACAGCACTACTCCAAGTAATACCATCTAAACTGTATGAGCAAGTGCCGTCACTAGCTAGAGCAACAAATCTACCATTACCCCAAGTAATATCATTCCAAGTTTTGTTTGGTAGTCCTGAACCTGCTGTCCAAGCAATGCCGTCAGTGCTATATACACTATTAGTAGTACCGCTCTTAATAGCTACAAACAATCCCTTTCCGTATGCAATAGGAAGATATCCAAGTGCTGGTAGAGCATTTGTTGTTAATGACCAGGTTGCGCCGCCGTTGTCTGAATATGCTACATCTCTGTAACCTTCTGCGATTACAACAAATCTACCAATGTTGCTTGTAACTTGTCCAAATGCAACATTTGTTTGATAGCCAGCACCCGTTGGTATTGTACTAGTGCTCCATACATCACCGTCATTTGAATATGCTGCTGTTGTACCTGCTGTAACAATCACAACACTTTGTTTAAATGTACTTGATCCATCGTTAATTAGTCCGCTAGCAATATTTTTGTATGAACTAGCACTAGCAGGTAATACCTCTGCACTCCAAGTTACACCATCTATACTCTTTTGAGCACCAGTACCGCTGTTAGGTATTGCAAGGAATAAACCTTTTCGTGCAAGACCTGTAAAGTCGTAGTTGACTACTGCTCCTGTTACACTATTGATACTAGTAATAATTACTGTAATATCGTTGGCAGGGCTTGCGCCACCAACAGATGTGCCTGCAATAGTAATTGTATTACCTCTAACATAATTAGATCCTGCACTGTTAGTTGTTAGGTAGTATCTTTCGCCGTTACGTGTAATGTTGAAAGTTAATCCTGTACCGGCGCCGCCTGTAGTTGTAACGGCTGTATATTGTGCAGAAGTTTCAAAATAATGCGCATTTGCATAATTACTACTGCTAATAGTTGTAGCTGTTGTTGTCTTAGGAGGAGCTGTAAAAGAAATAGCTGGTTCAATCAAATAAGTTGACGAACTGTTAGGTGCTACAATGGTTGTGCCTGGAATAACATGATCCCATCCAGCTGCACCGTTACTTTCTCTTATTACCTCTGCTTCTTTAGAACCAGCATCGTAAGTGCTTATTATACCATAGTTACCAATACCTGCGCCGCCTATGATATACACTTTCATTCCAACATAAGCTGTACTTAAAGCACCATCAGTTGCTGATAAAAATACACTAGTTGTTGTTCCGCTCTGTGCAACGTTACTTACTCGAACATAGCCACTTCCACCTAGCGGTGCAGGTGTAGCTGGCGGAATAACTGTTTCTAAATCAACTTTAACATTTATAACAGCATTGTCGCGGAACTCGTCAGCTACAACTACATCCCCAGTTCCAGCACCAAAAATATCAATTACAGCTTCAGTATAATCGTTACCTGCATGGTTAAATTCAAATCCTAGTAGCTGATTGTTATCAGTGAATACATTGCTAATTGTAGCACTATATTGGGTTTGATTATCAACTACTGCTGTTACAGGAGTTTCGTCAGGGTCAACACCTTCTGCTACAGATCCAAAGTCACCGTAGGAGTTGTTGCCGTTGGTTGCACGAATTCTGCCACCAGTTTCTGCTAGGTAGCCAATATGAGAGTAGTATGTAAATACAGATACAAGTTCTGCTCTACCGTTATTAGTAATCCATGCACCAATACCGTCTGAAATAACCTGAGTAAAGTCGTTGGATGTTATAGAATCGTTGCCGCCGTTATGCAGATTACCGTCAACTTTTTGTCCGATAGCCGCATTACCAAATGTTGTTAGACCCTGTACATACGGTGATCGTGTTATGATCCATGTAGTAAAGTCGTCTGGTCCCCAGCCTGGATCTAAGCTAGCGTAAGCACCAGCTGTCACCCGACTTGTACCAAATTCGTTTGGTGGTGTTAAATCTCCATTTAATCCGTTTAATGTACAATCTCTTAAGCCAGTTGCATCGCGTAAGTAGAACATGTCTTCTTCTCTACTGCCTCGTACTGCGTTAGCATAATAACGAGATACATAGCGAGATTTGTAGTTGCCTGGATATTTTAGATCATACTTTAGTGCATCAATGTATAGTCCAACATCGCGTAAGCACAACTCTACATCATATGTATATCCTGGATAAGTTTGTGCTACATATGCTGCAACTTCTGCTACAATAAAGTTTCTATTACGCTCAAGCTGTAGTCTTGCGTATTCTCTATTTTGATTTTCAGTTTGACATACACTACCTTCGCTAGATCCGCCAAATATGATTTGATCTACAATTCTGTAGCTTTCTGTTAATCTTGCCTCAGCTGTAGCATTACTCATTAATCCTAATGCTGTGTTTCTAGCTACTGTTAAACTGTTACGAGTAGCTTCTTTGATTCTATCATCTCTATCAAATAATTCTGAAGATGTTAATCTTAAGTATGCGTGTGCTGCTTTTAATGTTTGATAATTGCTATTAAACATAAAGTCAAAAGCTACTGCCTTAGCAACGATTGCCGCGTCTCTACGAGCCTTTGTAACACTGTAATCAACATCTGAATAATTTGTAGCTAGGTATGCTTCTACAGCATCTTGTATAGCGTCAAACCCGCTGGCACTGATTGCAGTATAGTCACTAATTAGTGCTGTTGTAGTATTAACGCCATTTGCTGGTGTAGGATCAACTAGTGTTACAGTTGTACCTACTGCACTTGGTCCAACATCTAATATTTCTATAATGTCTTCAACATTATTAGCAATCTGTGTTATACTTCCAACATTACCTGTAAGCGTTTGTGTTACTAACGTTTGTCTAGGACTAACAACAGTAGTATTGCCTGCTATGCTTTGTAACGTAGTTTTTAAAAAATTTAAAGAATTAATAGTTGCAGTTTTAATACTTGCTGGAATTTGAGGCTGTGTATTATCATCACCGTCCCAATAAGCTAATCCTGCTGCAACACTTAATGCATTTCCGCCATAGGTCAAATCATAGACTAATGCATCAATTATATATCGTGCATCTCTGCGAGTTTTAGTTTTGCCGTAACGTAGCGCAGGATATTCTTCTGCTAGGTATGCAATAACTTCTGCTATTGCAAAATCTATATTAGTGCGAATATTTTGTCTTGCATTTAACAAACTAGTACTATAACCAGTTGGGTTTGTTAAGTATGCGCTGTGCATAGTATCTAACAGATAATCTGCACGATACTTCATTACTTTAACTAAGTCGTATACAGCATCGCTTTCGGCTTGAATCGCCAACGGCCATTCTTGACTTTGTAATTCGTTGTTACCTACGGTAGGTGTTACTGTGACACCTTTGACTACGTTAGACACTACATCGGCAATTCTATCAAATGTAGCGATTGTATATACTGAATCACCTGCTGGTACTGTAGATCCTTGAGCAATAATTTGTGTAGAACGAAGTTCGTCACCTTGTACACAAGTATAAGCTGGCACAATTATTGGTAGAGTTTCAAAATGCTTACCAGTAGATACTTTTATTAGACTAAAAGAAACTTCTCTAGCTGGTATTGAATTCACATTGCCTGTGCTTATTGCTGTAATAATAATATTAGCTAATTCTGTTATTCTAGTAAGTGCGCCTTGTTCAATGCGTAAGTTAACATTGAAATATTGATCTACGATAGCTACTGAATCATCTACAACATTTTGATAAATTACAGTTGGTGCTTCATTTGCAAGTACGGCTTGTATTAATACTAGCATGCGGTTGTATGCAGCCACGCTTTGTAGTCTTTCGCTTGCTAAATCTCCGTACGGGCCAGTTCCGTTATTTTCTGCGGCTGTTGAGAACGGACCGTCTGCAAGTGCATTAAGGAATGTTTGTGCAGCGGCTCTAGTTTTTAAATTGCCACCGTGGCCTAGATCATGTAAAATTTTATCAAGAACAATTCCAACATCGCGTTCGCATTTTAAAGTATCGTACTCAAAATTTTCCCAGATGCTACCTATTGTAGCACTTGCAACTTGATCTCTAATCCAAGCAGTTATTTCTTTCTGTATAAACACTCGGTTTGAGTCAAGCATAAATTGTGCTCGTTGATTCTTAATTCCCTGTTCAACTTGTTCACATGCATAGCGAATAGTTTTAAATGGTCTATCAACACTTCCACCGTAGATAGGATACTCTCCGTCTACACCGTGTTCAGCAACATAGTACACATCTTCAACACTGCTTAAAAATTCCCAGTTAGGTAAATTATTTGCACTAACTGTTAGTACTTGTCCATTTTCACCAATTGGTAATCTTGCTGGTGCTGAACCTGTAAAATAAACTAAGTCGCCAATTTCTGCTAGTACACTTTGTTCAGTGCCAACTGCTATAATATTCCAATATTGACTACTGTTTACTAGATCTGGTCTACTACCTGGATCACCGCCAAAAGTAGATCCGTCGTCGCCTTCTGATATATGTCCTTGTATACAAATGTATGAGTTATCACCAAATCGAACAACGTCACCTTCGTAGTACTCTTGGTCGTCTAACCATACATTGCGCCATCTAAATCCGCTGTTAATCTGTTTCCAATATTCTGCATCAGGTGGTTGTTGTGCAGTTGTATGATCTTTAACGCACACATAAGTGAATCCGCCAAGACGAATAACTTCGCCTACTTTATAATGTTGGTTAGCACTGTCTTCGTTCCAGTCGCCAATGAAACGAAACCCTTCAGTGAACAAGTCCCAGTCGTCATTGACGCTGGTTGGAATGACTGCTAAATTAGTTGATCTGCTTATGTACTGATTTCCGCCGTAGCGAATAACATCACCGTCTTGATATTTTACAAATGGGCTCCAATCATTTTCATATTGGAAGCCTTCTACAAATTTAGACCAATTAGCGTTATCAGTACCAAAGTCTGCAGATGCAGTATGTGCTACTGTACTAATCCAAACTCCTGCACCGTAACGAACTAAATCGTTAACTTTGTATCGGATTCCTGAAGTCCAAGTTCCTTTAAACTCAATTCCTTGATTAAAATAATCCCACTTGTCTTGATTAGCTTCTAATCCCAAAGAAGCTGTAGCGGCAGACGTATGCAATTCATTACACACATAAGTAGTTCCGCCGTATTTAACAAAATCATTTACACGATAACGAGTGCTTGGAGTCCAAGCACCTTTCCAGTCTAGTCCTTCAGCAAAAGCATCCCAGTTAGCAATATCGGCTTCGAGACCGGCATTAACATCAGCTGTAGATGTATGAACAGTATTTGCAATGTATAGTCTAGCACCATATTTAACTATGTCATCAAACACATAACTTGTGCTAGTAGTCCAATCGCCTTTCCATATTTGGCCATCGCTGAGCAAGTTCCATTTTGGTGGAACAAGATTAAAGTCTGAGAAAAAGTTGGGTTGACTAGTGTGTCCAATAACGCAAATATATATTTTTCCACCAAATGCAATTACGTCATCTTGGTAATACACCGTAGATGGTGTCCACACGTTTTTCCAAACAAATCTGATTCTACCTAGTTTAAATTCTGCCATTTTTTAACTCCGCTCGTATATTTATCATAAGATGTATCATTAATTATTGCATCCCTTCGTCGGGCTGTCTTAAGAACAATATCTGACTCACTATAGTTCCTGATATATTAGTTTGGCGTACAATATCAGGCCCAGTTAGTTGTGGTTCTAAGTATGTTCCGTCAAACGTTACAGGTACTGGTATAACTAGATACTGCTGTAATACATTTTCTATTTCACTCTCGCTGCCGCCAAGACCAACCCTACCTGCTACTATTCTGTTAACTTCAAGATTTTCACCACCTACGCTAAGTCTGTTAGCAACAAATGTTGCAATAGCTCGTTGTGTAGGTATGATGTTATTAGAATCCGCTGTAAATGTAGGATCTGTTGAAAATTCGTTTACTACAGTGCCAGAGCCGCCTAATCTAACACCGCCTAATGCTAATTCTGAAAGACCGTCTAATTCAAAGAATTCTGCACTAATTGTAACAATACCTGTACTTTGTTGAACAGCAAATAATTCGCCAGTTCTAAAGTTACCGTCTTGGTCAGTTGAAACATAAAATACTCGACCACCGTTTTGTTCAAGTACTTCGTTTTCAGGTGATGCTGTAAAGAAGTTGCCGCCGGCGTAGATTTCTGGATAATTTGTTTGTTCAAAGTTTCCAGTGCCTATATCTAAGAAATCATGACCTGTAATACGACATTGGCCGTATCTTTCTCTAAGCGACACTGATGTGCCGTGTTCTAGATCATATTCGTTGCGTAATCTTGGAGACACTGTAAGTCTAACAAGTCTAGTTCCATTACCACTACCGTCATCGCCTAAGTCTGTAACAATTGCTCCTGTAAATACTCGTAAATCAGTTAAGTTTTCAGTTAGTGGATCTAATATACCAGATATTCGAATTTGTACTCCTGATCCTGGTACTGTAAGAACTCCTGCAATAATTAACTCGCTATCTTGTGGGATAATGTCCGCATAGCCGTTTCCAGTAATAGTAATTACCGAAGTAGTTGTTCTATATCCAGATCCTCTGTTAACAAAATCTGGTTGGCTTAATACTCCATTTCCTATTCTTCCGTCTATCTCAACCGCAGTTGTAAAATTAGGGTCAGTAACAGTAAAAATTAAAGGTGTATTTTCATCGTACCCACTACCTGGCTCCCAAATTTTCACAGCTCTAAATGATCCTTGTAATACGTCTGCTCTAACTTTTGCGCGAGCACCAACACGTACATGATTGATACCTCCAGTGCTAGAATTACTTGCTAACACTACCCACTTAGATACTCCGTCTACTTTACCATTGGTTACTGCTGCCCACCTTTGAGAACTTGATAACGTTCTAGAAGTCCACAGTATTCCGTCTTGAGTAGTTGCACACAACGTAGTTGGATTAACTCCTTCTAATCCTGTAGCAAAAAATACTCCTTGACTATATTTTAAATTTGTCCAAGTTGTTAAACTAGATAGGCCTGTAAGATCTACTAAAGTAGTCCAGTTAATTCCGTCAAGGCTAAACGCTGCATATCCAGCTTCATGTAACACAATAAATCGATTATTGCCGTATTCTATTGCTGCTACATTCCAAAGTAACGATCCTAATCCTACAGTTATTTCAGGAAGTGCTAGTTCATACCTAGTCCAAGTTGTACCGTTTGTAGATACTGCTACACTCCTGTCGTTGCCTGATACTGCAACAAATTTTCCAGCACCGTATGTTACGTGTGTCCATTGACTTACTGTACTATCACCAATTGTATCAGTGTCAGGAATGGTTGCTGTTGTAAATGTTGAACCGTTTGTACTTACTAGAACTGTGTTAGTATTATCACCTACAATTATAAATTTACCAGCACCGTATGTTATATCTCTCCAACTACCTAGTTGAGGTAAATTTACAGTTGTCCAAGTTTGTCCCGTTAGTGACACACTTACACGATTTTCGTTATTAGCTAGTGCAATAAATCTATTGTTACCTGATGCAAGTTTTCTATAATCGCCTATAAAACTTAAATTAACTTCAGTCCAACTAGTAGCATTGTCACTCCATCTAGCATACTGACTATTTGTCAATGCTACAAATCTATTAGATTTAGCACGCCCAGAACTAGTAAATGTTTGAATACTATTTGAACTATCATCTGTTACATCAGTTATAGTTACTATTAGATCATTTTCTGGTGTAGTGCCGCCAAATAGTGTACCTGGAAAGGTAATATTATCACCTACACTATACCCTGCTCCAGGATTAACTAGTGTGGGGGAATAACTATCGCCTGCCTTTATTACATTAAATGCAGCAGCTATTGCAGGACCGTCAAATGTTTCACCTGATCCAGCTTCGTATACTAAACTTAATTGTTCGCCTTGAACAAAACTTGTAGGATCTCCTATACCATCTACTTCAATATACGATGTAGCGTTTGCACTAACATTAGTTACTTCAAACTCAGTACCACTTAATTTACCTCTAATCGTAAATGGTACCGCAGGGTTAGTTAAAAATATACCAGTAAATTGAACTGCTACACTAGATATAACATCCTTAATAGTTACAGAATTATTTTCATTATCTGTCCACAATGCATTACTAGGACCTGTAACATTAGTATATGACTGTGTTGTTCCGCCGTACGCTGCATCCACATAAATTCTATTTGTAATTAGATCAAAACTTGTACTTGAAAAATTTGGCGAGTTAACTGTAACCCTTGGTTCAATTCTATATCGTGTTGTTAAATCTAAACTAGGTTCTATCGCTGTTCCTGGAATAATGTGTTCCCATCCTAATAATCCAGTACTTTCTTGTCTAACTGTAACTGTTTTACCTACAAATTCAAATCCACTAATATATCCGTACTGACCAGCGCCAGTGCCGCTGGTAATTATGATTCTCATTCCTTCTATTTCTGAAAGAAACTGCGTAACATCATTTGCTGATAATCTAACTGAACTTGAAGCATCTATTGTTTCTTGTGCAGAACCTTGTCTTATTAAATATCCAGCACCGCCTTCACTTCCTGAATCTTGACTATTAACTAACCTAGCTTCAAACAATGCACCATCTCTAAAATCTGTATATTCAACTGCGGCCGCTGCACCAGCACCAACTATCGTTGCATTAGCTTGTGAGTATTGTTCACCGGCATTAGAATATTCAAAAGCAAAAATAGTATCACTTACTCCACCAGCAAATGCACTACTTACTTGTGCTTCGTTATTTCTGTTAAACACAGTTACCTGCTGAGGAATTTCGGTGGCGTCTGCACCGTCAGCTACTGCACCGTATCTGCCATAGCTATTATTGCCGTTGGTTGCACGAATTATTCCGCCATTTTCTGCAAAATAACCTATTTGACAATAGTATGTGAATACAGATACAAGTTCTGCTCTACCATTATTAGTAATCCATGCACCAATACCATCTGACAATACTTGAGTAAAGTCATTAGATGTCATTGACCTATTGCCGCCATTGTGTAAAGACCCGTCAACTTTTTGTCCGATACATCCTGTACCTATATTTGTAACTCCCTGGATATATGGTGAACGATTTATAATCCATACTCGCTCGTCTGCTGGCCCCCAACCTGGATCTAAACTTACACATGCACCGCCCGTTGGCTTTTGATATAAATCAAATACTCCAGGAGGATTTAATACTCCTTGCAGTCCTTGCGTTGTCAAGTCTCTTAGGCCTGTAGTATCTCGCATAAAAAACATACTGTCAAATTGAGAACCTGTAACAGCATTTGCATATCGTCTACCTGCTAATAAAGTTCTGTGATTGCCACTAAATTCTAAATCTTTAGCAATACCTCTTAGAAGGGCTCGTACATCATTTTTAACTCTAGTATCGCTAAATGTTACTGTAGGGTATTCAAGTTTAACATAGGCTAGTAGTTCGCTTTCGACAAAACGTTTATTAATTAGTAATGCGCGACCTGCGTTTGCAATTATTTGTGTTGCATTTGGAACATTTGATCCTACATTCACAGGATCTACTTCACCGTTTGCTGTTCTAAATAAAATATATGCTTTGTAATCTTCTATTAGATCAACTACCGCAGATGCTCCTGCTACATTTGAATACGGAAAACTATTTACTAATATTGGTTCACCTGTGATTGGATCAAGCTCTGGAAGTCCTGTTCCTGGATTAATCTGAGGTGTTACTAAAGTGGTAATTTGATCTTCAGTATTACCTTGCGTTGGTGTGACAGGAACTCCTGTTATTAAATTTAATAATATTGTTATAAAATATTCTAAATAATCATCAACATATTGAAAATCATCTTGATATTCTGCTATTGGTGAATTTGCAATGATAGTAGTACTTCTTAGTTCATCACCGTTAACTGCACAACCAGCAGGAACACTTATTGGTGAAATTTCTTCAAATCTACCAGTAGATACTCTAATAACAACAGGTGTAAGAGGTGGAAAAGTATCTTCAACATAGTCAGCAGCATATCTTACTGTACGAAATGGTTTTTCAAAAGTGCCTCGGCCGTCGTCATCAACTCCGTTAGTTGCTACAAATATTGTATCACTATCCCCTGCAACGGATCTCCAGTACGCTTCGAGATCAGAAGCTATTGAAAGTACTTGACCTGTTTCTCCAATTGGAATTCTAGTATCGCCTAGAGTACTTGTGTCTAGACTACTACCGTCTAATGACTCTCCTAAACCTACTGTAGGACGTGATAATCCGTATGTTAACAAATCACCAGCTGCTACAAATCCTCCAGGACGTCCAGCCTGTATTAAAATATCCCAGTAATTAAATATGTTTCCGTTGTCGCCTGGAAAATTTTGATATCCAGATTCGTGTTCAATATTACATACATATGTTGAGCCTAAATGATAAACTGTATCGCCTATGCTATATATTTGATCAGTCGTCCACAATCCTTGCCATTGTTTACCTGGTACTAATAGTTCCCATGTATCGTTTTCTAAATAGTCTAATGTGCTTCCATCAACTGATTGTCCTGCGCCAATATCTCTAAGTGCGTTATATAAATTTCCGCCTCTTAAAACAATATCACCTGTCTTATATGCAGCATCGGTATCCCAAGGACCTACAAAATTAGAACTTCTTGCTAACAGAATCCAGTCTGATGATCCGTTGTCAACATAAGGTCTAGAATTTTGATTATTATTAACAGCATAGTACATAAACCCACGATGGCGGACAACATCACCTACGTTATAATAAGTTAGATTAGACCAGTCATCGTTAAATTGTGCTCCAAAAATTTCAATTTGAAATTTTGTAGTGTCTAAATTTGAAGAGTTTGATGAATGTGTTTCTGTGCAACGAAATACTGTGCCGCCGTATTTTACTAGATCATTTTTTCTATATAATGTATTAGGTAGCCAGTTATTACGAACTTCAATGCCAACATGATATTCTTCCCAAGAAGCTATATTGTTTTCTAATCTAGTATTAGCTGCATGAGAAGTTATACATTTATATGCTATACCATTGTAACGTACAATTGCTCCCGGAGTATATGAAGTTCCGTTAGTCCAATTACCTACATAACTAGAAGTTTGTGCAAACACTGTCCAGTTGTTAAAATTTACTGCAAACGAACTTGCAACATGATTTACAACGCAAGTCCATAATGACCCGTTGTATAAGACTATATCGCCTAGATTATATGTAGTTCCTTGCGCCCAATCTCCAACAAAACTACGACCGCTAGTCATTACGGTCCAGCGTGGTTGTATTTGTGGTGGTACAGAATTTGGAAGGATAGCTGTTAAATCAGTAGAAAATAAACTGCTAGAAGTATGTGCAACCAGACATACATAACTTTTACCGTTTAGTCGTACTACATCGTCTCGATTATATGCTTGTCCGGTATTCCAGGTGCCTCGCCAGTTATACTTAAATCGTTCTAGTTTAAATTCAGCCATTTATAATTGCTCCTTAATATCCTGGACCTGACACGTCTGGATACACATATGCTCTTCCTACTACTTGTACAAATTGTCCGTCAACCGGATCTACATAATATAACACACTTCTACCATCCCATCTTAGTTGCGGATAACGTAAGTTTGCGTACACACGATCATGATCTGCATCAATACCTTCAAGAAAATCAATACCTTCTTCAAAGTCTAAAAAGTTTCCTTCTGCAACACCAATTTCGTTAATAACTACTTCTTGATCTGTTGAAGCGTTCAATTGATCAACTTTGATTAGAAATAATTCTCCGTCGTCATTTCTTCTAAGACCGTATAGATATCGTTTAGCAAAACCGCTTATAACGTCTTGCGGGGTAGTGCCTATATAGTAACTCATTATGTAATCTCCACATAGCTTACAATAACATCAACTGAGTCATCTAAGTTTGACGATACTAGTAATCTATTATTAGGTGCTAATACTAATTTTTCACCTGTTGATACTGCTCGCAAACTAGATCCTGCAGGAAGTATTGAATCTTTTAAATAATAACCAGCCACACTTGTGTCATCTTCTACTAAAACATTTACATAAACAAATGTTTCTGTTAAATTAGTAAAACTTAATCCTAACACTGTAACTCTAGTTGTAGGCAGAGTTTCGTATATTAGTACTGGAACAATTCCAACGTTTTTAATTACAGTATTTTTAAGTATTGTTGCCATTTGTCTTTATCCAAAAATTAAAACTTTTTCAATTGCTATACCTTCTGCATCCGCAAAGCTGATACCACCGCTTGCGCCTGCTACTGATACCCAAGTTGTTCCATCGTATAATTCAACTCGTTTATCAGAAGTATTATATCTAACCATTCCTGTTACACCTGATGGACGAGTACTGTTATCTCCAACTGGCAGCACTACTCCGTACGGATCTGTAAATTCAAAATATCCTGTACCAGTAGTTTGTAAAATTGTATTGCTGCCAGAAACTGTATTTGTTATTCTGTTGTCTTGGAATGCAAAATTTTCAAATCTAACTCTACCGGTACCATTTGCAGAAAGTACTAAATCTGTATTTGGTGTAATAGTACTTATCACATTTCCATCTACCTGGATAGCATCTACGACTACTTGAGGTGCATTAAGTCTAATGGTGTTTATGTCTACTATGGTATTATTTTGAACAATGAATCTTATAGTGTTATCGTTAGCACCTTCTGTTAATTCTGCTGTGACTTTGGTATCGCCGTCAACATCTACTACACCATGTAACTGAATCCAATTTGTACCGTTATACCCTTCAAATCTTGCCAATTCACTGTTGAACCTAATTTGTCCGGCAACTGCTGCGGGGCGTTGTAATATTGTTCCAGCTGGCAATTTAATAGCACCTGTACTATCAATTATTACTGATCCACCTGCTGGAGCTATTGTAAAATTGCTTACAGAACTAATAGTTGCATTGTTGATGCTAAAATCATCAATTACTATTGATCCAGTTCCGTTTGCACGTAACTCTAAATTTGAGTTAGATGTTGTAGTTGTGATAAAGTTATCATCAATTAGTATATCGCCAGTAGTAAAATTATTAGCAGTAATAGTACCGGTGCTGGTAATGTTACCTGTAGTAATTGTTCCAATAACGGTTAGATCATTTGATATAACAACATCATTATTTGGAATAGAAATTATACCAGTGCCGTTAGCACGTAGTTCTAAATTAGAATTACTATCAGTAGTAGTAATTACGTTTCCGCTAATTTGAATATTTTCAAACTGTGCGCTTGCACTAACTGTAACAGTTCCTGTGGTTGCAAAGTTGCCAGTTATATTGATATTACCTGTTTGTGTTACTGCACCTGTGTGAGTAATTGTTCCTATTATGGTTATATCTTCTAGATCTGTGTTGCCATTAACTGTTAAATTCTGCTCAATGATAACATTGTTACTAGGTACTACTACTTCGCCTGTTCCGTTAGCACGTAGTTCTAGATCTGAATTAGGTGTAGTAGTTATGATAAAATTATCATCAATTAGTATATCGCCTGTACTAAATCTATTAGCAGTAATAGTGCCAGCACTATTGATATCCCCTACAGTAATTGTACCATCAACAAATAAGTCGTTTGATATAACAACATCATTGTTTGGAACTATTACTTCGCCTGTACCTGCGGCTCTTAGTTCTAAGTCTGAATTACTATCAGTGGTAGTAATTACATTATTATTAATTTGAATATTTTCAAATTGCGCAGAAGCACTAATTGTTACTGTTCCAGAAATACTATAATCGCCAGTTAGTGAAATATTTCCAACCTGCGTTACATTACCAGTATGTACAAGTGTGCCTTGAATTGTTGTGTCGTCTAAATCAGTATCGCCATTAACTGTTAAGTCTTGGCCTAATACAACATCGTTTGTAGGCATAACAACATTGCCTGTGCCATTAGCACGTAATTCTAGATCTGAATTAGAAAGTGTTGTTGTGATTATATTGTTATCAATTAATATATTACCAGTGCTGAACTGATTTGCTGTAATTGTTCCTGTTGTAGTTAAATTGTTTGCATTAATATCTGCTACAACAGTTAAATCATTTGTTATCTGAACATTGTTGTTAGGAACAAGAATTACACCTGTGCCATTAGCACGTAGTTCTAGATCAGTGTTGGAAGTAGTAGTTGTAATAAAATTATTATCAATTCTAATTTCTTCAAACTGTGCATATTCTGCAATAGATAACGAACCGTTTATAGTAACATCACCAATTATGTCATAATTACCTGTTTGTGTTGTGTTACCATTAACTGTTAAAATGCCGGTTACGTCAACATCGCCTAGAGTAGATTCGCCAATAACTGTAAGTTCGTTATTAATTAATACGTTGTTGTTAGGAACAAGAATTACACCTGTGCCATTAGCACGTAGTTCTAGATCTGTATTACTTACTGTCGTTGTGATATAGTTATTAGATATAGAAATATTATCTACTGTTACGTTATTAACAAAAATATTTGACCAACGTAGCGCGGCTGTACCTAAACTGTAAACACTGTCCTGAGCAGGTATAATATCAGAATCAATGCCTGCTATAAATTGAATTGTGTCAGTGGGTGCATCACCTATAGTAATGTTTCCGCCAATTGATACATTGCCAGTTACATCAAGGTTGCCTGTAATAGTTACATTATTGTTTAGATTGATTTCATTTGAAGCTGCAACAATGTTAACATTGCCAGAGAGACTTTCAACAGTGTTTCCACTAATGCGTAGATTGCCTGTGTCAATTCGTGTACCGTCAATAAAAGTTATATTAGAACCGTCTGTAAATGTTACTCCAGATTCCGATACGTTAAAATTTGAAACAGTCAGTTCAACTGTTCCTGTATCCTGATTAACATAAAACAAATCACCAACTCTAAAGTCACCTTTGTGGTCTACAGAATTGTAGCGTATTTTAGCACCGTTAGTTTCTACTACTTCGTTGTCTTGTATTACAGTAATAGGATCATTAGTAACTTCTTTACCGTTGCCAATATATGCTAGATTTTGACCTATAGCATACATTAAAACACCAGGGCCGTCACCAACTAATCCAAAGTTACCGTATACAGACGCTGATCCAATTAATCTAACTTCTGCTCCAAAGTCTGTAAAATCAGTTAGGGTAATATACTGTGCTGTGGCACCGCCTGAGAATCTAATGTCTTGTGCATAAACAACATCATCTTCAAATGTTGTCGAATTGTTTGCACCGTCAAAGCGAGCCATTAAAACTGTGTCAGCGGTAACTAATGCACGAGTAGTTGGTGCTGTAAAAGTAGTTGTATAGAGACCAACTCCTTTAATAATTCTTAAATCGTCAATATATCCGCTAAAAGAAGTGAGCCCAACAAACGAGGCACCTAATACTAAGGGTTTTGTAGTTCCGTAATCAGTTGTATCAACATAAGTATTAGTTGACACAACTCCATTAATAAAAAATCTAGTTACGCCACTAACACGAGAGATAGCAAGATGATTCCAAGCATTAAGTGTATGAGTATTGCTAGATGTTAATACAAACACTCCGTTTACAAATAATCTTAAATTATTTGCGGAGTTAGACTGAACCATAATTGAATTCTGAGTCGACGTTGTTCTAGTATCAATTAAAATTTGCGAAAGTGAGGCTGTTTTATAGAACCATCCATCGATTGTGAAGTCTCCCGTGCCAAACCCAAAATCTATTGTACTTTGAATACTAGCATAATCTCCTGTGCCGTCTAGGGCAAGACTTGATGTACCAAACTTTTTAACTGCTGTACTTAGTTTAGCATCTCCGTTGGCTGCGATAGTTTTGCCGCCTCGTTCTGCGGCTGTTTCAAATCCTAACTGTTTGCCGTCAATGAATATTTTTCCGGTGCCATCAATACTAGCAATAGCTGCGCTTCCTAAAAGTGTAACACCATCACTGTCGTAGTAACTGATAGTTTGTCCAGTAGTAATTGACCCTGCTAATCCGTCTACTCGTATTGCTGTTTCACCCTGGCCTTTAAGACCACTTACTCCATCTACTGCATATAATCCTCTGTTAGCAAAATATGTAAACGAATTTAACCACTCAACCCTAACGCCGTTGGTCATTACTATAGCGTCAACTCCAGGTGTTATAAATGTACAACTGTGAAATAAACATGCTGCTTCGTTGCTGAGAATGTTTGCTACTGCACCGTCTAGATATGCGCCTCTACCAGCATTACCTGCGTTAAATCCTCTCGGGTCTTCTAGTGTAGTTACGCTACCTTTGGTAATTACACTGATGTTTTTAATGTATGGACTGCGACTAGTTACTGTAAACCCAGGTGCATATTTAAATGCAAATCCGGTTTCTACTGCGCCTGTTAAATTATAAATGTATGTTTTACCTGATTCAGTACCGCCGGCATCATCCTCAAGATAGGCGCTAACTACGGCATAGTTACCTGATATTGCAACTGATGCAGCAAAGAAATCACCTGCACTTGTACCAAAAGCATTAGGGTTATTAATAGTTTGTATTAGCTGTCCGCTTATAGTACTGAAAATATATGCTTTGCCTGAACCTCCGCCACCAGCATCATCTTCTCCGTATGCGCCAACTATAGCATAGTTACCTGATATTGCAACTGACCAGCCAAAGAAATCACTAGCACTTGTACCAAAAGCATTGGGGTTATTTAGGGTATGTACTAGGGCACCCGTGGTTACATTAAAGATATAGGCTTTGCCTGAATCGCCGCCGGTGCCGCCTGCGTCATCCTCTTGATAGGCACCAACTATAGCATAGTTACCTGATATTGCAACATTCCGTCCAAACAAGTCACCAGCACTTGAACTAAAAGGATTTGGATTGTTTAATGTGAATAGTAATGCGCCGGTAGTTACATTGTAGATATAGGCTTTGCCTGAATTTCCACCATTGGCGTCATCTTCTAGCCAGGCGGTAACTATAGCATAGTTACCTGATATTCCTACTGCGATACCAAAGGCATCACTCGCACTTGTACTGTAGGCATTGGGGTTATCTAGGGTATGTACTAGGGCACCCGTGGTTACATTAAAGATATAGGCTTTGCCTGAATCAGCGCCGCCAATTTGATCTTCTGCATAGGCACCAACTATGGCAAAATTATCTGATATGCTAACTGAAAAACCAAAGCCATCACCTGCACTTGTACTGTAGGCATTGGGATTGTTTAATGTGTGTACTAGGGCGCCTGTAGCTACATTAAAGATATAGGCTTTGCCTGAACCTCCGCCACCGGCATCATCTTCTGCATTTGCCCCAACTATAGCATAGTTATTTGAGATTGCTACTGCGCCGCCAAAGGTGTCGGCGCCACTTGTACTGTAGGCATTAGGATTATTTAATGTATGTACTAAAGCCCCAGTTGTTGCATTAAAAATATAGGCTTTGCCTGATTCAGTGCCGCCTGCGTCATCTTCTTGCAAAGCGCCGACTATAACATAATTACCTGATACAGCAACTGGGTAACCAAAGAAATCATTAAGACTTGTACCAAAGGGAGTTGGATTGTTAATTACACTAGATAACGTGATTTCTGCTGTTGAGCTACTATAAAAGTCAGCTATTGTTATATCTTCAACTGTTGTTTCGCCGTTTAGTAAAAATGCATCATTAAATTGTGTACCTACAGTAGGAACAATTTTTACTGAACGTAGGCCTTGGCCTTTAACTGTTACACCTACTGGTATTGTTAAAGGAAATATTTCTGTGTATACACCAGGATAGATATGTACTGTGTCGCCTGTTGTAGCTACGCTAAGTGCATGCTTCACTGACGCAAAAGGCGCTTGAGGATGATCACCAGGTGATGCGTTGTTGCCGTTTTCTGCAACATAATAAATATTACCTTGGCGCAATACTAAATCAATTCCAGCAACTGACAGGTCTGTTGAATTAATAGTTGATGCTACTAGATTATTAACATAAACATCTTGCCAGCGTTTGCTGGTAGTACCTAGGTCATATGTTACATTTACGTCTGGAATTATATCAGATGCAACTTCAGCATTAAATACTACATTGTCAGTGTCTGCATCACCGATCGTTACGGTTCCGTCTGCACTAATATTTCCAGTTGCATGAATATTTCCAGTAACATTCATGTTTGCATAAACATGTACTTCGCCGGTTCCGTTTGGACGTAATTCTAAGTTTGCGTTTGAGCTATTGGTGCTAATAACATTGCCTTCAATGTCGATTGAATCAACACGAAGTTTGTTATTGTAAATGATGTTGTCAAATGTACCTAATCTTAGATACTGTTGATCAGTACTAATAGTATTGCCTTCAATATTGACATCTGCGATGTCTGCTCTATTGTCAACTATTAGTGTTGTTGTTTTTGTTGTACCGTTTATTTGTAGTTCGTGCGTAGGAGCTACGGTTTTGATGCCGATGCGTTGATTAACAACATCAAGATATAGTAGATCTGTCTCAAAGGCAATATTAATCCCGTTTCTAACGAGATTTTCCTTTAAGAGTGGACCCGAAATACGACCAATCGCCATCTCTTCTCCTCACACGGGGATCCTGTCCCTCTAGCCTAATTTACAGCTTGCGCTCTTTGCTGGCTAACCACAGTATATCCTGCAATGTGCGGTCTCACATTACATTATCAATATTTATCCGTTTAGTAAAATATATTGTTATTAGCCGTATATTAGAGTTTGGATGAACGCTTCGTCTTCCATCTGAGCAACACTGATAGAGTCAAACTGACCCGCACTAGATCGCCACTGATCACCTATCCAGGTTTCAAGTGTGTCTGAATCAATATTATGTCGTGTTTGCCCTAGAACCGGGCTTGCAGGTCTAGACCCAGTATCTCCAGAAGGAAATTTAACGGCTGTGTTCCCTTCAAACACTATCCACTGCTGTCCTGTTCCGCCTAGTCGAGAAGCAGAATTAAGTGTAGTAGGAACAATAATATTGCTCTTAATAGTAAACGCTTCGACAAGTAATTCGCCTGAGCCGTCTGCTCGTAATTCTAAATCAGAATTCGATGCGTTTGTAAAAATTGCATTATTATCAAATACTATGTCGTCAACATCTAATCTATGAGTAATTAATCCGTTAACAGTTACTTGGGCCAGCTGTACTGTATTAATTGTTAAATTTAAAGTATTATTAGTAGGATGTGCTACTAGGTTAGTTCTGCGATCGCTAGAGTAAACACCGTTAAATGTTATAGTGTTAGACAGACCGCGAGCTTCAAATACATTATTAGAAGTATCAAATCTTAAATCCCCTACGGTGTTTGATTGTTGTAGTGTAGTACCACTTGGTAACTTAACTGCTCCTGTAGAATTAATTGTAATATTTTCTGTTGGTGCAAATGTTATATTTCCGCTTCTAGTTCCTAGTCTATCCGTATTTACAAATACATTTTCTAACAGTACATCACCTGCACTATTAGCACGTAATTCTAAGTTTGAGTTTGTATTAGTAGTAGTAATAACATTATCAAAAATTTGTATGTCGGTGCTACTTTCTAATGCTTCAAGAGCAAAAGTATTATTGATTGTTAAATTGCTAGTTACTATACTTTGAGCAGTTAGATCCTGTGCAATAAGCAGACTATCATCAAATACAATATCTCCAATGCCGCTGGCACTTAGTATTAAATTTTCGTTTATGTTAGTGGTTGCAATAAAGTTATCAACAAGTTTTATTGCTTCTAGTTGTACATCGCTTTGAGTTGAAAACTGCCCAACTATTAAATTTCCTGTTTGAGAATAATTACCTGTTTGAGTTCTATTACCTGTGTGATTTACAGTCCCGTTAATAATAATATTTTTTAAATTAGTAGTGCCGTTAACTGTTAGATCTTGATCAAATATAACATCGTTGGTTGGCAATGCAACATCACCTGTTGCACGTAGTTCTAAATCTGAATTAGAAATTGTTGTTGTGATATAATTGTCGTTGATTTGTATGTTATTAGTTCTAACAATAATATCATCTAAGTCAATGTCTTGATCAATTATAATATCACCAGTAGTTATAGTTGCAGCAAATAAATTATTTGTTACTCTAACGTTATTATTAGGTACTAGTACTTTTCCAGTTCCACTCGCTCGTAAGTCTAAATCATTATTACCTACTGTAGGTGTAATAACATTGTCGTCTACTGATATGTCAGAAAATTGTACTGCACTGTTAACAAACATATTTCCGCTTTGTACTAAATTACCTGTTTGAGCGTAGTTTCCTAGTTGTGTTCTTAATCCTAACTGATCTAGTGTACCTATTACTGTGACATTTTGTAAACTTGTAATGCCGTCTACTGTTAAATCTTGTTCAAAAATAACATCACTATTTGGCAATGTTATATCGCCCGAGACAATAATATATGTAAATTTAAAATTGGTAATTCCAGAATCAACTGTTGGGCCACCAAATGCCCAAGTACCGGTCATTCTATATACGCCACTGCCTTGACTTACCCAACCGCTAGTGGAAGTAAAATTTATTAAATTACCGTATCCAGCAGGGTCTAGCTGTAATATTGAACCGCTAGAAACTGTTAGTAGATTATTAAATGCACTAGTGTTTGTCCATGCTGATAATGTTATTTCCAAATAGCTACCGGTAGCCCAGTAATATATTCCCCATGGATCGCCGCCAGTTGGAAATACTGCAAAATCAGTATTGAACCCTGAGCCATTTGCCCAATACGTAATACTACTACTGTTTATAGCACTAATTACTAGGTCTAAGTTACCGTTGTTGGTTGTGATATAGTTTTGTGAAATATCAATGTTAGCTACGTCAGCTTTATTAAATTCTACAACATTGGTTATTGCTATGGTACTGGTATTATAGATATTATCAGCACTTAAACTATTACTTACTAGTACATCGCTAGTAGGAACTAAAATTATTCCAGTAGGTTCTGCACGTAATTCTAAGTTTGCATTTGATGAAGTAGTTGTGATAACGTTGTCGTCAACTAAAATTTCTTCAAACTGTACTGCCTCAGTTACTGACAAAAATCCGTCTACTGTTTGAGACTGTACACTTACATCACCTACAATATTTACAACACCGTTTAAATTTAAATTTGCTACACTGACATTATTGTCTAAAGATGAATTACCTACAACTGTTAAGTCATTACTAAATGATACATTGTTACTAGGAATTAAAATACGCCCAGATCCGTTTGCACGTAGTTCTAGATCTGAGTTAGAGTCTTGTGTTTGTATTACATTGTCAAAAATTCTAATACTATTAATATTAGCTTCAGATAACCAAACATTTAACCATTGGTTGCTTATTGAACCTAAATTATATTGTGTATCTATATTAGGATTAAAGTTTTGTTCAATGTCTATATTAAAATCTACAGTATCAGTATAAGCATTACCAAATAAATTTAATGAGCCGTCAAAATTAAAATTACCAGTCATTGCTAAATTTTTAGCAACATTTACATCAGAATTGAAATTAATATTTTCACTTGCACTGTCAATATTAAATTCTCCAGATAAACTTTCAACAGTGTTTCCAGAAATCCTAATGTTTCCTGTATCTATTTTGTCGTAAGTAATAAAAGTAAAATTAGGATCGGTTCCTATTTTCATTTGAGCAAGATTATCAAATGTTACAGAACTAGTGTCAATACTAGTAGTACCGTTTTCAAAATCTACATAAAATGTAGTTCCAACTCTAAAGTTACCTAGATGATCCGTAGAACTATAATAAATTCGACCTGAATTTAATTCAACTGCTTCGTTAGCTTGTATTGCTAGTGTCTTATCGTTTGAAGAATTTAAACCACTGCCAATATATCCAAAATTATGCTGTATTAGATACATCAATGTATCTGCACCGTCAGCTACTGCGCCATAGTTTCCATAGACTGATGCTGATCCAATGCTTCGAATTTCTGCTCCATAAATTACTGTACTACCGTCTTGACTTATTCTTCCAGTTGCTCCATCTACTGCGTACAATCCTCTATTGGCAAAATACGTAAAACTGTTTAGCCATTCAACCCTAACACCATTGGTCATTGTTATTGCATCTGCATTTGGTGTTATGAAAGTACAACTATGAAACAACATCGAAGCTTCAATACTTGCTGGATCCATTTCGCTACCATCAATCCAGGCCCCGCAGCCTGCTAATAAAGTAGTACTAGTAGTTGGAGATGAAAAGATTGGAATACCAGTTCCGCCAACTAAAAAGGTAGTAACATAGATTCTCCACTGATTAGTATTAACTGGATCTTCAATAATATAATCAACTATGTATATTGTGCCGGCAACATTTATTGTCCAACCAGGTTGTACTGTAGTTTCAAAATTAGCTGGTAAATTAGTTTTAAAATATGCTACCCATTTTTCACCAACTGAACTTCCGCTTGTATCCCAAATATCGTTTGTGATAATTAAAGTGGGATCAATAGTTGAATAAAAACTAATGGGTTTTATTTGACCAGTTGGATCAAAAGTTGTATCAACAGTCATTCGCCATTGAGTTGGGTCCGATGGCTCTGTAACAATTGATATAACTGTATAAAATAAAGGAGAATTAGGATATCTATCAATGACTGCTGTTTGTCCTACTAACAAATCTACAAGAGCTTGGCTATAAAATGTTTTAGACAGTGTTACACTATTACTAGTTAAGGAAACACCAGTAGGTGCTGGGCCAACAGTTATTTGTCTAGGCGTTACAAGTTCAGTATTAGTAATAACCGAAACATCTTGTACGTACGGACTTCTTGAAGAAAATATTGCGTTAGGAGCAAATCTAAAAGCATATCCTGTGTTGTTTATATTGTCGTAATAAAAATCTTTTATTGTTAAATGCTGTACAGTTGTTTCTCCATTAAGATGAAATACATCTTCAGTTTCGTATCCGGTTGCTGGCACTACTGTAACACTACGTATTCCTTCTCCAATAATAGAAACATTTGAAGGTACTACTAAAGGCAACTGTTCCTGATACTCTCCAGGATAAACAAATATAGAAACAGGACCACCGTTGCTTGCATCAGCTGCATCTAGTGCTCTGCGAATTGTTGCGAAAGGACCTTGTGGATGATCTCCTGCATTAGTATCATCTCCATTTACTGCTACATAAAAAATATTACCTGAGCGCAATGCAAGGTCAATACCGCCGCCTGAGATTGACGATGTTGTAACTACTTCACCATTAACTAAATCTGTATATAGCTGTCGCCATTTTTTAGATGGGGATCCTAGATCATATGTTAACGTCTGATCTGGAACAATGTTGCTGCTAACATCAGTATTAAAATTAACAGTATCTTCTACGATGTTATTACCAAATGTTATTGTACCGCCTAGAGTAATGGTTCCAGGAGTTGTTAAATTTCCAAAAATTCTTAGACTGTCAGTTTCTACAGTACCTGTTCCATTAGGAATTAAATCTATATTAGCGTTAGAACGTATAGTGTTTATTCTATTGTCAGAAATAGTAAACTCTGATGTTTCTAAATTTGATAAGACGATAGCATCAGCAGCATCTAAATTGATATTGCCAACTACAGCATTTATTTCATTGTCTTCTATTCTTAAATTAGGAAGTATTAAATCATCAGCAATAAGATTTACGGTTCTAGTAGTACCAAAAATTTCTAATTCGTAGGAAGGATTATTAAGATTAATACCAATACGACGATTATTAACGTCTACATAGAGTAGCTGAGTCGTGGATGTATTATTACGAAAAGCGATATCTACGCCATTACGTATTAAATTTTCTTCTAGTAGCGGGCCGCCAATTCTACCAATCTGTGTCATATAATTCCCTCAACACAGTATTTATTGGTTATTTGTCGAAGTTATGTAGTACAGTAATTGGTTTAGCAAGAGGTGGAGCAGATGTAAATTTAATGTACCATCCATCTGCATATGGTGAGTTAGGGCCTGTTAGGCTTCCTGATACACTTTGCTCAAGTGTGTAATTTGTTGTAGATATCTGAAAAACGTTTTCGATTAATACTAACACGTTTTGCGCTGCTGCTGGGATAGGAAAATCTGTATCGCCGCTGTTTAACGGTCCAAACACAGTTTCAGTAGCATCGCCATTTCCTAAATTTTGCTGAGTTATTGTGCCTGGTTCTTTATAACGAAGTTCTCGCCAAGCACTGTTTTGATATACTTCAAATTCGTTATCATCTATATTATAGCGCACATGTCCATTAATTGGACTTGCTGGTCGTTGCGCTTGTGTTCCTTTAGGAACTAGCACACAATTTGTACTGTCAAGAATAACTTGATCGTTTACATCGTACTTAACACCCTTACCCTTAATGTTTCGTAAGTTTGTATTTTGTGCTTTAAGTAATCTCATTATACTTCCAAATAACTTATTGATGCTGCTAGATTAGTAAAATTTGATCCTAGATCAGGTTCTGCAACAAACGATAACTTATCGCCTGGACCTAGTACAACTTTTTCAGAATCAAATGTAAATGTTTCGCCAGCCGGTAATTCAAGTTCTCTAACTACACAAGTGACACTATTGTTAAGTGCTTGTGAATTCTTAATAAAGTGCATGTCAAAACTTGCGCCGTTGGTAGCAGGTGAAGCACCGTTTGGACTGTATGTATTGCATACCATAATACTAGTAATAGCATAACTTTTACCTGCGGGCACGGTTAATACATCAAGTTGTGTAGTTTTTAGTTGTGCATTTTCTATAGCCATTTTTTTATCCTTAGAAGAGCATGCTCAATAATAATGCTCTATTTTTACTTATAAATTCTCCGCTGGTGTTACTTCTATTAACGAAATATAAACCAGTATCTCCAACACCTTCTTGCTTACTGTAGACTTTAATGCCTTCTAAAGGTGAACTTGGATCTAAGCTACCATCATCATCAGTTGGAGTTTCAGAAATTGCTAGTACGTCTTTTATTAAAACGTTACCTGTTCCTGGTGCTCCTAATATCAAATTAGTATTACTTTCAGTTGTTGATATTTCTGTTCCATTAACTTTAATACCGTATAGTTCAATTCTATTTTGATAAAAATTAGCAATTTCACTATTTTCAACAGTAACTGAAATTTTACTGTTATCACTAATTGCTCGACCAGAACTTGCTATATATTTTGTTATGTCACCGCCGGTCGTGCTGCGATTAAATTCGATAGTATTATCAGTTGGAGTATCTGTAACTGTCCAAGTTCCGTTAATACCGTTTATTATTGCATCTACTGGACTTGTTGTAACTCCAATAATTGTTATGCTATCACCTATTTGATATCCGTGAGTATTTGTTGTTCTAATAATAGTTCTAGAGCCAACTTCAATAATAGCCCCAATTGTATTATTTTTATCAATCACGCTAACAGAACTGTTATCTTGACTAATAACGCTAACACCAATGTTAACAAATGAGAAATCAACAAAGTCAGAAACAGCTTTTGCATTTGGTATTGCATCGTCATTGACAATAACAGATCCAGTTACTGGATCCGGAGTAATTATTCCAGCATCATATCTAAAAACTTTTTCTTCGTAATTAACACTACCTTGTACAGTGATAACACCATTCCCTACACTAACAAATAAATTCCCGCCTGCAACTATTCCAGGAGTTGCTATAGGTAAACGTTGTGTGCCTTGTTCTGCCAACCACGTACCAATACCATTAACTTCACCGCCAAGGCTCCACGTTATGCTGTCATCGTATACCCATCTTGCATTTACAAATGCACCCCTTTCAATTTCAATTCCACTTGAATAAGGTCTATCAAGGCTTGCTGGTAATCCATCTGCTGTATTACTTGCGCTTAGTATAAGGATGTTATCGTCAACTTTTACTATAGTTGAATTTACAGTAGTGGTATCACCTTTAACTTCTAAATCACCAGTGATAAGAACTTTACCAGTGCCGTTATTTTTTCCGTTAGTAGTGTCGAGGGTAATTGTGTTACCCTCTCCTACTATAAGTTTATAATCACTAGTTGGTATACGAAGTACTCTTGCCATTTTATATCCTTAGATAAGGAACTACAGTTCCTTATAATTTTTAGATCGCAGTTAAAACAATGTAATCGTTAGAGCTATCGTTTTCTAGACGCCACGTATACTTGTTACCACTAAAATCAGTAGCCATACGTTTTGTAAGTTTAGCAATAGATACAAGTTGACCGCTGTTAGAACTTAGATGACCTCGAATACGGATTTCACCGTTAGTTCCAGGTTGTGCAGAAACTAGTACACCAGTCTTTAAATCTGTACCGGTAACTGTTCCAGGAATGCTTTCGCTATCAGTAAGTGCATCAACTGATGCCTTTAGTACTACGAAAGTTTTCTTTCCTCTTTGTTTTACAAGTTGATAGTCTGTGCCTAATGCACCACCAAAATATCCTTCAACTCTAATACCTGCTTGTGTTGTTGTTGCTGAACGGGTTACTTTAACACCGTTAATATCTTTATGTAATGGACGTCCCATTGTTTTCTCCTTAATTTGACGTTTTAGGTCTACGCTGCGGGTTACAGCATAAGTTCGCATTACGCGAATATAATTTAGACAAAGTATTTATCAGAAACCTAAGATAAAAAAATAGACCCCGGAGGGTCTATTTTTATTTTGCTACCTAGTAAAAATTACTGGAATGTAACGTTACCGCTAGTGATAGCTACGTTAGCTAGGTAGTCAGCAGCATTACCTAGAGATGATGCTGTGTTGCTTAATTCAACATATCCATAACGAGTCATAAAGCTCACGACTGGTTCGAATGTGTCTGGATCTAGAACAACACCAGAGCTCATTAGAGGAATGTAAGGGCAATAGAATGCCGCTGCATCTGACTCTGAAGAACCTTTGTAACCAACTAGAACACCTGTTGCATCAGATGCATAAGTGTCAACGAACACACGCATAGCGTTGTTCAATGTACCAACAAACTTGGTATTAGTTGGAGCTTCGAATGAACCTTCTGTTGTTCTTGCGAACGCAGAAGTAGTTGCACTTTGAAGAATTGTTAAAGCAAACGGACTAACAACTGCAAAGTTACCAGCACCACGACGAGTACGCTGAGCGATCAAATTAGCAGCACGGTTGATTTGAACAGCTAATGCAGCGTGTTCATCACCAACGAATGTAGCTGTACCTGAAACGGTAGCTTGGTCGTATGTTTGTACTGTGCCTGCTAGGCTACGTAAAGAAGCAAGAACTTCTTGATCAATTTCAGCTGTAATTTCTTGAGCCAAAGCAGCCATAATTTCTGCTTCGATATCAATACCATGCTGAGATTGTGCATCCTGTGCAGCTTCGAATGTCCAGCGAGCTGATAGCTTTCTGGTCTTAGCTTCAACAGTTTGCTTCAAGATCTGGATGGACATTCTTCGTCCAGCTGCACCTTCTAAAGCTGCTGTTGCATTAGCTTTACCGGTATTAGCACCAGAATACTGTTCAGCAATCTTGAATGGGCTTAGAGCTTCTTCACCTGCTGTTGTACCAACGACACCGCCGTTAGCTGCTACTGTGTCGCTGTAGCGAACACGTAGCGTGTGGATCTGACCCACTGGACCAGTCATAGGCTGGACACCTACCAATTCGTTAGCGATAACGGTTGGCATTACACGTCTGATGACGGGTAGGATAACACGATTAAGTGTTGAGACATTACCAGCAGAAGTAGAACCTGCGGTAGCGGATTCACTTAGATAACGACGAGTGTTTTCTAATGTGGTTTCCATTACGCTTTTCTTGGTGCCTTGTAAGCCCTCAAGAAGTGCAGTCTTTGTATCCTGCCAGCGACTTTCTAATAGTTCTGACATTTGGTTTTCTCCTTATTTTAATCCAGCTAGACGCTTGATATCGATTACATTTGAATCGTGGTCTGCTTTTGAACTAATACTTTCTTCCCTATTGCCTGTTACTTCTTTGCCTTCTGATAATACTGCCTTCTTCTTAGCTGGAGAATTTCCGTCAATTACTGCCGGTAGGTATTTGTCAAACGCAGAGCGTAGCTTTGCTGTCTGAACAGATTCCAGTAAGTCTGTCATAATTTCTCTTTGGCCTGCGTTTAACGGCGAAACCAAGTCGTTCATTATTTCTTTTCTTTGTGCAGATTCAACTAAACGTTGTTTTTCAACGCTAATTGTTTCTGCAAGTTGCTTTGCTTTAGCCGCAAATGCTTTTGCTTCAGATATTTGTTGATCTTTTAACTCAACAACTTTCATTAGTTTAGCAGTGTCTGACTTTTCATTTAAGTAGCTGCCTGCGTATTCAGAAGCAAATGCTTCAAATAGCTTGCGGCCAAAGTCATTACGGCGTGCTGTCTCAATATCTTCTTTAAGCTGAGTCATCTCTTGTGTGAGTTTCTTGCTTACAGTTTCTGATACTAATTTAGCACTCTTGTTAATAAAGCTCTTTTGAACTTGTGCAAATTTTTCTTTAGCTTCACGGACTAGGCGAACCTTTGTCTCAGCTAGATCTTTCTTATCTTCGTAAAATTCTGCGATCTCAGTAGCTAGTGCTTCTACAATGAATTCTTCTAGTTTGGCAAACTTAACTGCCATAGTCTTTTGATCTTCATGTAGCTCTCCGACTTCCTTACCTAGCTGACTTACAACAAAACTTTTTAGTAGATTTGCGTTTTCACGCATTGCTACTGCATATTTTGCTTTTGCTTCTGCTAGTTGTCTGCGATCATCTGCAAACTCTTGGATTTCGGAGGCAAGGCGCTCACTAAGCATGGCATCAATAGCTTCAACCATTGATGCTTTATCATGTTCGTATTTTTGAGCGAACTCTTCGCGTAGTTCAGCAGTGACAGCTTGACGGTTCTCACGAACCCTAGATTGCCATGCTTCCTCGATTTGGGCACGCACTTCTTCTGATACAACATCATTTTCGAATAGTGTTTTAAGTGCATCCAACATTTATTTTCTCCTCTTATTGGAGTCGACTGATTATATTAATCAGCGAATCTTTCAAATACTTCTGTGCCTTGGGGTCGTGTCTTGTAGCCTGTGCGATTTCATAAGCCTTGTAACCGCCACGAGCATTCATAATATGTTCGTAGATGGGTGTTGGGTAAGCACCAGGTGCGCTGGGTTGTGCCACAACGTCAACGGTGATTATTTCAAAATCTGATACTTCACCGGAACCGTCCTCTTGGACGTTCCCGGATCCGCGTGATGATACTCCTAACTTTACCCCGCTCTCTAGCATTGTTTTAACTAGATTGCCCATTGGTGTTGGTAGGATCTTTAACTTGCCATAGCCGTTTGGTCCATCCATCCACATTTCTGTGATCATATGGCTTACGCGGTCTAGGTTGATATTAAGGCCTTCTGGATGATCTACTTCGCCGAGAACTGAGTAGCCTCCGCTAACTTGATCATTGAGAGTTTTGACAGCCCTGCCAATTTCATTTACAGGATACACTCGCTGATTTGCGTTGCGCACTCCGCCTTGAATACAAATGCCTTTCATGTAAAGACTTTTGCCTTCATCAGCGGATTCGATCACAATCTTAGCTTGGTCGAATGTCAGGTTCTCTCGTAAGTTTTTCATTCGAAGTTCCTTACTTGCCGCCAATGATTGATTTCTTATTGGCTGCTGTGTCACCGGAGCCTTTCTTCTCTGCGCCGTGACCTTTTGCTACACCACTCATTTTAGTGGCGCTCTTTGAACCAGGAACGTTTACATTGCCAGCATTGTCTTCTTTAGGTGAACCACCTTTGAAAACGCCATTGCCTTTTAGTTGACCTTTGTTAGCTTCAACACCTTGCTCTGTTCCAGCTTGGTTCAAGTTAGATGCGGTACCGCCCATATCATTTTTGTTAGCAACTACGGACTTTGTGTTTGCTCCGTTGTCACCCATTTTACCAAATTGATTGTATGTTTGGCCGCCTACTTTTTCGACATATTCACGCATTTCTTCTGCGGCGGATTTTTTCATATCCTTTTTCTTGTCGTCTTTTTTATCTTTTTTAGCTTCGAAAGCATAAGATTCTTTTTCTTCTTCGTCGTCGGACTCTTCGCCTTCTTCGTCGTCGGAACCTTCTTCGTCACCGCCCATGTCATCCATGTCGCCGTGCTCTTCTTCACCTTCTTCACCAGACATCATTTTTTCAAATTCAGCCTTTAGTTCGTCTAGTGCGTCTTCTAGATCAACTACACGATCTTCAATACCGCCACCTTCTTCGTCACTGCCCATGTCATCCATGCCCATGTCGCCGCCGTCTACTTCAACGTCACCCATCATGTTGTCAGCTGGATCACCGCCCATCGCCATTGGGTCAGCTTCTACTTCAAATTCGTCTAAGTTGAAATCTTCGTCAACTTTTTTATCTTCGTCATCAGACTCATCAACTTCTTCGTCGGAAGCTTCATCAACTTCTTCGTCATCTGACTCATCAACTTCTTCATCAGAAGCTTCGTCTACATCTTTATCTTCTAGATCATCTTCTAAAAGTGCTTCGTAAATTTCACGTGATTTTTCAACCACGATTTCATGGAAAAGCTCTTCAGCACCTGCTTTATCTTCATTGATAAGGCGCTCAAGCATTTCTTCAAACTTTTTGCGATCTGCCATTTGTATTCTCCTGTAAGTAATTACCTGTGGTAAGGCTGTCATGTTTATTTACTCGTTTTGGGGAAAAGTGCGCAGATATAGGCAAAAAACGGCTCGTTTTGAGCAGTTTGCCTAAAGATTGAACATTTTCTTAAAGTCATCAACAAAGATTGTCTTTAAGTTGTTAAATTTATTTAGTTCCTCTGGACAATAATTATCAGGTAATATTACCCTGTAAAACTGTGTTTGAGGATTTTCTTTAATAACACTGGCTGTTTGACGTAACCAATTGCCAAAGAATGTAGCGCCGTCAGTGCTTTTTTTATAGTTAACTGTGTCTGCATACAGGTTATTAAATTTTGCACCTTCGTTTAATCCTTTATAATCAAAGCCTAGTATAAAGATTCGTTCATACTTGTGCTGACTAGATAACCATAGTGCAGTAGGTCCTGAACTCCATCCTTTACTAGGATGAAAATAATTTAAATTTTGTATACGTTGATATGATTTATTAGGATTAGTCCATACTGGATTTCGATGCTGATAGCCTGCCTTTGAAATTTCTAAGACCATTTTTACATCTACTGCAACTAGATAGTCTGGTGCAAAAGTTCTGTACAATGCATTACAGCCGTATGTTTTTCCGTAAAGTTTTAATACTTTAGGATCTATGCTGGATCTACTAGTACCGTTGCCTAGTACAAAAGCTGTAGCAGTATCAAAAGGTACTACTAAAGTTTGCGGTTGAGTGTTAGGAACTGAATTAACAGCTTCGGCAATTTTTTTTTGCCTACGCTGTTCTTTAATTATGTTCCATTCAGTTTTAGTATATTTTGATTTGTCTATCTTGGCCATTACCCACCTGTAGCCGCTGCTTGTGCTGCCATTCCGTACATCTGTCTAATGAAATCTAATTCTTTGACAGTTTCTTTTTTATGTAGTTCAGCAGCTTTTCTAGCACGACCAATTTGGCGTAGGGTAAGACGTGTTTTGCGTGTGTCAGACGGTTTTAGTATAGATGTATCGTAAATGGGATCATACCTGTCGTTTTCAACAGGTTCTAATGTTTCTTTATCAAAATAAAATAATTCACGCAATATCATAATAGTATTTATATCGTTTGTGATCCTGCGGGCGGTGCCGCACCGGGTGATGTGCCTGTTGATGTTGTTGGCGGAGCAGCATCTCCACCTGCAACTGGTTCTTCTCCGGTAGTGTCAATGTCTTCTGCGCTGCCTATGTCTGCACTGATGCCTGCTGAACTAATACCAACTCCTCTCATCTCGCCGGCAGCGTCTGCTGGGCTTCCGTTGACATTTTCTTCGTTTTCTTCGCGCCACATTCTTTCGTTCTCTGCTATCTCTTCTGGACTCATACCTAAGAAACGTTTCATTGCAAAGCGGTTTGATATGAATGGAATTTGTTGTACCTGCGCAAAGGTTGGTATACGTGCATTGTCTAATTCTGATTGACGATAAGCCGCAAAGTTTAAAGGTTCTTGGAAAGCAATGTCAAACATTGCAACGTCTATGTTCACACCTTTTTCTAGCAAATAGCGTTTAAATTCTTGGTTAAACTCTTCTGCAACTAATCCTTGTAGACGTTCGCAGTAGTTGTTGAATCTTAATTCTTGTATGTAAGCTGTGCCTACTCGACCGTCATTAAACTGGCTAGCACCGTCATCTGCACCTGTAGGCAAGTATGAACTAGGTATACGCAGACCTCTAACTAATTTGTTAGTAAAGTAGCGTAAATCATCAATTTCACCTAGGTTAGTACCGCCTGGTAAGGTTTCAACTTTAGAACCTCTACCTTCTGCTGTTTGCGGGAAGAAGTAGTCTTCGTTAATACTTAACGGGTTGTAGCTTGAGTCAATTACATTGGTACCACCACCTGTTGTAGAAGGTATGCGTCTTTGATGTATTTCTGTTTTTACACGCTCAACAAAGGCCATTGCTAAGTGACTAGGCATATTACCTACGTCAACATAAAACACTCTACGTTCTGGAGCACGTTGTACTCGATAGATAATAATAGCGTCTTCAAGTAATTCTTTTTGTTTGTAAACTTTAAAGATTGATTCTAATAAACTGTTACCAAATGGATAGTTATTGTCTAAGCCTTCTGATAAACTTAGATGAACAATGTGTTCAGCATCAATTGCTACTTCACCATCACCAACTTGAAATCTGCTGCCTGCTTGTTGTGGTGCGCTGCCTACCATACCACGGCCACCACCTGTGAAGTATCCTTCACTCTTACCTGCACCTGTAATGTTACCTGTGGTAATATTAGGAGTAGTTGCTACTAGATGTTTAAAGTTTAGGTTAACATCTTTGATCATGTATTGCTCGGGCTTTTTACCTTCGCTTTCGTTTACTATAATTCTAGTAACTTTAGCTGGATCAATGTGAAACCATTTGCCTGTTTCTGGATCTCTGATAAAAAATGCATCACCATACTTGAATACATTACGAAACACACGGAACATACGTGTGTCAAATTGATTATTCTTACACCATTGTTTTAGGTACTGACCTAAAATTGTTACTTCACTGTTAGTAGCACGTTTGTTAAAAGTAAATTTGAAGTTAGTTTTATTTTCGTCATTGATCTGTGTACAGAATTCTGCAAGAATATCCAGAGCAGCATTAACTTCTGAATCCATATCCATAGTGTTATACTGCCCATAACGTTCTACACGATTAGGTGAACCTACATACACGTCTGGAAGATATGAACTATAGTTTGTTCTTGCAGGTCCAGGGCGGCCAGTACTGTTTCTTCCGCTGAGAGGACTGTAGCTTCCGCTTGCGTTATCCCCTGTTTGCACAGGAGTAAAATATTTTTTCCAACTCATATTAACCTAATCCTCTCATAACATCACCGCTCATACCTCTAATGCCTTTAAGTTGTTTCTGTTGAATTTCTAACTGCTGACCTGCTGTTTGGGCAAGTTGTTCCATTGGCCCTTTAATTGAGCTTGCTACATCTTCAATTGGCTTTTTAATTTCGCTCATTGCAGATCTAAATGATTGCGTTAGTTCACTCATATCCATACCTTTTGCCGAAGCATTTGAAACCATTTGCCTAGAAGTATTCTGCATAGTATTTAACATACCGTTAAGTGTTTGTACGTTATTTGCGGCTAATGTTTCCATAATTGGCGTTACATTGCTTGCAACATCATTTGATAATGTTCCTACATTAAATATGTCGCTTACTGCTTGTAAAGCGCCAAGAGCACTATTTCGCATAATGCTAGCAGTCTGTTCTGGTGTTTGCACAGATTCAATACCATGCAATAACATGTTAGACTGTTTACCAAAATTTTCAAATAGTCTACCAGTTTTACCTAGTGACCCTGTTTCGCGTCCTGGGTCATTTTGAGTTCCCCTTCTGTCAGGCGGTATTGATCTTTCATTTACTGGTCCGTTTACTACTACGGTTCCTGTTGCATTTACGTTTACATTTTCCCATGTTAAACTCATTGCTTCTTTTATTTTAGATGCTAAATCTTCAATTAATTTTGTACGCTCACTTTCTGGCGACTCTTTAATTTGAGTAACTAATTTATTAATTTCTGCAGCAAGTTCTGGGTTATTAGCTTGGATAGCATTTCTAACTGCTGCACTTGAGTTAGCTACTACCGCTGCCATATCAGATCCACCTATTCCTAAAGTAGATCTAACAGTAGATAATATATTGTCAACTTCATTTTTGACATTAAGTTGTGTTCTTAAGTAATTTGCAAAATCGTCTGCACTTTTTCCAAGAGTACTATATAGTCCGCTAATTTGTTTTTGTGCTTCTAACGCCATCCCACTTGCAATACCCTGCAATTTTAATAAGGCTTCAACAGCTGATCGACCTTCGTCTTCAACTTCTTTACCTGTCTTAGGATCTATTGTTTTAGGTCCTTTCATTATTTCTTCTTGCTTTTTCTTAACTCTATCTAAGAACTCAGCACCTGCTAGATCAACATTTTTTCCTTCAGCTTTAAACTGATCTTGAACTTGGCGAATGGCTTCTGCTAATCCAAAAGCTCCTTCACCAAATACTCTACTGTACAATTCTGTAATATTAGAATCAACTCTGCCGCCTAATTTAGCTAGTTCTCGCATAGTAGTTGACTGTTGTTCTGCTGCCGCAGTACTTAGAGCTGCTGCAAGGGCTGCTTCGCGCTCTGCATCTGTTCCATTCTTTAAAACTCTTTCGTATTCTTCAAATGCTTTTACAGTTTTAGGCATCATAGCAACCAGCGGAGCAACATCTTTTCCTGGAAACTTTCTAATTACCATATCTTCAAACAACTGCTGCATAGCAGGACCCATAGTTTTAAATAATTGAGAACCTTCAAGGAAAGATTTTCTTGATTTAGTATCTAACTCAGTTAGATATGCTGCTACGTCACCCTGACGCATTTTTGCTTCTATCTCTTTTTGTAACTGTTGTGTTTGCTTACCAGTTAATTTAGATAGTTTGTCAAGATTTTTAGTGAACTCCATTGCAGATGCATTTCGTTCTTCTTCTGTTTGTTGTTGGCCTTTGCGTCTATAATTTTCTATAGCATCGTATTGTAAGAAACTTTCGTTAATATCTTTAGTTGTTAGACCTAATCGCTGTAATTGTAGAGAAGTTTCAGTGGATTGGCCCTCTAATGTAAAAAAGAACTTGCGCTGCATGTCCAAGAATCTTGAAGCACCATCAGACACTCCTACTAGGCCATCGCCAAATGTTAAAAGGAAATCAGTATTGCTGCTTATCAGCGATGCCATTTCATCAAGTTTTAATCTAGCACCTGCGGCAGATTCGTTCATCTTGCCAATACTCATACCAAAATCTACACCAAATCTTGAAAACCCTTGCAGTGTACCTAAGCCACCTTCAAGATATTTTACAACTGAATTAAGTGCTCCTAGACCAGAAGTAAGATCAGATAATTGAGGATTAGTATCTAGTAGACCGCCAGCAAATCCTTTAAGACCCGCAGTAGCTTTGCGTACAGTGCCCGTAAACACATTACCTGCACCGGTAGCTACTTTATCTGAGACGGTTTTGTCATTTTCAGCCAATCTGCTTCTCCTGGTATTTTAGCACTTATAAATATGAATACGCTATTGTATATTTATCTTTAGGAAAAACACATGGAAAACTATTCAAGTCCTCTTCAGAAGTATAAGAGGGAACCAAAATTGTTAATTGACTTACCCAGTAAGGGAAGTTTTTACCCTCGCAACGCACTAGAAAAGGCAACTGAACTTGAAGTGTACAGTATGACAGCCAGCGATGAAATGCGATTAAAAACTCCTGATGCACTTTATACAGGCAATGCTGTTGTTAATACAATTCAACGTTGTATACCCGGTATCAAGGACGCATGGGCCATGCCTGTAATTGATGTTGACTATGTGTTAGCTGCCATTAGATTGGCAACTTACGGTGAAAATATCACTATAAATTCAAAATGTCCTGAGTGTAGTAACGAAGATGCGTACGGTATTCCAATTCAATCTATACTTGATCACTACAATTCAGTTAACTTTATAAACGAATTTAGAATTAACAATTTTATTTTTAGAATACGTCCGTTAAACTATAGAGAATTAACTGACATACAACAAAAAAGTTTTACTATTCAGCGACAACTTAATCAATACGTGTCACAAATAGACGACCAAGAAAAACAACAAGCTGAGGTTAATAGATTATTTGACGACATTAACTCTATTACTATCAACACTATACAAAAAGTTGTTGTTGAAATAACTACGCCTGACGGTGACAAAGAAATGCATCATCAGTTTATAGTTGACTTTTTAGAAAACGGCGAAAAAGAGTATTTTGAAGAAACTAAAAAAGTTTACGAAACTAACTTAGAGAATTGGAACATTAAGCCTAGTAGTGTTGCGTGTAGTGCCTGTAGTCACGAATATAAAATATTACCAAACTTAGACTATTCAAGTTTTTTCGGTCGAGGCTAATTGAGACTCCGGACTCTGCATTACCTCAATTAGCCAAAGAATACGAAAACGAAATTAAACAACTCAAGCACAACATCTATAAAATTTGTTGGTTCATGCGAGGCGGAGTTGCATCAGATGTATTATTCACTGACACAGATATGGATGACTTAATGATTCTTCATACTGTAATTGAAGAAAATATAGAGACTGCTAAAAAGACAGGAATGCCGTTAATCTAATCCTGCAGCCCAATTTTTTCTTGTAGGTTCAGACTTCGGAGGCTCAGACTGAGAGCTGCTGCTACTTGGTGCAGAACTACTTGCAGCGGGCGCCGATGCCGATGCAGTTGGAGCAGGTGCAGCAGGTGTAGGCTTAGCAGATGTATAGTCTTGCTTACTTTTCTCAACACCGGCTTTGTCTCTCGGAGACATACCCATAGCATACTTCAAGTCTTTTTGTACATCATCATCGAGAGACACATCAGGATTAAATTTTGAAGCTGTTGCAAACGCTAATGATATTGCTGGAGCATTCCAAGTATATTCTATTAATGCTTCTATTGTACTAGGTCTGTTAATTAACCACATTGCTCCATAACTTGCAGCCTCGCCTAATAGGTATGCAATTAATGCTCCTATTCCTAGTGTAGCAGATCCAGCAGCCAATGCGCCAGCAGTTCGTGCTGCCCGTATTCCATTAATAATTTTTGCAGCAATTACAGCTTGTGCTCCACTGGCTAAGATCGTTGCCGCTGCTGAACTTACCCAAGCACCATAAATTACTTTTGATCTTTCTTCATATTTTTTTACTGCTTCAGGACTTCCCATAGTACCAAAATTACCAGCCCTATAAGACTTATATAATTCAGTTTGTTCTGTAACATGTGTATCTACACTGCCAACAATTGAATACCCTGCGAAAAGAATTCCAAGACCGCCAGCAGACAGTTTTAGATTACGATAAAAGCGATTCGTTGATTTTATTTTATCAAGTTTATCTTTTTCTGCTTTTTCAGCATCAGCTACCTTTTTATCAGCAGCCGCTTGAACTTTAGCATTTGCATCTTTAGCAGCGGTACGAGCTTGTCCAGGAGTACGATATGATCCTAGTTCTTTGCCAGACTCTGGATCAATTACAACAAAAAGTTTGTTAGGCGGATTTCCACGAGGTACTACATCGTACTCTTCATTTAGTTGATCTTTAGCACTTACAACATCATAAACTCGCATAATCGTGGTAATCCTTAGTGATAATGTATTTATTAAGAGTAATGAGCTAACGCTCATTAAGTTTTTCGCTATCGCTCAAACTAACTTGTTTTCTTTAAATTAAAGAAGTAATTTAGTATGATACATTGCGCTATTACGAAGTGATAGCGTTTAAATTTCATGTAGATTGTTTTAGTCAGACGGAACCTACTACGGGTTCCATCTAATCTCAAAAAGCTAACTTCATGTGAGTTGTAGTAGCCGAGACTTGGAAATAGGTATTTTAGCTGCTACTCAACGGGCTCTAACCTTTCCCGTACCTACGTCGACATATAGTATTGCTACTATTACCCTCTGCTTCGTTCCTAGTGCAAGAGGTTTTTATGAGTAATGCGCAGTTTTTCGATCGCCAACAGACAACCTATATCAACCAGTGAGCCCAATTTGTTTGATGGCTTCCTCCCTCTGGGGAGTCGATCAATATGTTACGTGTGCTCCTATCACAGATGCTTTTTCCACAGCGGTATTACAAACTGGCCCGCTAACCTTAAGTGTTGGATTATTTTGCCTTGCGCTCTTGTAGAGCTTGCCTAAGTGATACAGAACCGCCTACTCTTACATTAATGATACCGTTATAGTAATCATCTGTCTCAAGTACACAGCGGTCAAATTGTTCTTTAGCCTCTAAGTATGATAGTTCTGATCTTGATTTACAGTAGTAAATTATTTCTCTTGTGAATTGTTCCGGGCCTAATGATGCGACATCTGCTTGTAAGCTCTCTGAAGAGCCCCAATAATCTCGCCAATCACTTTCTACAGTGGTTTTGCGCTTGCGTTTTTTGCCTTTGAGTGGTGGTTTAGTGCGTTTAAACTGTGCTAGTTTTTTGCCTATATATTTGCGCCCGGTAGTTAGATTCGTTATCAAATAAACAAAGCCAATAATGTCTTCGGGTATTTCATCGACGATGATTCCTTGATAAGTCCACTGCATGAACTAGTTATCGGAGTCTGCGTCGTCTGCCTCTTCGTTTTGGTTAGGATATTTTTGTTTGTGCCTAGTATGTATTTCGTCCATACGTAACTTTGATAAGCGTCGAATTTCTCTAAGCCATTTTCGACTTGCTTTGTGTGTCCGTACAGAATTGCGCTGTTCAAAAGCCTCGTTTGCCTTAAAATATTTTAAGTATGCCTGTGTTAGTTGATCGTGGGTGTCGTCCATTACTCTACAATATCGATGTCATTTGCAAAGCTAGTAAATCCATTTTCTTTAATAACTTTAAGAATATGATTTACACGACCAATAAGTTCGTCTTTGTGAGAAATTAAAAATATATTTTTGTCTCGTTCTCGTCCAATCTTTTTAAGAACGCTTAAACTATTTTCAACTCCTGCTGTATCCATACCGCTGTCAATTAGCTCGTCGATGAACAATAAGTTAATGTTTTGGTATAAACTTTCCCATACATCACGAAATGCAAAGCTCAATCCTAATATAAGTCTGTTTCGCTCGCCTCTGCTTAGGTTGTCAAAATCTAGATCCTGACCAAGCTGAGTAATTTGTACGTTTAGATCGTTTTGAAACTCTACTTGATGTGGTAACCCTAGCTTATCAAGATAATATGTAAGTCTATTGTTTAGGTACGCTAAGTTTTGATCAATAATCTTTTTACGAATAAAACTATCTTTGTTTGTTAACAATTTAAGTAAAAACTCTTGATGTTCTTTAAGATTATTAAGATCGTTAACAACAGACCAGTCGATAGATTGCAGTGCTGTCTGTGTTAGGTCATCAATCTGTGCTTGATACGGATCTTCTTCTGCTTGTTTATTTGTTAATGCTGTACGAAGATTATCTACGTTACCTCGGTGAGCGTATGCTTCTTTAGCAGTTTCATAATAAGTATTAGGGCGTCCATTAATGTCGCCTATGGTACTAAGTCCAAGCATAACAACTTCTAACTTACCTGCAACTTCTAATTTATAAGCGTCTGCGTCTTTAAATTCTTTTAATTTTTTTGCAAGAATTTCTTCTTTTTTATCGTCATGTAAGGGTTGTCCGCAGGTATAACACAGCGCATCTTCTAAATTTGCGATGTCTTTTTCAACCTTTTTTACAGTTTTATCAGCTTGCATTAGAGCACTCTCTAGTGTGCTTTTCTCTTTGTTTAAGGCGGTTATTTTATTGTTTAGCTCAGACCAATTAGCAAGTTTTTCATGTAGATCTAGTTCGGCATCGATGTCAAGATGCTCTAATTCCTGTATTGCTTCTTGCAATTTTGTAACATCTTGAGTCTTTTTTGCCTGCCAAGCACGTTGAGTCTTGCCTAAATTTTCAATAGCAACATTGATTTTTTCGTTTGCGGCCTGTACAGCATTAATTTTTGCTGTTTCTTCTATAATAGCATCTTTAGTAGCACGTACTTGTTCCTTAAGAACTTCTGCCTTTACTGAAAGTAAAGTAATACCTAGCAGTTGTTCAATAATATCTCTCTGTTCATTCTGCTTCATGCTTAAGAATGGTTCAGAGTAAGTGTTTAACGCAACAATATGCTTAAACATATCGTGGCTCATACCTAGTAAATTGCTAATGTAGTTCTGTGTTTCTCTACTGTCGCCCTGACTTTCGTCAACTGATTCTTGTTCTTGGTCGTTAACATAGAACTTGAGTATGTTAGGAGAACGCCCTCTCTCTATGCGATAATCCTGCCCGTCTTTTTCAAAATGCAGTGTAACCAACATGCCCTTACTATTGGTCTTATTAATTAAATTATTTCTTTTAATGTTAGTTAACGCTGTACCATAGAGAGCATAGCTTAGTGCATTAATAATAGTAGTCTTGCCAGTACCATTGCGACTTCCGCTGTCGTCACCGCCTTGATCTAAGTTTTCGCCTAGTACTAGTGTTAGCTGTTCTTTATTAAAATCTACAGCTTGGGTCTGATTACCCACACTCATAAAATTCTTTACAGTTAAATCTTTAATTTTTAGCATATTATAGCTCGTTATAGATGTCTAGCAATAACTTTTTATTAAATTGTTCGGAGTCAATAGCACCAATTTCTTTACTAACGATTTCGTCAACACTCTCAAAGTCTTTAATATCAATTTGAGAAGTAATTTCCTCTACTTGTTTTTGAGGAATTAGTGTAATTTCTCTACAATCGTGATTTTTTATAAATGTTTCTTTGATAAATTGTGCTTCTTCGTAACTAATAGGAAGATCCAACGTTACACGCAGATACATTTTAGGTTTGATTATTTCTTCTGTCTTGTCTAATAGGGTTGATAACTTAACTGTACGATACTTAGGACAGTTCCACCAATTAATATACTCAGGTGGTTTATTATTTTCTCGGTCTAAAATCATCATACCGCGCTCGTCGTCGCCAGAATCAGCATAGTTGTGCGGAAAAGCGTTGCCGATGTAATGTATTTTACCCTTAACTTGACGCTTGTGGAAGTGTCCTGAAAACACATAGTCTTGGTATTCAAAATGTTCTGCTTTAAGTTCACCGTGATCTGGCATCTGTACCATTGCATTCATATAAAAATGAGGCAATTCAAAGTGACCAAACATGTATTTTGCTTTACATACTTGTATTTTCCTCCATTCGTCGCCTACTAACCAGGGCACAAGTGCAACATCATCAACTACAGTTAGTTCGTTTACAACAGTAACACCCGGTACGTATTTGCCAAATTCTACTGAATGAATGTCTCTACGATCTTTATAATATAGATCATGATTGCCAGGAAAGTAAAAAAACTGCTCAAAGGCTGCACCTAACTTTTCTAAACTACGTAAAGTAGCGTCCATAGTGGTGATATTTAGACTGTTTCGATTATGATGCCAATCTCCGCAGAAAATTCCTGTCTCACAACCGTTTTTCTTTGCTTGATCGATGAACCAGTCTACGAATTCTTCGCAATCGTCGTTGTGTACTTTTGAATTGCCTTTAAGGCCAAAATGAATGTCTGTAAATACGGCTGCTTTTTTAAACAAAATAGAAATCTCTTTTTATATAGTATAGTTCTTTTAGCTGTTTTGTCAACAGTTTATTCTCCAGAATGTTCTCGTTCTCTACGCATTGCATTTTCCCATTCTCCACTCATTTGTCTAGAATAGCTAGGGTCCATACCATTCTGCTCTAAGATATCGTCGCGAATGTTTTGATTACGTTTTTCAATATTAATTACTCTTACAAATGAATTAGTGACAGCGGCTGTATAATATGCAAAAGGATTATTTGACTTAGATTCATCAAACTGTAGACCTATTTGAGTCAATTGCAGTATAGCTTGTCCCTTCATTTCGTCGTTGTAGGTATAACCTCGAACATTACCGCGTGTAGCATAGCGTTCGCATAACTTCATCCACATAAGAGCTAATTTATTAGTAGCCTGACCGTGATCTTTAGAAAATTTGCCTTTTTCGACAGTGCCTTTCCAATGGCTTTTTCCAACGCAATCTAATTGGTCTTCGTCGTTGTATTTCCAATGTTGGAACGGCGGAAAGTTTAATTTAGATTTTCCGTCTGCTACAGTCTTTGGATTTTTCTTTCTACCAACTTCGTCTGGTATGTGTTCAAACGTCATAACTCGAAATATTAGCTCAGTCTTTGCAATTTTTTTATAGTCTACTTCGCAGTCTGCTTGCTTTACCTTTTCACCAGCTGTCTTTCGACGTTCATATGCTTCTTGACTTAGTCGTTTAGCTTTATTACGTTTAGCTTCTGCTATGGTTCGAATATTGATCTTATCCAAACTAGTAAGAATTATATCGTAATCAGCATATTCGGGCATTTCGTAACTGCTGTATGTGTTTTTTGATCTATGTATTTCTAGTAATAAATCTTTGTTATTTAAATAATTGACTTTTCTCATAATTCTCCGTTCGTACTACTATTATAATATACTCACATAAAAAAGTCAACTAAATAATGTAAGGAGACTAAGATATGACAATTGATGTAAGAAGTAGTGTTGATAACTTTATAGGGTCCGCTGGCGATGCATTTAACAGAGCTTCGGGTTCAGTAAGTGCCGCTGCAACTAAACTAGTAACTGATTCTGGGTTTGGTAAAGCTCTACGGTCAATTGGACTGCTCCCCGGTGCAGTACCTACAACTGGTATTGCATTTACAGATGCTAATTGGGGATCTGAGACCGATCTTGACTGGAGAGTTCGTTTATCCATACCACAGCTTTACAAAAGCAGTCCGCTTTTACAGCCGTTGTTAGAAACTAACGGTTTCTGTTTTCCTTACACTCCTCAAATTATTATAGAACATCAAGCAAACTATAACGCATTAACACCGACGCATAGTAATTATCCTTTTCCTGCTTATCAGAACAGTCAAGTGAGTGCAATGACAATTATTGGAGAGTTTCTAATAGAGAATCCAAGAGAAGGCGAATATTGGGTAGCCGCAGTACATTATTTGCGATCAATTACAAAAATGGCGTACGGTGCAAGTTCAAATCAAGGTAGTCCTCCTCCAGTAGTTAAATTAAACGGATACGGTGATTACGTTTTTAAAAATGTACCTGTAGTAGTAACAATGTTTACAGTAGATTTGCCTAATGATGTTGACTACATACAAGTAGGCTTAGGCGAAAACGGCTCTTGGGTACCAACAAGAAGTCAGATGTCTGTAACCGTGCAACCACTATACAGTAGAAAAAGTGTTACACAATTTAGTCTTGATGCATTTGTTAATGGTTCGTATGTTGTTAATGGAAAAGGATTTATTTAATGGCAGCTTATGTTAATACATCTCCGTGGCACGTTACTCCTATTATAAATGAATTTTATCTAGACATTTTAGAAATAAGACCAATACCTGCTGAGAATGACGATATAAAATATGTTGTACAGACACAGTATGCATACAGACCAGATTTGCTAGCCTACGACCTGTACGGAACAACTAAGTTATGGTGGGTATTTTCTCAACGTAACATGGATATAATTAAAGATCCTATTTACGATTTAGTACCAGGTATAGAAATTTATCTACCAAAAGGTCCTAATTTATCTAGACAACTAGGAGTCTAACATTGGTCACCCAAGTAAACGCCAACGGTAACCCTGTACTTACCCCTGGGGGTAATACAATAACTACCACTGCATCTAATCTAGTGCAGTCTAGTATAAACACTAGCGGAAGCATTGCATTAGGAACAGCAAATGTTGTTGTTGGCGGCGCAGCGTCTGCTGTAGTAGGAGTTGCAGGTGCTGTGGTAGGAGCAGCAATTAAACCTGTAGTTGATGTAGCACGTCAAGTTAACACAGTTGTTGAATTAATTCAAAATCCTACTTTGGGAGGCGCCCTGGCGCTCTTAGGACGCGGATTTCCACCTTACAGAAATGAACTAGACCAATTTGCTAGTTACAATTATATTTTTACTCTGTCGTGTTTGACTAATTTAGAATTAAACTATCCGTTAAGTTACAGAACAGTTGGCCCTTTAATACAAATAATTAGAAGCGGAGGCACTGGTGGAAAAAAACTTCCCACTATATATGAGACAGACGGAGTAGTTGAATTTTTTATTGATGATGTAACAATTGATTCATATATTGCACCTAATTCTAGGACTAGACATTCTAACGCAATGGCGATTAATTTTAATGTAATTGAACCATACAGTATGGGCCAGTTTTTACAGAATCTTAGAACAGCGGCATTAGTTGCTGGACATTTAAATTATATTGAAGCACCGTTTTTATTATCAGTAGAATTTATTGGTTACGATGATGAGGGTAATATTAAATCACCGTTCTTTTCAAAGAGGCATATTCCAATTAAACTTATTAAAGCTGATATGAATGTCACCGAAGCTGGCGCAGTTTACAGCGTGTCTGCGGTTCCATATAATGAAATAGCCTTAACAAATACTAATAGAGAAGCAAAAACAGACGTTGACGTTAGAGGATCAACAGTAGGTGAAATTTTACAATCAGGACCTAATAGTTTAACCAGCGTGTTAAATGAGACAATGATTAAACTTCAAGAAGCAGGCCAAGTCAATACTGCTGATCAATATGTGATTAGTTTTCCTAAAGGTGATTTTATCTCTAGCGCAGTAGGCGGAGTTACTAGTTCTACAAGTGCTGTTACATCGTCGTCTAGCACACGCCAGCAACTGTACGAAGCACTCACTGGAATTAAAGGAGGAAACATTCCTCCAGAGTTTGAAAAAAAATTACAAGAATTAAAAGGGGTGTCAATCACAAGATCAGCTCTTGGTGAGGCTGTTCGTGCCGAAGCCAATGCACAAGTTTCTTGGAACGATATAGGCAGTTCTAAAATTGTTAAAAGTTTCTTAGACGGCGGAAAAATGCCATTTGCAGAACCTTCTTTTGTTGAGATGCAGGATAATAAAGGTCATATACTGCGTGGCGCAATGCAGACTAGCGATGAAAACAGAAAGTTTACATTTAAGTCTGGAACTACTATTGAAGAAATGATCGAAGAAGTTATTTTAAGCAGCGACTATGCTAGAAAATTTGTTGAGAAAACAGCAGATGCTAAAGGCAAAATAACATGGTTTAGAATTGAAACTCATGTTTACAATGTAACAGATTGGACAACTGTAGGACAAATAGGAAGGAGTCCTCGAATATTCGTATATAGGATCTTGCCTTTTAAGATTGACGCCGCAAAGATTGAAGGATCTAAACCTAACGTATTTAAATCGTTAATTAAACAGTCTAGTGCTATTAAAGCATATAACTACATTTACACTGGACAAAATATCGATATTATTAATTTTGATTTAAATTTTGATCTATCATTTTTTACTAATATTTCAACTACTAGAGGCCAAATGCAGGCTGGTAGTAAAAAACCAGATGGTATGGCAGCTGGTACACCTGATCCTAATTTTGTAGGCCCGTTACCAGTTCCGTCTCCTGCGCCTGCTGAAGGTTCAGCAGCAGTTAATAATTCAACAGGTCCTCAGACAGGTAAAAAAGGTGGCGGCGCTAAAGAACACGTTGAGAATTCTATAGCTAGAATGTTTAATGATTCTATATTAAACAGTGATGCAGATTTAATTAATGTAAAATTAACAATACACGGAGATCCCTTTTATATTATAGACGCAGGTTTAGGAAATTATTTAGGAATTGAAAATCCAATAAACGAAGCAATAACTATAGAAGGATCGTTAAATCCTAGAAAAGGTGAAGTAGATGTAGTTTTAAATTTTAGAACTCCTATAGACTATGATGGCGAAGACGGCTTTGTGAAATATCCTCTAGGAGGGTTTTTACCTATAGGTATGTTTAGCGGAGTATATCAAGTTATTTTAGTAAACAACAAGTTTAGTAAAGGTCAATTTACACAAGAATTAGACCTAGTGCGAAAACGTGGCCAAGACTTAACATTAGAGGGCCTTGCAAGTTCAGCAGTATCATTATTTAAAGATGCTAAGGCACTAGTAACTGGATCTAAGAAAAATCAAATAGATGAAAAAGACGCAAATGCAGGACCTCCATAATGTCAACTGATTCAAGAACTGCCCCTAGAGAGCAAAACCCTTCCGGCATATATGTAGGAATGGTAGTTAGTCATCTCGATACAAAGTTTATGGGGTCTTTAGAAATTGAACTATTAAAGTCAACAGAGTCGGGTAACTTAACAAGACGCACAGGACAAATTGTTCAAGCAAAATACATGAGTCCTTTTTACGGAATAACACCGTATAAAGATATGACCAAAAATAGTGGTTATGCTAATACACAAAAAAGTTACGGATGGTGGGCAATACCTCCTGATCCTGGCTCATTAGTGCTTGTGTTGTTCACAGAAAATAATTTTGGTAATCCGTATTGGATAGGCTGCGTACAAGACGAATATACAAATTTTATGTTACCAGGGTATGCTGCTACCACGTTCAATGATTTCGACAAAGCTACTGCTTTACCAGTTGGTGAATATAATAAAAAAGTAGAAACTGCCTCGGGTAGAGATCCTACAAAATTTATTAAACCGTACAACAACATTGCATTTGACCAACTTGAAATCCAAGGCCTTACAGCTGACCATATAAGAGGAACAACAACCTCTAGTGCTAGAAGAGAAGCACCTAGTATGGTGTTTGGAATGTCAACCCCGGGCCCATATGATGTAAAAGGACCAAAAGCTGAATACGGGCCTCAAGGCTCAAGAATTAACGTGCCATTTAATCGATTGGGGGGTAGTTCGTTTGTAATGGACGATGGAGACATGAGTCTTCTTCGTAAGAAGCCACCCAGCGGAACCGACGCTGGCCCATTAGAATATGCTAGTGTAGAAAACGGAGAAAAAGACGGCAACGTACTTCATCCTGCAAATGAGCTAGTGCGAATTAAAACAAGAACAGGTCATCAAATTGTATTTCATAACTCTGAAGATTTAATTTACATTTCCCACGGTAGCGGTAACAGTTGGATTGAAATGACTGGCAACGGCAAAATTGATATTTACGCTAAAGATTCAATCAGTGTACATTCAGAAAATGATCTTAATTTTTCAGCAGGTAGAGATATTAACTTTAGAGCAAAAAATAATATTAATGCAACAGCTGGTGCTAATGTTTTTGTAAAAGCCATAGAAAATATAGAACTTAAAGCAGACAAAGATGGCAGAATATATGCCAAAGGCAGTACACATATTAGAGCTGAATTAGATCATATTGAAACTACAGTCAAAGGCAAAATTTTTATGAATAGCTCAGTTACGGCAATTCAAGCAAAGGATGCATTTATACCTAAAAGAGTTCCTCAACACGAACCGTGGAGAGAACACGAAAATCTTAACCCTAAGGATTTTACACCAGAGCAGACTAAAGCGATTAGTCCTACAGAAGAAGATCCAGATGCAGTACTACCGCCATTTAATTTTCCACCAATCGCTGACACATTTAAGAAGCCTACAAAATAAGGTAAATATATTATGAGCGCACTAGAAAAAAATCTTTATAAACAAATATCAGTTAAGTCAACTAGATCTAGATCCAACGATAATGTTGCAACCGCAGCACCTACTTATAAAGGATTTAGCACAGTAAATTCTACAAATTCTAGTCCAGCACTTTATGATATTGCTCTTATCAAACAAGATATTATAAATCACTTTCATATTAGGCAAGGTGAAAAATTAAGTGATCCAGAATTTGGCACTATAATTTGGGACATTATTTTTGAACCTCTAACAGACGATACTGTAAATGCAATAATTCAAAATATTTCTAGGATTGTTAATTATGATCCAAGAGTCAAGGTTAATAAGATTGATGTCAAGCAACCTTACGAACATGCAATTCGGATTGATTGTGAATTGGTATATTTGCCTTATTCAATTGTAGAAAAATTACAATTTACGTTTGACGAAAAAGCTGGGTTCATCAATTAACTACGCACTTTTCAAATCAAATAAATATTGATATAGTTAAGGAAAGCGCACATGTCATCTACAGATAGACAAAATAGATTATTACTTGCAGAAGATTGGAAGCGTGTCTACCAATCTTTTCGCAATGCAGATTTTCAAAGTTATGATTTTGATAATCTAAGACGTACGATGATATCGTATCTAAGAGAAAATTATCCCGAAGACTTTAATGACTATGTTGAATCAAGCGAATATCTTGCGTTAGTAGACTTAATAGCGTTCCTTGGGCAAAATATTGCTTTCCGTATAGATTTAAACGCTAGAGAAAATTTCTTAGAATTAGCAGACAGACGTGAAAGTGTATTACGACTAGCTCGATTACTTTCTTATAATCCTAAGAGAGTACAATCTTGCAATGGATTATTAAAAATTGCATCAGTTAGAACCTCAGAAGAAATTCGCGATAGCAATAACATTAATTTACAAAATCAAACTATAGTATGGAATGATCCTAGTAATATTGATTGGTACGAACAGTTTATAAAAGTAATAAATGCAGCCTTACCTGTTAATGGTACGTTTGGTCGCCCAGTTAAAAAAGACAACGTTAATGGAATTCCTACAGATCAATATAGATTGAATAGTACAAATTCAGAACTACCTGTTTATTCATTTAATAAAACAATTGACGGCAGAGCTACAACTTTTGAAATAGTTTCAACTGATGTATCTGATGGAAATATTCTTGAAGAAGCTCCCTTCCCAGGAAATAATTTTGCTTTTATATATCGAGACGACGGACGTGGTCCAGCAAGCTCAAACACAGGATTTTTCTCACATTTTAGACAAGGAAATCTAGACGAAGGATTGTTTAATATTTCGGCGCCTATCTCAAATCAAACTGTTTCTATTGAGTCTCCTAACATTAACAACTCCGATGTATGGCTCTATCGTTTAGATTCATTTGGCAATGAAACAGAATTATGGACTAAGGTTGATGCACTAGAAGGCAATAACGTAATCTATAATAGTGTAAACAAAAAAAATAGAAACATTTATAGTGTACTAACTCGTGTAGGTGATAGAATTAATTTAATATTCTCCGACGGCACATTTGGAGAATTACCTAAAGGTCAATTTAAGATATATTATAGAACAAGTCTACCAGATAGATTAATTGTTGGCCCTGAAGATATGCGAGCTATTTCTATTACAATTCCGTATCTAAGCAAATTAGGCAAAGAAGAATCAATAGTTATAACTTTTGAACTAAAATATACAGTTGATAATAGTAGTCCTAGCGAAAGTAACGACAGCATTAAATTAAATGCTCCTAGCACATATTATACACAAAATAGAATGATAACTGGTGAGGACTATCAAATAGCACCTCTAGGTATTAATCAAGAAATTATTAAAGTTAAAGCAGTTAACAGAACATCAAGCGGAATAAGTCGTTACTTTGACTTAATAGACGCTACAGGAAAATATAGTCAAACTACCCTGTTTGGGAACGACGGTGTTGTGTATAAAGAATTTTTAGAATTACAAAAAAGTTTTACTTTTAATACTCGAACAGACGTTGAAGGAGCAGTAGAAAATATAATCGTTCCTATCCTCAATGATAAAAAACTTAGAAATTATTATCACGATAGATTTCCAAAAATTCTAACTAGCGACTTAGGAGTTAACTGGGTCCAAGAAACTAAAGAAACTAATCTAAGCACAGGATATTTTAAAAATAGAGAAGAGGTAAAATCAAGACTGGGTAGTTTTACAGCATCTATTCTTAGTCTAGTACGTCCAGGAGCCATGATAAAATTAGTAGCACCTGGATTCCGACCAAAAACTGTTCCAACAGCAGCGGACCTATCAACTAATCATTTCGTTCCTGATGGTACCATGCGAACCGGCGTTGCTAACAGTCTAGGTGCGTCTTATTATAATTGGGTTAAAGTGTTAAGTGTCAACGGCCCAGGAGTTGACAATACAGATGACGGATTTGGACCTGTAGCACTCAATGACATAATACCAGGACCAACAGCAGGAGTATCTCCAATTGGAGCAATTCTTGCAGAAATTAAACCAACATTACCTAACGATTTAACTGATGAAGTTAAGGCTCAAATAATTGATCAAATATTTGCTAACAGAACTTTTGGTATCCGTTTTGATCAAACTAGCGGTCAGTGGCGTGTTATTACAGAAAATAATTTAAACACAACATCTGAATTTTCTACAGGTAAAACAGGTGATGCTACAAATCAGCGGTTAGATTCTAGTTGGCTTGTATGGTTTAAAACTGACGGCGAGCGATATACTATTACATATCGAGCTATGAGATTTGTATTTGAAAGTGATCAAGAAATTCGGTTTTATTACGATAGCAGCGACAAGATATACAACACAAAAACTGGCAAAATTGTTAAAGATACTATAACAGTATTAAACGTTAATAATAAACCTGATGAAACAAACTCGTTCACTAAAGATTTTAACTGGGAAATAGTTGAAGCTTATCGTGATACTGAAGGTTATGTTGACAGTAAAAAAATAGAAGTTAGTTTTTATGACGACGACGAAGACGGAGTAGTTGATGATGTAGAATTATTTGAACAAATCGTATCACCACAAGTTAATCAAACACAAAAATATGTTATGTTTGAAAAATATCTAACACAAGACGGAGTTGAAGATTTTAATTTTTATTCCAATGATACTCAACAAATAATTGTACTAGCAAGGAAAGCTGACCTATTACCACTAAGCGCATACAACGACGGCCAAGTTTTTTATTACATTGATCTAGATATTTTTGAAGTATGGAATAAGGAACGAGGTGTGTTGGAGTTATCAATTAATTATAAAGCTCGCCTTGGCAGAGATAAACTTAAATTCCGTTATATTCATGCTGCGGATTCTAATTCAAGGATTGATCCTAGCGCAAGCAATATTGTTGATTTATATTTGCTAACAAAAGCATACGATACAAGTTTTAGACTTTGGTTAACTGAAGAAATAATAACTAAACCATTACCACCAAGTAGTGATCAGTTGTTTATAAATTATAGTTCCCAACTTAATCAAATTAAATCACTTAGTGACGAAATAATTTATCATCCAGTTAAGTATAAGATACTGTTTGGAAAAAATGCAAGTGATGATTTAAAAGCAACATTTAAAGTTGTAAAAAATCCTGACATGGTATTAAATGATAACGATATAAAAGCAAGAGTAATATCAGCTATGTCACAATTTTTTGCACTTGAAAATTGGGAGTTTGGCGAAACGTTTTATTTCTCTGAATTAAGCAGTTATGTTATGAATAGAATGGCACCAGATTTAGTAACATTTGTTATAGTGCCGTTCCAAGATTCTCAAGCATTTGGATCATTGTTTGAAATTAAGGCAGAAGCAGATGAAATTTTTATCAGCGGAGCAACAGTTGATGATATTGAAATAATAGATGCTATTACAGCGTCTAGATTAAAAGCAGGCGGAAGAGTGATTACCCAGTCAACTAGTACTAATGTAGGAATACAAAGTTCGTCTACCGGAGGATACAATTAATGGCATACGATGATAGACAAACAGAATTACCTTTACCAGGTGACGGATCTGAAAAAAGAAAAAGTGAAATTCATCTTCCAAAATATTTTCGAACAGAATCTAATACTAAATTCTTATCAAGCACCCTTGATCAGTTACTACAGCCCGGCGTGGCAGAAAAACTTAACGGATACTTTGGCAGAAAAACTGCTACAGCGTTTAATCCATCAGACACATATATAGCAGATGTTTCCAAAGACAGAGAGGATTATCAGTTTGAACCAGCTTCAGTAATTACAGACGCATTAGGTAATGTAGAATTTTTTAAAAATTATAATGACCTTATTAATCAAGTTAAAAACTTTGGCGGCGTTAATCGCAATCATAGTAATATAAACAAAGAAGAATTTTATACTTGGGATCCCCATATCAATTGGGATAAATTTACAAATTTTAGAGAATACTATTGGTTACCCACAGGTCCCCAAACACTTAATATTGTTGGTGATGTTAAAGAAATAACCAGTACATATTCTGTATCTTTGCAAGATAACGGTGACAATTATTCTTATATTTTTTCGCCTGACGGATTAACTCCTAATCCTAATTTTAAATTATTTAGAGGAGTTACATATAGGTTTGAAATCAATACACCGGGTTTACCTCTTACTTTTAGAACACAGCGTACCCTTGATGATGCATTTTTAATTAAACAAGGAATTAATGCCCAGGCAGTTGAAAACGGAGTTATTGAAATAACTTTAAATGAAGCTACTCCTAATGAAATTTTTTATGTAGCTGATAATAATATTAATCTTGGCGGAGTAATTCGCGTAGCAAATATTGAAGAATCTAGTTTTATTGATGTAGAAACAGAAATTTTAGGTAAAAAAACATACACTACAAAAGCCGGATGGAGTGTAACTAACGGTATGAAAATTAGATTTGTTGGAGAAGTAATCCCAGCAATATATTCAAACTCTGAGTGGTATGTAGAAGGTGTTGGAGATAAGATTAAACTAATATCCGACATTGATGTTGAAGTATCTTTTCCGGTAGGCATTGACCTAAACGTTCCTTTTGACACCGAAGACGGATTTGATAGATTACCATTTAGCTCTGCAATTGGTTTTCCACGAGATAAAGATTACATTGTAATTAATAGAGCATCTAGCGACGGCAATTTTTGGAGTAGATATAATCGATGGTTCCATAAAGATGTCATAGAATTAGTAGCAAGTATTAATAATCAACCAGCAAATCTTGATCAAGCTGCAAGAGCCAATCGACCAATTATTGAATTTGAAGCTAATTTAAAATTATTTAATTTTGGTACAACAACAAAACCTGTTATTGATTTAATAGATGATTTTAGCGTAGATGCATTTTCCAGTATTGAAGGAACACTAGGGTATAGTGTTGACGGAGTTCAGTTAAGAAACGGAATGCGAATATTGTTTTTAGCAGACACTGATCCGTTAGTAAGAGGAAGAATTTTTAAGGTTGAATTTATTAAATTTACAGGTAGTGGTGTAGCAGGACAGATCGCACTACGAGAAACAGAAGATTCTTTACCTCAGATAAACGAAAACGTACTAGTAACTAAAGGAAATACCTACACAGGATCTATGTGGTTCTTTAACGGTACAGAGTGGAAACGTGCCCAGGAAAAAACACAAGTTAATCAGCCGCCACTGTTTGATGCATACGATGCCGCCGGCGTCTCGTTTGCAGATACGTCAAAATACGAAGCATCAAACTTTAAAGGAACTGAAATTTTCAGTTATAAGACTGGAGTTGGCACAGCTGATTCTGTATTAGGGTTTCCGTTGGTATACCGTAGTATTGATAACGTAGGCGATATCTTATTTGATTTTGATTATAATTCTGATATAGTTGAATATCAGATTGATACAGTTCCTCAAACAGTTCCAATTGCTTCTGGTTATTTAAAAAAATATACAGATAAAAATAATTTTATTAATTTAGGTGCATGGACTAAAGCTGATAAACTTTCGTCTCAAGCTGTAATACTACAATATATTAATGATAACACTAAAATAAATTATCCTATTAATTGTTTTGATCAAAGTGGATTCCTTACTGATTTATTAGTAAGGGTGTTTGTAAATAACAAAGTAGTTAAAGAAGGGGTAGATTATGAATTAGTACTTACTGCTGACAAGTTTAAAGCAGTTAAGTTCATTAAAAATATTAAACTTAATGACGTAATTAAATTTAAGTGTTTTTCTAATACTGCAAAAAACGAAAACGGTTATTACGAAATTGCTGCTAATCTTGAAAAAAATCCTCTTAATGAAGATGTAACAGATTTCACACTAGGCGAAGTTAATGATCATGTAGCAAGTATTGTAGAAAATTTACAAGCATTTACAGGGGTATTTCCAGGAACAGGAAATTTACGTGATATAACAGATTTAAGTAAGTACGGCCGTAAGTTCATAAAACATTCCTCGCCATTAAATCTATCAATGTATCACTTGCTTGATAGAGAAGCTAATTTAGTTAAATCAATTCGATACGCACGAAGAGAATACGGTAAATTTAAACGTCAATTTTTAGAGATTGCAAGCTCGTTAGGGTATGAAGGTCCAGTTAAAGAACACGTTGATCGAATACTGCTTGAAATTAATAAAGATAAAATTAATAAAATGCCTTTCTATTCTAGTGATATGCTTCCTTACGGAGCAGCTATTAGAAACAGAATAACTGTAGAAGATCCTGACTCAAGATTTTATTCACTAACGCAGCCTTTTAAGTATAATGAAATTAATACAAGGGCTGTTGGAGTATACATTAATAATGAACAATTATTATATCAGAAAGATTATGAGTTTAATGATAACGGATTTTTAATAGTAACGGTACAAAAAGAATTTGGCGATGTTCTCGATATCTACGAGTACGAATCTACTAACGGAAGTTATATTCCGCCTACGCCAACTAAATTAGGATTATATCCTAAATTTGAACCTAAAATTTATATAGACAATAGTTACAATAATTCTGTTAAAGTTATTCAAGGCCACGACGGTAGTATAATTGCAGCGTATGATGATTTTAGAGATGCATTAATTTTAGAATTAGAAAGAAGAATATTTAATAATATTAAAATAGATTATAATGCTGACCTATTTGACTTGAATGACTACAAACCAGGCGCATTTAGAAACACTGGATTTACGCGAGAAGAAGTTGATCAACCTATTATTACTGACTTTGTCCAATGGCTTCAATTAGTAGATCAAGATTATACTGAGCACAAATATTTTGACAGAGAAGATTCTTTTACTTTTAATTATTCTAGTTTAAGAAGTCCAACAAATACTTCGTTGCCAGGTTGGTGGAGAGGAGTGTTTGACCATGTGTATGACACTGACAAACCAAATACCAATCCGTGGGAAATGTTAGGTTTTAAAATTAAACCAAATTGGTGGGAAGAACAATACGGCCCTGCTCCTTATACTAGTGAAAACTTATTACTATGGGAAGACCTAGAGCAAGGTATAATAAGAATTCCTGGTCAACCATTTAAAATTAATTCTAAATATGCACGCCCGGGTTTGAAAAATTTCTTACCAGTAGACGCAGACGGAAATTTATTAAGCCCATCTGATGCTAATATTTGTTTAAAGTATGATAGTTTAGATATTAAAAATAGTTTTAAATTTGGTGATTATTCTCCTGTTGAATTAGCTTGGAGAAAGAGTTCCGAATACCCGTTTGCAATGTTAGCAAGTTGGGCAATAAATCAACCAACTCGACTATTAGCTACAGGTTTTGATAGATCTAGACAGATTCGAAATAAACTTGGACATATAGTTTATAAAGACTCGGGCAGACATATACAACTTGCAGACATTTTATTTCCTAATACTGTTGACGATACAACACAAGTATTAACATTGGGAGTAGTTAATTATATTGCAGACTATATGGCATCAAGTGTAACTGCAAATTTTAAAAATTATAATACTAGACTAAAGTCTATAAAAAATAATCTAACTATTAGATTAGGTGGATTTACTGACAAATCTAAATTTAAATTAATTTTAGATTCAAGAACACCGTTAAACAAAGGTAACGTTTTTGTTCCAGAAGAAAACTATAGAGTTTTCTTAAACACTAGTTCTCCATTACGAACAATTAGCTATAGTGGTGTTATAGTTGAAAAACGACAATCTGGATTTATTATTAGAGGTTATGATTCTGAATCACCAACATTTACTTACTTTGAACCTTTTAAAACACAACGCGATACGTTAATAAATGTAGGAGGAATCTCTGAGATTTTCACACGTTGGGAATCTGGACAATTATATAGAGAAGGCTCAAATGTTGAATATAATAATGCTTATTATAAAGTAATTACAACTCATACTGCAACTGGAGTGTTTGACGTAACTAAATTTGCTAAATTGCCTGCACTGCCATTAAAAGGCGGCCGATCAGCAACATTTAGTAAGAAATTTAATACCTTTCAGCCTATAACTATTCCTTACGGCACATTGTTTAAAACAGTCCAAGAAATTGTTGATTTTCTATTAGGTTATGGTAATTGGTTAGAAGCTAATGGATTCCGATTTGAGTATTATGACGGCGAAGAAAAGATTATTTCTAACTGGGAAACTAGTGCTAGAGAATTTTTATTCTGGACTACTCAAAATTGGGGAGAAGGTACATTATTAGCTCTAAGCCCAGCAGCCGATGAAATTAATTTTACTACAGAGTATAGTATTGTTGATAATATCTATGACAATTTTTACGGTTACTCTATTCTTAAAGCAGACGGTAAAAAATTAGTAGAAGAATTTAGTAGAATTAATAGGACTGATCCTAACAACTTCCAATTACGTCCAAAGAATACCGCTGACGGAGTTTATGCCATACAAGTTCCAGTAGTTCAAAAGGAACACATAGTTTTAATTGACAATTTTACAGTGTTTGGCGATGTAATTTATGATCAACCTACTGGTTATCGACAAGAACGTATTAAAGTTCTAGGATACAGGACCTCTGACTGGGACGGTAGTTTAAATATTCCTGGATTCTTATATGATGCAGCCACTGTTACAGACTGGAAACAATGGACTGATTATGCTATTGGTGATTTAGTAAAATATAAAGAATTTTATTATACAGCTAAAAATAAAATAGCAGGTGCTGAAAATTTTGAAATAAACAGTTGGGCACGATTACCTAGCCGACCTGAATCAGGTTTGATTACAAATTTTGAATATAAAGTAAATCAGTTTGCAGATTTTTATAATTTAGATAGTGATAACTTTGATGTTACACAACAAAAACTTGCACAACATTTAATTGGTTATCAAAAGCGTGAATACTTAGAAAATATTATAAATGACGAAGTTTCTCAATATAAATTCTATCAAGGAATGATACAAGATAAAGGTACTAAAAATGCTCTTACAAAGTTATTTGATGTACTAAGTAGTAACGACAAAGAAAGTTTAGAATTTTTTGAAGAATGGGCCATTAAAGAAGGTCAATATGGTGCCAGCGAAGGGTTCGACGAAGTTGAATTTAAATTAGATGAATCAAAATTTAGAAATACTCCACAGCCATTTGAGCTAGTTAGTTCTGTACCTGGCGGCGAGACAGATTTAATATATCGCATACGTCCATTTGAAGTATTTAAAAAACCGCTTAATTATAATCATAAGCCTTTTCCTGTTAGAGAATCTAGCATAGGATACACCCGCGATGCAGGTTATGTAAATCAGGAAGATGTGCAGTTTATTGTACCTTCATATTATGATATTTTAAATATTAATATTGATGAGTTTTCTAACAAAAATTATGTATGGGTAGGCACAGAAAAACAATCATGGAATGTTTATCAACATGTCTTATCAGATTATCTTGTTACAAAACTTGTAGGTAATGCTAATGCAGTATCAATAGGAGATCCTACAAAAAATCAATTTAAATTATCTCTAAACAAAGCAGCTACAGATATTAAAGCAGGCGACATTATCGGATTGTACGATTTAATAATATCAACTAGGGGCGAAGAAGATTCAACTACTATACCTATAGTAACACAAGAAACTTCAACAGTTCAAGGATTTTTTAAGGTATTAGCAGTTAATGTTAATGAACTTATTATTGATACTGATCTTACGGTTAGTGACATTGACGATTGTCGTGGTTTACTAACTCGTTTAGTGTCATCAAGAGTAGAAAATATTAACGAAGCAAATATTCTTACACAAGGTACAATTGACAATAACGACTTGGTATGGATTGATAATGACGGTGTTGATTGGAGAGTAATAAAAAATAATCAAGCCTTTGACTTATTACAAAAAATTCCCGCAGAGGAAGTTGGAATATCAAATAAATTTGGATTTTCTATAGATGTAGATAGTCGTAATACGGTCATTGTTGTTGGATCACCGGGTGCTTCAACTAATGGAAAGGCTTTTGTCTATACTCGTGGTGCAAATTCTCAAAACTTTCAATTTACACAAATCATTGAACCTACAGACAATTTAGCTGACCTAGGGCAGCAGTATGCTGAAAGTGTAGCAGTATCCCCAGACGGCAAATTTATTGTTGTAGGTTCGCCTAATGCTTCAAATATAAAAACTTTATTTAGAGGTGACTACGACGAAGAAACAGACTATCAAAACGGCGAAAGTGTATTGTTTAGCGATCAACTGTGGGAAGCTGTTGTAGACATTCGCGGAGCAGACGATTCACTTGAGTTTTCTAGCTTTGGATCAATTATTGAAATTTTACAAAAGTATAATATCACTGCCGGCGAAATTACATTTAATAATTTAATAACAGGTAATTATCCGTTTAAAAATGTAGAAACAAATCATATATTAGTTAGAGCACCAGCAGATCAATATGCCGGTACAGGCCCGGGAGATAGAGTATTTTTAGATTGGTATTTAAGGACCACAGCAAATCAAGATCAGCTACCTTTAACTTTAACTGCTAGACAACCGTTTGGCGGAGCAGTAACTGGATTTACAGAGGCAAATCTTGAAGGTGGTTTAATAATTCAAAAGAAAATTGATGCAGTATTGTATGTTGAAACATTTGCTAATCTACCTGAAATTGGAGAACAAATAGACTCCGAAGGAGTATTTGGATATGTGGCTTATGTATATCAAGATGAAGGCGCAGCAACAGTTTATGTTGAGGGATCGTTTGGTCGTTGGCAACCTACAGGATCTTTATTTACTGAACAAGGCGAGTTCGTAGGAGAGTATGTAAGAGTTGCACCAATTGAAACATTAGATGTATCTGATGATCTAGGCGGATATTGGTGGTTTAATACTACGTCAACAATCAATGTAGGATTAGTTAACGAAGATGAAGGCCGAGCGTTAGCAGTATACAACGTTATACCTAACGGAAAAGCTGATCCAGGTGCTCGTGGCGGCAATATCTATGATTATAACAACACTATTGTTAATAGTGAAAATAATATTAATAGCTATATTAGAACACTAACGTATCAAGGAGCACCAGGTGCATACAATAATCTAAACATAATTCCAAGTGATTTGTTCGTAGTTAGAGCACCAAATAGTCTTACAACTAAATTATCAACCGGTGACAGAGTTACACTTGAAGTAGTTAATTTACCTAATTATTCAGATGGTGGGTTTGTAGATATTTCACCGCTTGGTATAACTACTTTTAATACAAATAAAACACATACTATTGTCGACGTATGGAGCGGCTATATTAATTTCAATCTAGATGAGACTGATACATTTGGTAATCCGTTTGAACCGCGTGTTGGACAGTTTGTTAGAGATAGAAATACTGGCGCAACTGGTCTAATAACGTTTTATCAACGTAACGGTTTAAGTGCTACGATCTTTGTTAAAAACGTTGTAGGAACTTGGTCAAGAGGTAGAAATTTTGGTAATGTTTCTAGCATTGAATTTATAGGAGAACCAACTGATCCAAGTCCAGTGTATTCAGTTACTAGAAGAATGGGCGAAATTCGCTCAGTATCTTTAGGTAATGCATCATTAGGAATTGGCGGTTTAGTAGTATTTAGATTAGCTGCACCTATTGTAACAGTGCCTGTTCAGGCAGTAATAACTGGTGCAGAATATATTATCTATAGAGACGATCCTATACTAGGTATTGCAACACAGCCTAATATACCGTCACAGGCAAATTTTGATTGGAGACCTATTTACAATGTATCTGTAAATGCCGATGGGTTTGTAGTTAATACTGATAATCTTGGCATGTTTACAGTTTATGCTAAAGAAGCTTCAACAACTTATAGTTTAGTAGGATCGTTTATTGTTCCAGAAATTCAAGATAATCTAAGATTAGGCTCAAAAGTTTTAATTAGAAAAAATAATAACTTATACAAATTATTTGTAGGTTGTCGTGGCTCAGGAACATCTAACAATCCTGGAAGAATTTATTTTGTAAATTACGGACTTACTGCCGACGGAACTTTCTATAACTGGGAACTTGCTAAAAATAAAAAATACAGGGGTGAGTTTGGTCCAGAAAAAGAATATTTTATAAATGATATTGTTTTCTTAGATGGAATATTTTATCAAGCACAAACTAATATTGCCCCAGGACTTCAGTTTAATATTTTAGATTGGGAAAGAGTTGCCTTTGACGGATTACAATATACTGGCATTGATTATGTAGGTTATATTCCTAACGATACAAATTTTGTTCCAGGTAATGATAGTTCGTTAAATCTTGATCAAGAAGGGTTACTTGAGTTTGGAACTATTTTTGATGCAGACGAAAAAGGTGAAGTTGTTGTTGTTACAGCAATTTACAACAATACTAAACCTAACAGGGTTGTTATATACAGAGCAATTAATGGTAATTATATAAAAGCACAAGAGTTATTAGCTACTAATACTACATCTAATTTTGGAGAAGCAGTTAGTATTAGTCGAGATGGTACATTGATTGCAGTAGGAGCATCACTAGACTCAGCAGATATAGATAGTCAAGGAGCAGTTTATGTATACCGACAAGTTGCCGGTGAATTTGTACTAGATCTTAATAATAACACTGGACAAAAATTAACTAGTGCAAATGCGAAAAGAAAAGAATTATTTGGAGCATCATTAGATTTTGACGGTGATACCCTTTATGTTTCTGCTCACAACTCATATTCAGATGAAATCACAACTTTTGATAATCATGCAAAACCAATATTCAATTATTTGTTAGGGTATGACAATGATCAAGATCCAATATATTCACAATTTGTGCTTGATCAAGAGTCGTTGTTAAATGAAAAACGTACAACGTTTGATAATAATTTTACAAACTTTAAAAATAAGATTTTAGGTAACGGTGTTGTTTACGTTTATGATAGAATAGAAAATAGTTTAGTCTATGGTCAAACTTTAGATTTTAATGATACTGAAGCAAGATCGTTTGGACAGACCATTGTTGCCAAGCAGAATCACTTATACACAGCATTAACTGATTTTACTAATACTGGGGGTAAAAAAGGTGCAGTGTTTGATTTTCGTAGACCTGAAAACAAACGTGTTTGGGAAACATATCGTGTTCCTAAGAAAATCCCCAACCTTGACAAGATCAAGCGAGTATTAATTTACGATAATTTAAAAAATGAAATCATAACTAACCTTGATTATATTGATCCTGTACAGGGAAAAATTGCTGGAATAGCAGATCAAGAAATTAGATACAAAACAGTATTTGATCCTGCTACATACAATATAGGATTAAATGGTGCAACAGTAAACAAAACAAGCACTTGGGGAGCAGAGCAAACAGGTCAACTTTGGTGGGACTTGTCAATTACTAAGTTTATAAATCCTTATCAATCTAATGTAATTTATTCTACAAGTAATTGGAATAGATTATTTGTAGGTTCGTCAATAAAGGTATATGAGTGGGTAGAAACAGAGCTAACTCCTGTAGAATGGGACGAAATAGCAGAGTCGCCTGATGGACTTTCGTTAGGAATAACAGGCAAATCCAAATACGGCAACAACGCTTATGTTTCTAAAAGAGTCTACGATCCTATAGCAGAACGTTTTACCCCTCTAAACTATTTCTGGGTCGAAGGCAAAACTACAGTCCCAGATATAGAATCAAGATCAATAAGTGCAAAAACAGTAGCTGATTTTATAGCCGACCCTGCAAGTATAGGACATAAATTTATATCGTTTATTAGCGAAGATACATTTGCATTATGGAATTGCGGATCGCTAATCAAAGATACTGATTGTATTTTAAATGTTCAGTACTGGACATCTAGTGATAAAAATTCTAATATACATAATCAGTATCGAATTCTCACAGAAGGTCTTGGATCTAGTAAGCCTAGTACTGATACGGAGCGTAAATGGTTTGATAGCTTAATAGGGTACGACGAACAATCGCGAGCTGTACCTAATCCTAATTTGTCTCCTAGAGAACGATATGGTATTTTAAATAAGCCACGACAAAGCTGGTTTGTTAATAGAACTGAAGCACTAAAACAGTTTATTGAAAGAACTAATTCTGTTCTTCGTAATAATCTTATTGTAGAATCTAGAGATATTAGCGAGTTATTCCAGAGTGATTTACCACCAACTAACACATCCAGACTTTATGATACAGTAGTAGACACTGAAATAGATCTACAATTTGTTGGAGTTGCCCGGGCTGAACGTGCAGTATTAACTCCAATTGTAGAAGATGGCAAGATTGTTCGAGTTGATATAAAAGAACGCGGTCGAGGTTATAAAGTTGTTCCTACTTTTGAAATTTTAGGTACCGGTAGCGGAGCAAATATAGAACTAACTATTAATAATCTAGGACAAGTGGTATCTGCTATTGTTTTAGATGCTGGTAATAATTACAAATCTGACACACAAATAATTGTAAGACGATTTAATGTGTTAGTCAGCAATGACTCAAGTATACGTGGAAAATGGGCAATTTATGAAAGAATTAATGAAACCCGTTCATGGAATAGGATTATAAGTCAATCTTACGACACTACTGCGTACTGGGAATATTTAGATTGGTACGCTGACGGTTATAACAGCTTTACTGAAATCGATTTTGTAATTGATCAAAGTTTTTCATTACAAACGCTAGACGATGACCTAGGTGATATTATAAAAATATTAACAGTAGGCACAGGCGGTTGGTTATTACTTGAAAAAATTGATGTTCAAGATACAGTTGACTATACAGTAAATTATAAAACAATAGGAAAACAAAATGGTACTATTCAATTTAAATCTGATCTTTACAATTTACAGAATAGTCAAGTAGGTTTTGATAGTCAAAGCTATGACACTAAGTTCTTTGATAGTCAGCCTATTGAAGAAGTTAGAATTATTCTTAACACAATTAGAAATAAGATTTTTACAGATAATCTAGAAGTTGAATATAATAAATTATTTTTTGCAAGTTTAAGATATGTATTTTCTGAACAAGGATATGTTGATTGGGCTTTCAAAACTAGTTTTGTTAAGGCTAGACATAATGTTGGCGACCTAAAAGAAAAACTAACATTCCAAAATGATAACCTTGCAAGTTATGAAGATTATCTGCAAGAAGTAAAACCGTACAAAACAAAATTACGAGAATATTTAAGCACGTATGATAAATTAGAAAATTCTTCTAGCGTAATAACTGATTTTGATCTTCCACCAGCGTACGATCCTATCAGAAAAGTAATATCTCCAGTATCAGTTAAAGTTATTAACGGCTTGTTAGTAGGCGATTCTGTTAGCTCTTATCCTAACAAATATTGGCTTGAAAATGTAGCATATCAAATAGTTGCTGTTAAAGTAAGTGACCCGGGAGAAGGGTATATAACTGCACCCGTTATCAGTATAGAAAGCGAGTCAGGAGAAGGAGCAATAGCAGTAGCATCTTTAGGACCAAATGGAACTATTGCAAGTGTTACTGTTACAAATCCAGGCAGTGGTTATTTAACAATTCCTCGAGTAACAATTAATGGTGCTACTCGCGATGGAGGCCGTTCGGCAGTTCTTGCAGCAGAAATAGGCAATAGCTTGGTTAGAAACATACATTCTGTTGTAAAATTTGATAGAGTTTCAGGATCATTTTTAATAACACAATTAAATCAAAGTGAAAGATTCGTAGGAACTGGTTCTAAAACACAGTTTAATTTAAAATATCCAATGGATATGAGAACTAATACTATTGAAATTACCATTAACGGAGTAGTAGTGTTAGGTAGTCAATACACATATGAAAATGTCCTTGATAGAGATAATGGATATGATAGATATAGTGGCCGAATTAGTTTTGTTTTACCGCCAGAAAATTTAAGAGAAATTATAGTTAACTACAAAAAGTCTATTAGATTATTATCAGCAGCTGATAGAATTAATTTGTTTTATGATCCTAAAACTGGTCAAATAGGAAAAGACATTTCTCAATTAATGGAAGGTATTGACTATGGCGGAGTAGAAGTTAGAAGCTACGGGTTTGTTGGCCCTGAAGGTTGGGATTCAGATCGTTGGTATGAAAATGCATGGGATCTATTTGATGAAAATTTTGACGAAGAAAGTTTCGAAACTGACGGCTCAACTTTAACATTCCAATTAAGCAAACCACTAGCTAAAGATGTAGAATACAACGTTTATATTAATGATGTAAGAGTTGACGATAATAACTATGATGGTACTACATCAACAGATAATTTAGTAAACAAGCAAGCATTTATGGCTCCTGTAGTCGGCGACGGCATAACAGATACATTTACGTTTGAGAATGAAATAGGTTATCGAACTTACTTAGAACAAAATTCTGCTTCAGGTCAAAATAATCCACCTATAGAAATAGTAACAATTCGTAGAAGCACTAGTGACGGTTCTAGGGAACTTAATGCAGAAAGTTTTGATACAGCATTAATAGGCGGCGACTTAGCATATACAACAGCTAAAGGTATTAAGGCTGAAGAAATTACAGTTGATGGTGACGGCTTTGTAACTCCTACAACATCAAAAGGTCCAGAAGAAATTATTCCTGGACAAATTATGGATACCTTAGATATTACAGTTTACGAACGTCCAGTTGGTGGTTCAAGCATTATGTATAGTTCTAATCATCGAGGCGATGGTGTGACAAAAGAATTTTTTATGCAAGGATTGCCTTTCTCGTTTAGTTCTATGTTAGTTAAAGTAGACTATGAAATTTTGACACAGCAATCTGATTTTAGAATCGATTGGGACAAAAAGAGTGTTGTATTTTATCAAGCACCTACTGCCGGTTCTGAGATACATTTATTAGCTATGGGACTATCTGGTGATAATATACTGGACTATGATGAGTTTACAGCCAACGGTTCTGTGGCTGAATTCTTAACAAATGTAAGATGGACAGATAACATTAACGGATATGTAACTGTAAACGGTGAAGTAAAACCTTTTGAATTATTTGAATCAGATGACAGTTACGCTGTAGCTAATAACGTTGTAATTAAATTTGTACAGCCACCGTTAGCTGGAACTAAAATACAGTTTGCACTGTTTGAAAGTTCAGCAATTACGTTTAGTCAAGTAACAGTAGACGATTTTATTGCCGACGGCAGTTCAACGTCATATCAAATTAGTCAAGCACCGTTTAATCAAGAACCAGTACAATTTTATACCCTTGTAACTGTAAACGACAAAGTTCTAAATGCTGGTTACGTTCAACGATTTGATGTCACTACCTCTAGACAGTATCAATTGAAAAAATGGCAAGTGCCTGTAGGTTCAATAACAGGTGATAAGATTGATGTTTACTTAAACAATAGAAAACTAAGTCTTTTACAAGAGTGGACTTATGAAGGTGCAGGATCTTTTAATCCTGCTATTAGTCCTGATGCACAAGAGGGTAGTACAGTTATTTTAAATAGCGGTGTTGGAGTTCCAGGCGACACATTGCGTGTGCATTTAATAGCTGACGGCGAGTATAGATTTGGGTATTTTGAAATAGGTGAAGATTCAAGTGACACGTTTGTAGGAACGCCTGATACAATTTATTTTGATGATACTTACCCTGCAGGCACTAAAATTCGTGTATATCAATTTAGTAATCACGACAGTCAAGGCATCGAAAGACAAAAATTTGATGTAATTGAACGTACACAAATGAGTGAAGCGTCAGACGGTTATCATGAATACAGAACACTTAAAAATGGACTAATTCAGTTACGTGAGCAAGCAGTAGATGTAGCATATATATGGGTATCTGTAAATGGTACCTTATTAACTCCTACAGCTGATTACATCTTATTAGAAAATAAACGTTACATTAAGATGATTACACCACTTAATGATAATGATGTAGTTGATATTATACATTTTAGTAATCCGCCTGTATCAAACAAATACGGTTGGAGAATATTTAAGGATATGCTAAACAGATATCACTATAAGAGATTAGGTAATGATGCTCGATATACATTAGCAGAACCTTTACAATATTATGATAAAATAATTACTCTTGACAATGCTGAAGGTCTACCAACTCCTGCGGTACGTAGTCGTATACCTGGTGTAATTTTTATTAACGGAGAACGTATTGAATATTTCCGCAGAGAGGGAAATGTATTAAAACAACTACGCAGAGGTACGTTAGGTACTGGAGTTAAAACAGTTCATAGTCTAGGAGACAGGGTTTATGATCAAAGCATAGATTCTAATATTCCTTATAAGGATGAAGTAGTAACATTTGAAGCGTTCTCAGGCAACTATAAGGATATGAGTGTTGACTACAACAATATAGGTGCAATAAGTGTAAACAGTATAACATATACAGCTAATAATAACACGGCATTTCCTTTAGGATACGAAGAACTTGATAATTTAGGTCTAGGTCTCCGTCAAAAGTGTGTTATAAAAGGTAGCGGATTTAGACCAGTTGTAAAAGTTATTATGCAAGGAACACTTGCAGATGAAAATACTCAAACAAATGTTGAACTAATAACAGAATATATTAACGATACAGAAATTCGTTTCCGATTGCCTGCAATGTCAGTAGGAGCATACGATCTAGTAATTGTAAATCCAACTGAAACAGATCCTTTCTTAATTCCTGCTACAAGTTTAGTGGTACCAAAAGCAATTAAATATGTACAATTATTATTGCCATTTGCTCCGTTACCTAACCCAAGAACAGAAACTGGTTGGTATAAAGAACTTAGAGAAATAAATGTTTCAAGTATTATACCTGGCAGATACTATACAGTTAGCAAAATAGGCAATACAAGATGGAGTAATGTAGGCGGCGCAAGCGTAGTAGGATACGACTTTAGAGCAACAGCGACCGGTACAGGAACAGGCACAGTTTACGACTATAGCAGTATACCATATGAATATTGGGAAGGCATGGACATTGATATATTCATTAGTGGTCGTAGACTACGTAAGAATCCATTAACAATATGGGATTCTACAGTAGGACAAGATAGTCCAACGGGCGATATTACATTAGAAGCAGAATACGCTGTTAATAGAGTATTAGGTACTTATGTGCGATTTACTACTCCGCCTGCACCAGGAACTAAAATCGTTGTACAGAAACGTACAGGATTATTATGGAATGAACCAGGGGTCTCATTGAGACAAAGTTCTACAGAAATAGCCACTTTCTTACGCGAGAAAACTATTGATTTACCGCGATAAATACATGTACAGGACATAAACATGACAGATAACTTTAAAGAAAATAACGGAATTTTACTCCAAGGTCACATAAAAATTCACGATCCGATTAGTGGAGAAGTACTCATCAATAAGCGTAATGCTATACATTACGAAAATATGAGTATTTCTTTAGCAGAAAGTTTAGCAAATGCTGGACAGGGTTGGATTTATGAAATGAGTTTTGGCAATGGAGGTACTAGTATAGACCCAACAGGGATTATTACGTATCTAACACCTAACTCAACCGGTGCTAATGCAAGTTTATATAACCAAACATTTACTAAAGTTGTTGATGACAGAAGTGTAAACAATATTGATCCTGTAAGAAATAAGATTGAAACTCGTCATGTAAGCGGAACAAATTATACAGATATTCTAGTTACTTGTTTATTAGATTATGGCGAGCCAAACGGACAAGAAGCGTTTGATACAGCAACAGATGTTAAGAGTTTATATGTTTTTGACGAACTTGGTCTTAAAGCATTTAATCCTACAGGTTCAGGACGACTATTAACACATGTAATTTTTCACCCTATACAAAAAAGTTTAAACAGACTAATTCAAATTGATTATACAGTCCGTGTTCAGAGCTTAACTGGTTTTAACGAGGTATAATCATGAGCTATACAATTTCATATACAGACGTTGCTAATAAAGGTACTATTGTAGTTGAAGACGGTACTGTTAATACAGAAACTAGTATAGGTATCCCTGGAAGAAATACAACTGCTTATGGTGCAGTTATTGCAGAAAGTTTTTTACATCTTTTAGAAAATTTTGCAAATTCAACAGAACCTAACAATCCTTCGGAAGGGCAGTTATGGTATGATAATACCTTAGGAACCGAAACATTAAAAGTATATGACGGAACTAATTGGGTACCTGCATCAGGTATTATTAAACAGATCAATACTCCAGCAATTGCACAGATTGGTGATTTATGGGTTGATACAGACAATCAACAATTATATCTATTTACAGGCGGTGGTTGGATTTTAGTAGGTCCTAGTTTTTCACAAGGTCTTTCAACAGGAGCAACTCCTGCACAGATTTTAGGTTCTGATAACGTATCCTATAATGTATTACAGATTGAAGTTGGATCTGAAATTATAGCAATCATTTCTAATAATATACCGTTTAGTCCAAAAGCAACTGTTGCAGGATTTGCAACTATTAATCCTGGTGTAAATTTAATTAATAAAGATACTGATAATGACGGTCAAAGCAATTTTAAATTTTACGGTACTGCGGAAAAAGCTGAAAATTTAATTGTAGCAAACGAAAGTATATCAGCAGCAAACTTTTTAAGAGGCGATAGCACCAGTACTACAAGTTTTCCTTTAAACGTACAAAATAATCAAGGTTTAAGTGTTGGTATTAATGCAGAATTAACTGTAGGTGTTGAAGGTAACGCCGGCATTATACAACAAAATATTGGTGGCGCAAACATTGACATTCGTGTAAGAAATAACGATGTTACTCGAACGTTGATGCGATTAGATAGTGCGTTACGTGTTGGTATTAATAACGAAGCGCCAGAAAAAGAATTAGATGTTACTGGTGATATTCAAAATAGTGGATCGTTATTAGTTAATGGCACTACAGAATCAACAGTGTTTAACAACGGTGCTGTAATAATTAAAGGTGGTACTGGTATTGCTAAAAATTTAAATGTTGGTGGCAACAGTAGAATATCTGGAACATTAACATCAGCGCAAATATCCCCAGACGATAATAACATAAGAGATATTGGATCACCGGCATTTAAATATAGAAATATTTATGCTTCAACATTTACAGGAAATTTAGTAGGTAACGTTAGTGGTACAATTACTGGACGTTCTACATCTTCAGACAGATTAACTTCTAGAACAACGTTTGCTATTAGAGGAGACGTTGAATCAGTTGTTGATGTAGTGTTTGACGGGCAGTTCCAAGACCCAACATTTAATAACGGTACAGGAGTACCGGCTGGCGAGTTGCCGTTACGTAAAGTTTTAAGAACAGAAATATCAAATACATTCATTGCCGATAAAACTGCAATAACAGAGTCAGACAGCAAAGATGAATTAATTATTAACTCTGTATCAGGGGATATTGGTTTAAAGAAAATAACTAGAGAAAATCTTTTAAAGTCGGTTCCTGTCAATCCACCAGGCGTACTAGTGCCGTACGCAGGAGATGCAGCACCGGTTGGTTGGTTATTGTGCGATGGCAAAGAGTATGAACAAGAATCATTTAAAGAATTATTTGCAGTAATTGGATTTAAATTTGGTAGTAGAAGTTCAGTTACTCCAGGCTTTTTTAAAATCCCAGATCTTAGAGGTAGATTACCTTTAGGCGCTGATAATATGGGCGGCGCAAGTGCTAATATTATTGTTGCTGAATCTGCAGATAACATTGGTACGTTTGATGGAACAGAAACTAAACCAATTACACTTGCAAACCTACCAGAACATAAGCATGATTTACGAGACAGCACACGTCAGCAATTTTATGCTATCGCAGACGTATTAGGCACACCTACTGACGATAATGTTCAGATATATGATGCTCCTACTGGCACAGGGTTAGGTCAGGCTCTTTCAAACAGCGGCGGCGTTATTTCTAGTGTAGGGTTAGGAGAACCGTTCAATGTTATGCCTCCAACTATAACACTAAATTATATCATTTATACAGGAAGAGCATAATGAGTTACAGACTTAATAAAACCAACGGCGAACTACTAATAGAGTTAGTAGACGGACAAATTGATGCTACTTCAACGGATATAGTTTTAGTAGGAAGAAATTATAAAGGCTTTGGTGAATTTTTAAACGAAAACTATATTAAGCTTCTTGAAAATTTTGCAAAGACAAGTGCTCCAGGCAAGCCTTTAACTGGACAACTGTGGTATGATACCGCAGAAGAACGACTAAAGATTTACAACGGAGAAACATTTAAGGCTGCAGGCGGACCAGTAGTAAGTAATGTAAGACCTAATCTAGTAGTTGGTGACTTATGGATTGATAGTGAAAATAACAAGTTGTATTTTTTCGATGGTTCGGATCTAGTATTAGTAGGCCCTAATTATGACGCAGCACAGGGAAGAACAGGATTTGAAGCAGTTACTATTTTAGATAGAAATAGTCAAGACCAAACAGTATTATTCATGTATGTTGCTGGCCAATTAACTGGAATCATATCTAGAACTACATTTGTTCCTCTAATCAATATTGTTGGATATCCATTAAACCCGGATGACCTAAGTACACCTCGACGACAAATTGTTAAACAGGGTCTTAATCCTGTAAATTTAGATTTTTGGTTTAGAGGAACATCACAGAGTACACGATCTCTAATCAGTGATGCTGGCGAAGAATTTACTGAAGCCAACTTCATGAAAACAGACAGAAATACTACAACTACTGGTAATATTAAAATTAGAAATAGTGGTGGTTTAAGTATTGGTGTTAGTGATACAGAATTTCTTGTTTTAAAAATTGCAAGCGAAATAAGCACTATTGAAACTCAACGATCTAATAAAGATTTTACAATTAGAACACGTCGAGGAAACTCTTTTGATAATGCGTTATATATTGATGCTACAAATAAACGTGCCGGCATTTGGACAGTAACTCCGTCAACTGATCTTGACATAAACGGAAGCACTAGAATTACTGGAGATCTTGAAGTTGAAGGTAATTTTACAGTTAAAGGTGAAACTTTATTTTTAGATGTATCTAATTTAAGAATTGAAGATAAAACAATTGAACTAGCTTCTACATCTGACAGCACATTACTTACTCCTGAAGCAGCCGACGGCGCTGGAATTATTGTAAGAATGCAAGGTGATAGTAAAACATTAACTTGGGAATATGAGACTGGCGCTTGGACATTTAGTGAAGATCTTAATTTAGTAGCCGGAAAATCTTATAAAATAGGTAATGTTACTAAATTATCAACAAACAGATTAGATGATAGCATTTTATATGCTGAAGGATTAATTAGTATTGGTACTTTAGTAGAATTAAATGTTGACAATTTTAATTTTAACGGTTCTAATATGGTAGTATCGGGCCCACTAGGAATTTCGTCAACGGGCACAATAGTCATAAACAATCAAAATATTACAGGAGTGTTAGATCCAACTACTAACTTTGACGTAGCAAATAAACGCTATGTAGATCAAACAGTTGCATCAGAACCTCTTGTAATGAGTTTAGACTTAACAGGGTTATCAAATCCTAATGCATCTTTTGCATCAGATGGTCCTTATAATGATGTTATTGGGATTCTCAATTTTATGTATCCTGCAATAGAAAAACAACCAGGAACAATTGCTAGAGTTTATTGTATTTCTTATACAGGAACAACAGTTTCAGGGATCGATGTTACAGCAGCATCTAATAAATCTTATGTTTCAGTCTATATAGATCCTGATGACAGTACTACTCCACAGCTAGAAAGCGTATTGCAGGATATTAACTTTGCTACAGTTTCGGGTATTGCAAATCTAAGTCCAAGCAGAGCAACTATGGAATTTACAGTAAACAGCGGAGTTTGGCAATGGGTTCGTACAAACCCACTATAATGGATAAATACTACATCGCTTTAGGGGTTAAACATAATGGCATATACAATTGATAGATATAATAAAGGTCAACTAACCGTAATTGAAGACGGTACTATTGATCAAAGCACCGACTTAAAATTAGTAGGTAAGAATTATGCAGGTTACGGTGAAATACAAAACGAAAACTTTGTATTTTTACTTGAAAACTTTTCAGGAACAAATGCGCCTCCTAGAGCAGTAAGCGGACAGCTTTGGTTTGACAGTGCAAATAGCAAACTTAAATTTTATGACGGATTCCAGTGGAGAACCACAGGCGGTGCTGAAGTAAGTAGTAATGTTCCAACCGGTCTAAAGCGAGGCGATTTTTGGTGGGATACAGCTAATGAACAGTTGTATACATACAACGGTATTGATTTTGTACTTATTGGACCACAAAGTGCAGGATCAGGACAAACACAGATTGTAAGTCGTACAGTTAGAGATACCGGTGGTGGATCAAGAGGCATTATTACAGCAGTTGTTAATGATGAAGTTATTTTTGTCATAAGCAATCAAGATTTTACTATTGACACTAGTGATGTTGCTAGTAACATTTCTGGATTTGACAGAATCAAACAAGGTATTACATTAAAGAATACGTTAAATAGCTCAGGCGGAGTTACATCAGGCGATTGGAGATTCTGGGGAACTGCATCTAACACTGAAAAATTAGGTGGTCAACCTGCGGCTAATTATGTTCGATCTGACAATCCAACATTTAACTCTTTAGCATCTTTTAGAGATGCAGGTATATTAGTAGGTGATTCTGGAGATTTTAGAATCAGTGTTGAATCAACAACTACTAATGCTATAATTGCAAACGAAGTTGGTAATCAAATTGTTTTTAAAGCAAAGGATCTTTTAGGCAACATCAAAAATCCAATGCGTATATTTGCTGATAATATTATACCAGGATTTGTTGCAGGTACTGAATTTACTCCAAATCCAACTAGATTAGGTTCAACAATTGGTACAGCTGATTATCCTTGGCTAAACATATATGCAGACACATTTACAGGTTTAGCTCAACGTGCTAGTGCTCTTGTAGTAGCAGGCGAAAATAGACTTGGTTCATTAACAGCAACACCTAACACTGTTGCTATTAGAAATAATGATGGAGATATTTTTGCAAATGTATTTCAAGGAGTTGCAGCTGAAGCACGATATGCTGACTTAGCAGAAAAATATACAACTGATCAAGAACATATTCCAGGAACTATTATGATGGTATGTGAACATCCAGATCATGAGTTAGAAGCATGTCAAAGCACTGGCTTTCCTGTAGGTGTTGTGTCAACAGCGCCAGCATTTACAATGAATGCCGAAGCTGATGGTCAAGCCATTGCTCTAAAAGGCAGAGTTCCAGTAAGAATTATAGGCGCTGTTAAAAAGGGTGATATAATATATGCAGGAGACCACGGCGTAGGATCATTATCAGGCCCTTATAAAATTGGTGTAGCATTAGAAAGTAATTCTTTAGAAAATGAAAAATTAATCGAGTGTGTACTAGTATTATAAATATAGTAGTATTTAATAGGAAATAACATGTCAGTAACAGTCGGCTCAAAGATTACAGCAGCAAATTATAATACCTTACAAAGTAGGGTTGCCAACATATTGGGGCAAGGCTTTGATCAATCTGGATACGGACAGTCATTAGTTAGTAGTTTAGTTGATGCTGAGACGTTAATAACAGCTGAACATATGGAATTATTAAGAACTGATCTTAATAGAATTTGTGTACATCAAACTGGTAGTCTCTCAAATCTTTCAGAATTAGATTCTGGCGACAAAATTAGTGCTAACGCAGTAAATGGTGATCCAACTAAAGGTTTTAACGCTTATGTTTCACTAATGAATGTTCTTGAACCAAATGCTCAAATAGTAGATCCTACACAAGTTACAATAGAAACAGCTATTACAAGTGTTAGATATAGTCCATGGAACGGTCAGCCAGTACATTCTTTTACAGTAACTTGGAATAGCCAAGATCAGCGTAGAGCATTTTTTAACGCTGGCGGCGAAATACACGTATCTGCTGAAATTGCTGGAGATACAACATCAAAAGGCTTAGATTGGAATGCCATGCTTCAAAACATGGGTACTATTAAATTTGGCAAAAATGCTACAACTAAAACAGGTAGTGGCGGAACAGCTTATTCAATTGGAAATTACCAAATAACATCTTCTTATCAAAGAATTTTTGAAAGAAATGGACAACTTAGCACTTATGCCGAAAACAGATACTACGTGTCAGCAAAAGAAATAAGTACTAGAGCGATCCAGTTTAGAATAGAATTTTTAGATGCTGATAGCGGAGATCCAGGAAACGACGAATCAGTCTTTGGAACACTTACTAGTTTAGTTAAACAACTCCGTCCAACCGGAAGTTACGTATCAATTACATCTCCATCATATTCTAATCAAGTTGATCTCGCCAGCGGCGCTTAACAAGGTTAAACTATGACAGTAAGTATTGGTAATGTAGCACAAAACACAGACTATAATAATTTAGTTTCTGAGATAAGAAATATCTTAGGCAACGGTGTTGGTGCAGCAGGGTACGGTCAATTAATTTCTAACTTAACAACAGTAACTGGAAGTTCTACAAAAGATATAGCCATTACAGAATGGAACAATCTTAGAACACAAATTAATAGAATTTCTAGACATCAGCAAAATACTGATCAAAGTATTGGTGCTCTTACTACCGGTAGAATTATTGGTGCAGATGAATCAGGTACTAGTGTAACACGGGTAGATACTGGTGGAACCATAACATTTACTCATAATAGTTCTGACACTACTATGGGAGTTAACGATTTTATTACAGCCGTTGCAAACGTAAAAACTATATCTGATGCAGTCACTCCTACAGTTCATCCTATACAAAATACATTAACAAATACTAGGGTATTTGCATCGAGTACACGTACTGCATCATGGGGCGGCGCTGGACAGCTACAAACAGTAAATTGTATATTTGAAATAGTTTTTGAAGGCGGGTATCAAGTTTCTGATTCTACTACCGGTGCTACAGTCACAGCAACTGGAGCAGATCATAGAAGACACTTTTTTAATACAGGCGGCGAAATAAGAATTTCAGGCGCAAATACTAGTACTAGTCAAGTTAAAGGGTCAGACTGGGCAGTGATGCTTCAAAATATGGGAGCAGTAGTACTTGGTAAAAATAAGACTACTGTGACTGGCACAGGAAGAGCAAGAGACGGCGTTACTGATGTTAACCTAGATGGTATTGTTGATAGTAGCATAGGAAATTTTCAATTAACAACAAGTTATCAATTAATTTTTCAACGTAATGGCGGCGGGGAAAGTGCAAACTATGCTGAAAATACCATTACAATGTATGCACGACGAAACCTTACTGGCGACATTATTACTATATCAATTGAATTAACTGATAACGATTTAGGCGACCAAACAGGTACAGGGCCAGGAGTTGACGAGCCAGTTGACGGTACATTACAGATTGGGTTAGATCTAAGACGAGCCACTGGCAGTTTTGTTTCAGTCCCTACTCCTGTAGCAATAGTAGCAGACGAATTATTCACATAATCATTGACATCCTGCACATTTTGTTATATAATAGTGTGTAGGAGGTCTCAATGGACGATCGTTTAGAAAAAGCACTTGAATTTTCAAATTTTATGACTACGCTGAATAATCAGCGCAGAGTCATTCGTGAACAATTTTTAGAAAATTGTATACATTATCTTAATGGCGGTAAATTTTCAGTTACTAGAGAACTGATCAATTTTTGCAGTTTAATGCAAAGTCGAGGTCACGCTAATATTGTTCTTATAGATGACAACGATGCTCCGGTTGAAGTATCTGATCTAGAAAAATTTTTAGATGACATAACTGACATTTATTTTACTAACTCAAATGAATACCTTAATAAGTACAACGAAATCAAAAAAAATAGAACAGTAAAGGGACTTGTTAATTTATGACGAGGGGAGTATTACTGTTTGCTCTTAATAATTCTACAATTGATTATATTAAACAAGCAATCTATTGTGCAAAAAAAATTAAGAAACATTTAGGCATTCCTGTAGCTCTTGCAACAGATAATCCTGACTATCTAAAAAGTCAATTTCCGTATTATGAAAAATACATACAACATATAATCCCGTTAGATTTTTATACAACCACTCAAACTCGAAGGTTTCGTGACGGTACAATGAGCAAGCGTGATCTAGAATGGAAGAATCATAATAGATCAAGTGCATACAATATAACGCCGTTTGACGAAACTATTGTTATGGATACTGATTTTATCATAGGTAACAATTTGCTTTTAAATTGTTTTGGTACCGACGAAGAGTTTTTCATATATAGAAATGTTGAAGATTTAAATCAAGATAGGCCTGACGGTCACGAATTTAATAAAATTAGTGACAGAAGTATTGATATGTATTGGGCTACTGTTTTTTATTTTAAAAAAACAGAGTTTATGCAAAGTTTTTTTGAATTACTAGATCACATTAAAGAAAATTGGCATTTCTATAGATTAATATATCAAATTCCGTTTAAATTGTTTCGTAATGATTATACGTTTAGTATAGCAATTCATATGCTAAATGGGTTTCAGCGTACTAGCTGGCCTAAAGCATTACCTGGAAAATTATGGTTTACTACTGACGCTGACGTATTAATAAAAATGGAAGATGAGAGTTATACATTTTTATTAGATAAAAAAGAGTGGGTAGGGCATTATACCGCCGGATACATTAAAGATACTAATATTCATATCATGAATAAGTTTAGCCTTAATCGTGCAATAGATGAGGCCTTGACAAATGAATAAAGGATTTTGTTTACTTGCACAAAATAATGAAACTACTGATTATGTAAAACAGGCATATGCTTTAGCATTGAGTCTTCACAAGTATAACAAAGATCAAAAAATTTCGTTAATTACAAACGACACAGTTCCAACAGAATACAAAAATGTCTTTGATCAAATACTTCCAATTCCGTGGGACGATAGTGCAAAAGATGCACAATGGAAAATACAGAATCGTTGGAAGGTATATCATGCTAGTCCCTACGACGAAACAATTGTCTTAGAAGCAGACATGTTAATACTAACTGACATTACACATTGGTGGCAAGAACTAGGCAAGCGAGATTTATTTTTTGTAAGTAATGTCCGCACATATCGAGACGAATTAGTAACTTCTGCTTATTATAGAAAAACTTTTATTGCTAATAAACTTCCTAATCTTTATAGTGCCTGTCATTATTTTAAAAAGGGAGATGTTGCTAAGGAGTTTTATAATCTAGTTGAAATGATTACAAATAATTGGCAATTATTCTATGGTAAATTTGCGTCAGAAGAATATCAAAAATGGTGTTCAATGGATGTTAGCTGTGCTCTTGCAAGTAAAATATTAGGTAACGAAACAGAAATAACTGATCCTAATAGTTTTATTACCTTTACGCATATGAAACCTCATGTGCAAGGATGGAGACAAACTCCAGAGCAATGGACTAAAGTTATTGGAAAATATTATAGACCTGATGGTACATTAATTCTGGGTAATTATGTTCAAAAAGGTTTATTACATTATGTGGAAGACGAGTTTCTAACAGATAATATTATTGAGAAATTAATATAAAAGGAAAATAATAATGAAAATTTTAATGACTGGAACAAGCGGCTTTATAGGTCAACATTTAGAACCGTTGTTAAAAGAACAACACGAGATTTATTCTTTAAAAAGCGACTTACTAGATTTTGATGCAGTTACAAAAGAAGTTTTAGACTTTCAGCCTGACATTATTGTACACCTTGCCGCACGTACAGAAGTAGAAAAAAGTTTTTACGAACAAATAACATTTAGTCAAATTAATTATGTAGGTAGTGTCAATTTAATTGAAACTGCAACAAAAATTCCTAATCTTAAAAACTTCGTGTTTGCAAGTACTATGGAAGTGTATGGTTGGCAACCTATTAGTGATATTGTCCAATCTGGTAGAGTTCCGGAAATATTTGAAGCTTTTGACGAAAACACACCGCCCAATCCTAATGCGCCTTATGCTGTGGCTAAGTATGGAGTTGAAAAATATTTAGAATATGCACATCGTTGTTTAGAACTACCATTTACTGCTATTAGACAAACAAACTGTTATGGCCGCAAGGATAATGAATTTTTTGTTACTGAACAAATTATTAGTCAGATGCTGGCTAATCCGTATGAAGCAGAGTTTGGATATGCAGAGCCATATCGTAACTTTATCTTTATCGATGACATGCTAAGTGCTTGGACTACTATTATCAATAATCCTGCACTAGTAAACACAGGAAAAATCTTAACTATTGGTCCAGATAATCCAATTAAGATTAGAGAATATGCAACTATAATTGCAAAGAAACTTAATTGGGATGGTAAAATACATTGGCATCGCAAACTACACCGTCCAGGAGAAATTTATTGGTTGAATAGTAATCATAATTTACTTACCAAGCTAACCGGGTGGACACCTAAAGTAAGTTTAAGTGACGGTCTTGACAAAACTATTGAAATTTGGAAAGAAAAATTAAAATGAAATGGTATTTTAATTTTAAAGATCCTGGAGGCGAGATATGGAAAATAACCAATGAGCTTGACGAGTCAACTCCGTATATAGAAGTAGAAGCCGAACTTTATAAAGAGTTTTCAACTGAACAAAAGCGAATGCAAGACTACATTATTGTTCCTACTGGCAAGACAGATTTAAAATATGAATTGCAATTGAAACATCAAGATCTATTAACATTTGACGTAGATACAAGCGTTCATCAAATTCAAAAAGTTGATAATGTTAATACTAATAATGCAGTTGTAATCGAACAAGATGTTAAACAGGGAGTTTGGACAATCAGTATGACCGAACAACTACGAGCGTTATTAACTCAGACTGCATATTATAAAGATAAAACTCAGCTGATATATGTTACTGATCAAGACGACCCAAATATTTTACTAGACACAATAGAAGTAAAGTTGTATAATATACTATTCGATAAATCGTTTGTGCTGCCTAATCAATTAGTAAAAGTTGCTCAACGATTAAATGTAAGTTTGTATTGTGGTAAGATATTTGAAAATTATTATCATTTGGTAAAAAATTATGAAAATTAAAGTAGCGGAACAGGACATTATTTTCCTTAGTTATGACGAACCTAATGCTGAAAAAAATTATGCTGACCTATGTGCAAAAGTTCCTTGGGCAAAAAGAGTTCATGGAGTTAAGGGCAGCGACGCCGCACACAAAGCATGTGCCGCACTAAGCGAAACAGAATACTTTGTTACTGTAGATGCTGATAATATAATTGATCCAAAATTTCTTGACATTGAAGTAGACTTAGCAGAATTAGGTCTCACTACTGAGCATGTGTTTAGTTGGTGCGGAAAAGTTCACGTCAACGGCCTTATGTATGGCAATGGTGGTTTAAAAATGTGGACACGTAAATTTGTTAATAATATGCGTACACACGAAAATTCAGCAGTTGACGACGAAAAGGGAAAAGTAGAATTTTGTTTTGACGAAAAGTATTATCAGTTCAACGACAGTTATTCAGAAAGTTTTACTAATGCAACACCTTTTCAAGCCTGGCGAGCAGGATTCCGCGAAGGTGTTAAAATGAGCCTCAACCAAGGCACTAAAACTACTGATATAAAAAAGGTGTGGTGGCAAAATTATCAACGATTACTTATATGGTGCAATATTGGTGTAGACGTTGATAACGGCATTTGGAGTACAATAGGTGCTCGAGAAGGTTGTTACATGACTAATTGTACTGACTGGGATTATGCACAGGTGCGCGACTTTGAATATTTAACTGAGTATTGGAAAGAAAAGGGATACGGTCCTACAACAGATACTTCTGATTATTTTAATTGGTTAGGTACTGAACTTAAACACAAGTGCGGTTTAGAAGTTTCCAATATTGATAGTGACGGTTCAAAATTTTTCAAGACGGTGTATCAAAACACGCCAAGAATAATTAAAAGGGCAAAATGAGCAACGAGCAAAAAATACAAATACTCAAAGATAAACGAGATAAAATTAACTCAGTAAGTTGTAGTTTTTGCACAGCTAAATGGTTACAAACAACTTTATATCTGCAAAACGGTTACAATCACAGTTGCCATCATCCTGCTCCTCATAAGATTCCTCTCGAAGAAGTACTAGCAGATCCTGCGGCATTGCATAACAGTAAATTTAAAAAAAGCCAACGTGAACTGATGCTCAAAGGCGAGCGACCTAGTGAGTGTGATTATTGTTGGAACATAGAAGATTTAAATAAAGATTATTTTAGCGATAGGCATTATAAAACATCGGATTACTGGGCATGGGATAAATTTGATCAAATTGCTAACAGCGACCCTAATGATAATGTTTATCCTAGTTATTTAGAAATTAGTTTTTCCAATGCATGTAATTTTGCGTGTATTTACTGTAGTCCTGAAATTTCATCTAAATGGATGGAAGATATACAACAGAACGGGTCTTACCCAGTTAAGAATGGAGCTCATCATTTAGGCTGGTTAAAACAAGTGGGACGTTATCCGTATGCACATCACGATGAGAATCCGTATGTAGACGCTTTCTGGAAATGGTTTCCAGAAACGTTACCGCATTTAAAAGTGTTGCGTATTACAGGCGGTGAACCAACTATGAGTAAAGACTTATGGAAATTATTAGATTACTTAATTGAAAACCCGCAGCCTGAATTAGAATTAGCTATTAACACTAACATGTGTGTGCCTGATGTATTAATTGAAAAATTAATTAATAAAATTAATAGCTTACGAGGTGTGATAAAGCGTTTAGATATTTACACTAGTCTTGAAAGCACTGGATCTCAGGCAGAATATGCAAGAGACGGATTAGACATCAGTGTATGGCAGCAGAATGTTTGTAAAGTATTAGATAATACGCAATCAACAGTGGCTATAATGACCACTGTTAACATATTAAGTTTACCTACCTTTGTAGATTTTATAGAACTAGTAATGCAGTTACGTAAAGATTACAATACAAACTTTGAACATAATCGAATTCCGCTCAGTATAAATTATCTAAGATGGCCACCACATTTGCAATGCACTCTTTTAGATAAAGAAGAAAGACAGCAGTATGCAGATGATATCTATGTAGCTTGTGAAAAATGGCTGAAATATTATAGCTTAGAAAAGTATGCTCGAATCTATTTAGAAGAATGGGATCAAATACAAAGATTTTGTGATTACTTACGCACAGCAGAACCAGCAGTAGAACACAGACAGGACTTTGTAAGATACATACAAGAGTATAATTTTAGAAGAAACAAATCGTTTACTAAGATATTTCCTGAATTCAAAAACTTATTAAAGGAATGGGATGCCCAAGAAGCCTGAAGAAGATTTAAAGCAATATAGAGAACGTGTTCTAGACACTAAGAGCACCAGCTTCTGCGGAGCAAAATGGTATAATGCTACTACATGGCTAGGTAGTGGTACCACAGCAAGTTGCCATCATCCTCCAGCACATAAAATTCCAATAGAGGAAATTAAACGTAATTACACTGCTATTCATAATACTGAACATAAAAAAGAAATGCGTCGAATGATGCAGTCTGGCGAACGCCCTCGCGAGTGTGAGTACTGTTGGAAAATGGAAGACATGGGCAAAGATGCTGTTAGTGATCGAACATTTAAAAGTATCATTTATACTGATGAAGAACTACAACAGGCGTTTGATGCAGACATAAACGAAAATACTAATTTAAAAACTTTTGAAATTGCATTTGATAGGGTATGTAATCTTGCCTGTTCATATTGTAATGCTAGTTTCTCAACTACATGGGCAAAGGATATTAAAAACAACGGTCCTTATATTAATCTTGTAAGTGACGGCGCAGGCGCATTTCATCACGATGGATCTTGGGCACAGCCTTACAAAGACGATGAAGATAATCCCTATGTACAAGCATTTTGGAAATGGTGGGATAACGGACTATCAGAAAGTCTACAAGAGTTACGAATCACAGGCGGCGAACCTCTAATGAGTGGTAACACATGGAAATTATTTGATTGGTTTGAAGCGCAAAACAGTGATATGAGATTTGCTATTAACAGTAACTTAATTGCAAAGTCTGATATTATAGATAAGTTAATTGCTAAATCAAAAAATATTAAACACTTTGATTTGTACACAAGTTGCGAAGCAGTAGGCGATCAAGCAGAATACATACGTGATGGTCTAGATTATCAACTATGGAAAACAAATCTAAAAAGAATTCTTACAGAAGCAAACTATAAAGGTGTACACATAATGATGACTATTAATAGTTTATCTTTGTTTAGTATTACTGAATTTCTTGACGAAATGTACCAGCTAAAAGAAATGACACAAAGTAGAACTCCTACTGTTAGTTTAAATCTGTTAAGATTTCCTAGTTTTCAAAGTCCGTTGGCACTACCTAATCATATTAAAGATCATTGCCATAAAAAGCTGTCAACATGGTATGCGCAAAATAAAGACCTACCAGGTTGGCACGAATTTGAACGTGCAAGTATTGAAAGATTAATTGATTATCTTGTTACAGTAGATGCACCTCATCGCAGAACAAGTAATCCTATTACACTGTGGAGAGACTTTAAAACTTTTTATCAGCAGTACGATCAGCGCAGATCAAAATCCATATATGTATTTCCTAAAATTTTAACAGATTGGATTGATACTATACCTGATACAGACATAGCAATAAAAGAGTTAGCAGACAAAGAAGGCTGGGTGTTAACACCTGACTCAAGGAACATTGATGATCCTATTGCGACCTACAATTAATTTATATTACGATAATATTGTTAACGGAATACCTGTTCCTAACGGCATAACACGATATAAAATTAATAAACAGTACGATATTCCAGTGATGTCTAGTTTAGAATACAGTGATCAAGTCCTTAAAACTACGTATTTTTATAATGTAATGAAGGCAAACGAAGTCACAGTTAATTTGTTTACTAAAAGAGATATGGCGTCAAATTTATTTTATCCATTGGAGCTTTCAAAAACAGCAATACGGAATCGTCTTATTGATATTATTCCGGAAAAGACATTAACTCGTATTAAAAAACGAAAAATGAAATTATTATTACTTTATCAACAATGGATAGGTGATTATAACTTTATGCAAAATCTTAAAGAAAGAATTGATGTATTAATTCGAAACGGAGTTCCTACTGATCAAATTTATTTAATAACCGGTGATATTAATTGTTCCTATCAGGAATTATTTGACAAGGTTAAAGTATTTGGTATTGATTGGTGGCAAATTGCTTATCAACTAACTTGTAAATCTAAGTATCAAAATATTGATTATCATTGGGTCACATTTTTACTAGATGATGAAGTGCGTGAAAGTTTTGATATCAATAATTGGAATAATCCCAGTTTACTATTTACAGCATTAACTGGTGAATCGTCAATGCATTCACTGGCTACTATTACTGAACTAGAATCTAGAGAATTATTAGATAAAGGTTGCTATGAATTTAATGTTAAGAAAAACAAAAATCTAAATTTAGATAGTAAAATATTTACTAATGAGTCATTGTTAAATAACAAACAGTCAAAAAAAGATATAATTAATAATTTATTATCATCTGAGACAACTATCGCAAATATATCGGAGTCATTAGAAGACAGTCTATTTGCAATTGTAGCAGAGCCGTTCACACCTATGATGGATAAAACGTATCTGTCAGAAACAAATGCACTATGGGTATCGCCAAATATATGGAACGCTATTGCTCAAGGTTATCCTTTTATGGTAGTAGGAAGTTTATCTACTATGCGTTATCTTAATAACGAAGGATATTTTAGTTATGTAGATCTGTTTAATGAAACATATGATAGTGTTAGTGATTTAAAAATTAAATTAAATTTAATAATGACTGAAGTTGACAGATTATCTAAATTGTCTAAAGAAGAAATTAATGATCGTATAATTTTAACAAAACCATTTATCGAGGCCAATAAGAAAAAGTTTTATGATAAAAAACACACTTGGAAATTTTACGACCTTTTCAAAGAAATGCAATATGAATAAAGATTTTAATAATTTTTGTGTAGCACCCTGGATGCACTTGCACGTCATCAACGACGGTAGAGCTTTTGCATGTTGTCAAACCCCATTAAAAAACGAAAATAGTTTTGGAAATGTAAAAACTCAAAAACTTATAGAAATTGTTAATAGTGATCAAGCTAAAGTAATGAGGAAAAATATGCTTGAAGGCAAGCCTCTGCCTACTGCTTGTGAAAGATGTACTTCTAAAGAAGCTGTTGGACTTAATAGTATGCGAACAGGCTTTAATGATAGATGGTATGCAGAAATGCAACCGTTAATTGAACAAACAGATATAGACGGTGCCATTCCTTCATTGCAATTAAAATACTGGGATTTTAGATTTAGTAACTATTGTAATCTAGCTTGCACAACATGTTCACCACTGTTTAGTACACAGTGGGCATCTGATTGGATTAAACTACATCCTGGATACGACAAATATTCTGAAACAAGATTAATTGATTTAGAAAAAGCAGATTTATTTTGGGACGACATTGCACAAAATTTAGATACAATGAAGCAGATACATTTTGCAGGTGGCGAACCACTAATGATGCCTGAACATTGGAAAATTTTAAAACTACTTGATGAACGTAAAAAATATGACATTGAATTAAGATACAGTACCAATGGGACCACGTTAGGTAGAGATAAAGACAATGTATTAGATTATTGGAAAAAATTTAAACATGTACATTTAAGTTTGAGCATCGATGGCGAAGGTGATGCATTTGAATATATCAGATATAAAGGTAACTGGAAATCTACATTTGAAAATTTAAAACGTATACGAGAAAGCGGAGTAGTTGATTATTGGTTTCATCCTACAGTGAGTATATTAAATATATTTAGATTAACAGAATTGCATGAAGTTTTACATAAAGCAGATCTTATGCCTTTAAAATCAATACACAAGCACATGGGCTTCAACATTGAAAATTATTGGGTTGATAGATTTCACCTGAATCCTTTGTTTACTCCTGATTATTATAGTATAACAGTTCTTCCTGCCCATTTAAAAGATCAAGCCGCTGAAAAAATAACAAAGTATGGCAAGAAGCTTGAGGCTGACACAGCAATACCTTTTAGCGGTTGGCAAAATATTATTGATTTTATGTATAGTGAAGATCGCAGCATACTATTTGAAAAGTTTAAATGGAAATCGCAACAGATTGATACTATTCGAAACAATGATGTTTTTGCATTTAATCCGGAGCTTATCAATGTTAAATAAAATAAAAAAATATATAAGAGGTTTAACTCTTGAAGAGTATATAAAATATGTAAAAACATCATCAAGTCATGTTAATAGTATTGACGACCTTGCACAATTTGGTATTAAAAAATCAGTATGGTCTAAAGATGACTATGAGCGCGGCTATACAACTGTACTAGGTATGAATTCAGCAGAGGAAAAAATAGTAAAACCTGGAGATTGGGAGTACGTTATCAATAGATACAATTTTAGAGAAATATGGGACTTTAATTCTCCTAGACCTAAAATTGGATTTTTTGGTTGTAGTTTTACATTTGGTGAAGGTATAGAATATAAAGATACATTTGTTAGTATGGTTTCAAAGCAGTTTGACCTTAATTGTTTTAATTTAGCTATAGGTGGATCTTCTTTACAAAGGGTGGCAAAAACGTTTAGTGCTGCCTCTAAAGTAATAGATCTTGATTATGCTGTGTTTACCTTGCCGCAATGGCATAGACAAATGTATCTTGACGATCAAGGTAAAATTGTTAATCTTATACCCCAATGGCCGCATCAACAGTATGAAGAATTAAGTAATCAGCTTACTGCTTTAGACGAGGAATATTATATAGTACAAGCAGTATCTTATGTAAACTGGATACATGATTTAGCAGAACATAAAAATATAAAAATAATTTTATGTTCTTGGGATTATCCACTAAACGATTTATGTGAGGTTATGTACCCTAATGAAACAATAAAACCTTTTCCTAATATTGATGATAAATGCGCTAGAGATAAAATGCATCCTGGTATACGTTCTCAACATGCACATGCAGAGCAAATTAAAAGAGCAATATATGATAGAGCTTGGTTTTAGAAATAAAGATAATCAAATAAAATATCTTCAGATTAAACCTGATGATACAGCATTGGCATCTGCATGGACTAAACAATTAGATCATTTATTACTAACACATAATAACAAAATATTTCAAAAGAATTTTAGTTTGTTAGGGTTTCATAACGATTGCAGAACGCGAGAACATATTTGTAATGATTTAGATAGGAGTATCCAAACAATAAATTATTATAAAGCATATAGAATTAATGAAGATTTTAGTTCTTTAAGATACGAACACAATCAAGATCTTCTTAATGTTCTACATCATCATTTTGAAATAACACAAGGACAATTATGGAAACCAGGTACTGTTTTAGCTAAAGCTAATGGGGAAACAAGAAATGCAATATCTATGCTTAACCATTGTTGCCATGAATTAGAGGCATGGTATGAAACAGAAAAAAATAGCCCTGAATGGACCAACGGATATTTTTATTATAATGTACTTGGAGTAACAGATCGTATTGAAATTCCTCTAGAAGAAAAACGAAATTTTACTAGAGACATTACTGATGGTTTAGTTTATCTTCATTATGCGCAAACAGGCAAGACATGGTACGAAGCATATCTTGACAATGATAATATAGTAGAAGCAAATGGCATTTCAGAACACAGAATAATCAGCGGCGAGTTTAATTGTTACTTTGGAACAGGCTATGAATTGCCTATGGATGACAATTTTACAAAATGGTTAGAAGCAAGAGGAGTAGATCCTACAGACGAACAGCTTGCACTTGGTTATGCACCTGTGGGAAAAATTATTGATATGCCATATACTGAGGCAGTAGATTTTTTTAAAGAATATACAGATTTTTACTCAATTGAATTTAATAAAAAACGCATAGAATACGACTACAGACATACTGATATTGGTTATTTTCCTATGTTAGAACGTATGTGGAGTAAATGGAATGGCTAATTTTATTAATGGTATATGGGAAAATGCTGGAAATGAATTTTGGAATATTAAGAAACCTGACGAAATATTAGGTATAGCTCGTGTGTCTACTTACACATGGATTTTTTACTGAAGGCGGTCTAAGAAAGCCAGTTGGGGTTCATTGGAGTCCTGTGTCTCTTGACTGGAGAATACATCCGGGTGGAACAAGACAAGCAATTATAAAATATTTTGCACCCGATGAAATAGATTGTCTTTGTTTTAATACAGGCGGTCAACCTATGCAATTTATAAAAGAATTTAACACAGTAGAAGAAATTGCTGAATATACTAATAGCTCTAAAGTTTTTTTAGTAGTTACAGATGAACGCGGTCATTATATACCGCATGTTCATTTAGATGGATTTACTATTAAACCTGCAATGGTCGAGACACATGCACAGATGAAAAAGTTTTTTAGAAAAACTAAGATTGAAGCTAATTTTGATTTAGCTGAGTTAGGATATGATGAAACAAAAATATTAAAAACTGAAAAAAAACGCATAAAAATAACTATTGAAGATCAGTCTATGGATACAAAGGTAAAAGCAATGCTACTATTACCGTCGTTTAATAATTTTGAAGGACATGGAGTTAAAATTGAGCGTACCTAATCTAGAACGTGCAGTAGTTGAAGTTTTTGGGGGATGTAATTATACCTGTCAAATGTGTCCACAGACTGAAGGTAGAGGCAAGGCCTGGACACGTAAAATGCCACTTAATATGTTTGAAAATATATTAGATCAGTTACCAGGTAATCCAGTTATTAATCTTGAAGGTAGTGGCGAACCTACTCTTGCTAAAGATTTGCCTTTGTACATAGAAGCATGCACTAAACGAAATTTTCCTAGTTTTATGTATACTAATGGAAGTTTTTTCAGCGGTCATTTCATGCAAGATTGTGTAGACGCTGGACTAAGTTTTGCAAGATTTAGCTGTATTGGATACAATAAAGAAAAATATCGTGAGTGGATGAATGTTGATAATTTTGATTTACTAAAGACCAATGTAATAAAGGCCAAAGAGTATATTAAAAAATCTAACAGCAAATGTATACTGTCTAGTTATCATTTGATATTAGATAATACGCAAATAGATTACGAAGTTGAACAGTACCGTAATAATTTTATTGGCCCAACTGGAACGTTAGGATACATATGGAAAATGCACAACTGGAGTGGCAATTATACTCCTGTATATTTTAGAGATCCTAAAAAACGTAGAACTTGTGGTAGACCATTTGCTCCTGAAATTACAATCCGAGCCGGTGGCAATAATGGTCTTACAGGCGCAGTTACTTCGTGTTGTCAAACAATGGGTCCACCAAACGAAAGTTTAAGTGTGCTAGGACATGTAGAAACACAATCAATAGAAGAAATATGGAACGGAGAAGCATACAATAAATTACGTGATGCACATGCTAACAAAAATTTTGATAGTATTGATTACTGTAAGAATTGTGATTTTTTATACGACGACCCCGAGGTGTTAGTTTGGAGTAACGACAAAGCAGCATCACTAGATCATATGCTTGGAACTAATTTTAGTCTTAAAGACTTTATGGTTGACAATACTTTAAAATAATAGTATAATAATAATATGTATGATATCATTTTTATTTCTTATCAAGAACCTTATGCAGACATTAATTGGGAAAGATTAAAGTCTAAATTTCCTACAGCTAAAAGAGTTCACGGAGTAAAAGGAATTCATCAAGCACACATCCAAGCGGCAAAATTGTGTTTTACAAAGATGTTTTGGGTCGTAGATGCTGATGCAGAAATAGTTGAAGATTTTAAATTTGATTATGTTGTTCCTGAATGGGATTTAGAAACAGTACATGTATGGCGCAGTATAAATCCTGTTAACGATTTAGTTTATGGTTACGGAGGTGTTAAACTACTTCCTCGTAAATTAACAATAAACATGGATACATCAAAAACTGATATGACAACAAGTATTAGTACGTTGTTTAAAGCAATGCCTGAAATATCTAATATTACAGCATTTAATACTGATCCGTTTAATACGTGGAAAAGTGCATTTAGAGAATGTGTAAAATTATCAAGCAAAACAATCGATAGGCAAGACGATATAGAAACTCAGTTAAGACTAGAAGCGTGGTGTACATTAAATGAGTCAGCGCCATACGGCAAATATGCACATCTGGGAGCTATTGCTGGAAAATATTTTGGTTTGTTTTGGCAAAATGCACCTAGTGAATTAGCGAAGATAAATGACTTCGAATGGTTAAATGAACAATTTTCAAAAAATACCTTTTGAACAAATAGTACGCTTTGGTCAAAAAACTTTATTAGATACTCGTCTTTTTACAGTATCGTGGATCCTTGCAAGATTCTGTAATTATAATTGTTCCTATTGCTGGCCCTATGCTAGGTCTGACAAACCAGATCATCAAGAATTAGAATTATACCTACGTACTATTGACAGTATAAAAGCTCAAGCTCGCGCAAATAATTTTCCAGATTTTCATTTTAGTTTTAGTGGCGGCGAACCTACTGCTTACAAACAATTTGATAAAATTATAGAACATTACTGTGCGGATAGTAATGCTTTGTATCAAAGCATCCACATGACCACTAATTTATCCCCTGGCAGTAAATGGTGGAACAATTGGTTAACTACTACAGACTCTTTACAGCGAAGAAGTATTACAGCAAGTTATCATGCTGAGTTTGCAAAAGAGCAAGAGTTTGGCGACAAATGTTTATATCTTATAAACAATGGAGTATTTGTAACCATTAATCAAGTTATGGTTCCTAATCAGTTTGATGACTTATATGCTAGATGTGAAAGATTTGCTGAACGAGGTATTAATGTTACTTTAAAACCTCAAAGTGACCCCACCGCAAGTTTTGTAATAAATGAATACACAACGGATCAAATTGATAAAATGCAAATAGGGTTTCCGCAAGTGTGGCAAAGCGAAAATGTATCTCAAATTGAATTAGAGGATGCAACAGGTAATAAGTATTATATAGATCAAGCTGAGCGATTCAATGCATTTGGATTTAATAAATTTAAAGGTTGGTTATGTAATGCAGGATATCAAGGAATAGTAATTCGAGAAAACGAAGTAAAGCGTAGCTATAGTTGTTACGAACAACCTTTAGGAACATTAGAGCATGGGTTTGATATTTTTAAATCAGCAAAACACTGTGTAACACCTAGTTGCGTTAGTAGCGCAGATAGCAAAATACCAAAGATGAAAAATGTATAAATTAGAAGATATACGAGACATACACTTAGAAATTACCAGCAAGTGCCAGGCTCGTTGTCCTATGTGTCCTCGAAGGATAAACGGCGGTGTAATTAATCCGTTAATTAAATTAGATGAAATTAATCTAGACAAATTTAAGTCTTGGTTTCCTGACTCATTTATTAAACAACTAGATAGTTTGTTTATGTGTGGTAACTTAGGTGATCCTATTATTGCTAAAGACTGTTTAGAAATCTTTGAATATCTTAGAACAGTAAATCCTTTAATACAATTATCAATGCACACAAACGGTAGTGCAAGAGATAAATCATGGTGGCAAGGTCTAGCCCGTGCAAATGTTCGAACAGTATTTGGTATAGACGGGTTAGAAGACACTCATAATTTGTATCGAATTAACACAGACTTTGATAAGATAATTGACAATGCTTATGACTTTATACAAGCTGGTGGATATGCTGAATGGCATATGTTAGTGTTTGATCATAACGAGCATCAAATAGAAAAATGTAAAAAACTAAGCGAAGAGCTTGGATTTAAAAAATTTCAAATTAAACATACTACTAGATTTGAAAAAGGTAAATTCAATGTACTTGACGATGTAGGTAAAACTACACATATCTTATACCCTACACAAAAAAGCAAAGATATGATGAGTAAGGTAACTGGTTACATTACAGATGTTAAACCAGAGATAAAATGTAAAGCACAGAAGAACAAAAATTTCTATGTATCCTCGTGTGGTAAAATTACTCCGTGCTGTTGGTTAGACTTTGATTGGATACTGCCTAATCAAAATCGGCGGATTGATTATATGGATAAAATTGGAGTATTACCAGATCTAAATAGTCATTCCTTGGGTGAAATTTTTAACAGTGGGTATTTTGATAAAATAGCAGAAACTTGGAATAATGATCCTCTAATAGAATGTAGTAAACAGTGTGGAACGTTTGACAAATTAGGAGCGCAGTTTGAAAGTTGATATACAAGATGTTTTATTTTGGATGGATGCAATTCGTAACAGCGATAATCAACATCGCACACTTGAAAGTTTTTGGAAAGGACAAATTAACAGTAAAGTTTGGTTAATAGAATCTTTAGAAAAAACGTTCTCATGGCTTCCAGTAACAGCAAATATTGTTATATATGGAGGATGGAATGGAGTACTTGCAAGTTTGTTGTTTAATACAGATATAGGTATTAATCATATTACAAGTATTGACATTGACCCTGAATGTGAAAAAATTGCATCTACAGTTAATAAGAGACAAGAGATAGAAGGTAGATTTAGTGCTATTACAGGTGATATGTGTCATTACACTAATCCCGAAGCTACTATAGTTATTAACACAAGTTGTGAACATATAACACAACAACAATACGATCAATGGTTTAATTTACTCTCTGACGATGTATTAATTATTGTGCAAGGTAATAATTACAATATACCAGAGCATGTTAGAATTTCTCAAGATTTAGAAGAATTCAAATCTCAGTGTAATATTAAAAATATTTTATATGCTGGCGAAATTGATCTTCCTCTATATAAAAGATTTATGATTATTGGTAAAAAATGAATAAAATTAAACAATGGCAAGATAAAATTGAAGTAGTATCAGGAAGCAAGACTTTTTGCATATTGCCATGGATACATTTTGCTACACGACCCAACGGTGATATGCGATTGTGCTGTAGTGCTAATGCTAGTGGTGCAGGTGAGAATCATACTGTAGGCCTTGTTAAAAACGAAAAAGGGCAACCAGCAAATTTTGGCCGTGAAACTCCTATGAGTGCTTGGAACAATGAGTATATGAAAGATGTACGCTTAACTATGCTTGAAGGGAAGATACCTGCTAGTTGTAGTAAGTGCATTGCTGAAGAGTCACGTGGGGTTGCCAGTAAACGTATTTGGGAAACAGGTTCTTGGATGGAAGATGGAATTGATGTTGAAGAACTTATTAAACAAACCAAAGAAGATGGCACTGTTCCTGAGAAACTTGTTTATTTAGATTTAAGATTAGGACACACTTGTAACTTAAAGTGTGTTATGTGCAGTCCGCATGACAGCAGTCAATGGGTTGGTGATCACAAGAAAATCTATCCACTATTTCAAGCAAAAGAACTTAAAGAACAAATGCAATGGGATAGAAAAGATTTTAATAACTTTTGGCATGAAAATCCAGACTTCTGGAAAGAAATGTATGCACAGATTCCTAATTTAAAACAAGTATACTTTGCTGGCGGAGAACCATTGATGATTCGCGAGCATAAGTGGTTCCTTGAAGAAATTATTCGTCAAGGGTATTCAGATAAAATTCTTATACGTTATAATACAAATGGATTATTAGTTGATGACGAAATTATTGAGCTTTGGAAAAAATTTAAAAAAGTTAAAGTGGGATTCAGCATCGATGCAGTCGGCGATCGTAATTATTATATACGCTATCCTAGTGACTGGGATACTATCGAGCGTAATCTTCACAAGTTAGATAATACACCTGACAACATACAAGTTAGTATTGCTACTGCTATACAAATTCTTAATATTAAACACTTGGCTGATTTTGCTAAATGGAAAATTAAACAGAATTTTAAGAAAGTTAATCTTGAAAATACTGTAGGCGGTATACAAGCTGGCGGCGGAATTGTTAATATGCATCTGTTGTACATACCTACATTTTTAAGTATTAGACTATTGCCCGAAGCAGACAAAGAAGAAGTACGTAAGAGTTTTGCAGATCTTGCTAGTTGGTTATATGAAAATTACAGACAAGATGAAGACTTCTGGAAAAATAATCCGTACGGTTGGAAACGTTGGCAAGCAGTATTAGATTTTATGAATGCAGAAGATCATACTGATCAACTACCTGCTTTTAAAGAATACATTGAAAAATTAGAAGCATTACGTAAGACTAATTTTAAATCTACGTTTCCAGAGCTGGCACATTTGCTACATTGCCCAGTCTAACTTTAGGGTTATTAAAGACTGGATTAGTTAGCACTTCTTTAAATGCTGTATATTCTGGATGTTCTGTTTTCCAGATAGTACGTTGATTGTAAATGTCCTCACTCCATGTTCCCCAATCAATAACTAACTGAAACTCTACATAATAAAAATTAGGGTAACGTGTAAGTATTAAGTTAGTATAGTCGATCATTTCTTTATAATTTAAATCTTGTACTACAAATTGTGTTAGTACGTTAATGTTGGGATATTTGCTTATTTCGTTATTGATGTAGTCGCAGTTTATTAGCAACGTTGGCCAATTTCCTCCCCGCCGCACTACGTTATAAGTTTCCTCGCAAGCCGCATCAAAGCTAATTCGAATACTTCTAATTTTACTGTGCCACTTAGCTATTCTACGCCAATATGCTGGTGTAAGCATTACCCCGTTGGTTTGTAGGTCTAATATTAAGTTAGGCCACGGTGTTGGATCAAAATTAACTAGAAACTCACGAAATATTTTAGAACCAAATGGATCTCCACTGCCGGTCATATCTAATGTAATATGTTTGTTATGTGGTTTGTCAAATACAGTATTGATAATTTTATAATGTAATGCCAACTTACGTTCATAGTCCGGCCCTTCATGGTCGTATATTTTTTCAGTACGACAACTTGGACAAGTTAAATTACAACTAGCATCGTTTTCAAACATAATGTGTGTTGGAAATCCTGCTGGTGTAGGAGTGCCTTCAATATCAGGCAACCGGTTATCGGATATATCGCCACACACTGTATGATTACAATATCTAAAACTTCCGTCTAGTATAGATTCACGAATTATAGTGGCCACTTCGCCGTGCCATATATCTTCAAATGACTGTTCGTTTAAATTGCCAATGCTATAAGGTAACCAGCTTGTACAGCACATCCAGCAACTGCCATCATCACGCACTGATAATGTTTCAAATGGCTTACTACAAAATTTACCCTGTAAATTCTTTGTTTCGTGATTAAGGCCGGCAAGGTCACGCCCATTATCTACCTTAATCATTATTATTTTACTAGTTGAGTCCATATTACTTTAAAGTCCTTTTCATCTCTTGCTTTAGGAGTACACATACCACATCCGCATCGTTGATTTGGACAAATAATTGGTGTTGGATTTTTTAAACGTTCTTTTAAATCTGCAATAAGTTTTTCACCATCTTTAAGATTACCAATAGCACCTATCTTCTCACCGTGTAATGCTCGGCAAGTTTGATGATGGAATATATCTCCAAACTCTTGATTAATATGTAAAAAGTACCAGTCAACTGTACAACTCCAGCCTTTAAAGTGATTGTCAACTAATTTTATATCTTGCCATTCGTCTTCTACTTTTCCTATTAAACATCTACCGCCACAACATTTACGACCAATATTTGTGCCCTCATTACTATTACTAGCTGAACCTTTAAAGTTAGTTTTCTTCCAAAACCATTCTTGTTGTTCTTTATTGTAAACATGACTTGTACGTCGATTGTTTCCGTCGGCATCAATGAACCAACCACTGATGGCTCTATTGCCATCTCCAATCGGAACAGGGTTATATTTGATTCCTTTAGAATCTAGAAAGTCACATACTTGTACAACCTCATCCCAATAATCAACATGAAGCATTACGTTAACTTGTAACCAAAGACTAGTCTGCGCAATTTCAACAATATTTTTTAAAACACGGTCTTTTAATTTTTTATCTGCTTCTGGGTGATAACTAATTGAAAGACCAAATAATGTATCAAGCACAGTGTCCATACGCTTATAATGCCAAGTGCCGTTAGTAGTTAAACTTAGTCTCCAGCGATCATCGATAGTTTTAATCTCTTTAATTAATTTCCAAAAGTTAGGATTGTTAGTTGGTTCACCACCAGTGAAATCAATGCCAGGATCGTACACTGGATTCGCACGATGAGCTGTATAAGTTTCATACCACTCTTTTGCAAAATGAAAAGTCTTTAAAAGTTCATCTAAACTAGAATGTTTGCTATAATTAGTATGTCTGGTTGCATCACAATATGTACAGTCGTAGTTACATCTACGTCCAGTATCCCATGTAATCATCATACTAGATTGAACTTTTTCGTTGATTGCTGTTGTCTTTATCATTACTGACCTTTTTTTAATTGTATATTATTGTATATCGATAGCAGATTTAATGTAATTAAATACTAGTTCATTTTTTAATTTATTGGATAAATGATTGGGAGCTGTATCATTAAAGATATCATCTAAAGGGTTATCCATCATACACACCGACATTAACGACGGCCTAACTTCAACACCATTTTTCCAAGTATAATAATATTCAAGATTACTTGCGTTAAATCCTGCCGTATTCCATTCTTTTGGTTTTCCAAACGACCACAGATGTACAATTTTAGTTTTAGTTGGTAGTTTAGGTAACACGTTATTATCAACATGTTCTAATAATGCTACATATTGTAATTCTAAAAATTCCTGATCATTTAAGTATGTAAAATAATCTCGAGCTGAATCCCATACCTTAGATCGTTCAGTATTAGTTTGTACCGATGCGTAATTTAAATTTCTAATAGTTCGATGAAATAATCTACCTGGATCAGTCCATGCAAAAACACAAATATCAGGAACCTTGTTTTTTTGAATGAATGGTTTTAATTGCAACAAAATAAGATCGCCAATAGAACTACCGCCAGTTCCCAAATTTACAATTTTAGCATTATAATAATCAGAAAGCATTGAGGTATAAGTTTTGTAGTTAAACGACAATGAATATCGACTAGCACAAAAGCTATCACCAAAAAATCCAATAGTACGTTTCACAATTTTTCCTTAGTTAACGGTATGTCTGCCGCGCAGGTACAGAAATTACGGTTGCACGTAACTGGTTCGCTAGGAACAACAAAGTTATCTTCATAAATATTGCCTAGACTACCACCAACTCTACAAGTTGCCCTGTGTACATCTCCATCCCAATTTATCATCAGGCTTTCTATACCTGCGTTGCAAGTCCAACCATTGTATTTGTTTAAATGCAATTTAATTACATCGTTGGCATGTATTAATTGCGTGTCATCTATTATTGTATTTGGCTGAACTGTTGCATCTTGTTCTTTTAACCAATTTAAGTCATTTGCATTATATCGAAGATCGTCAAATAAATCGTGATCACCCTTAGTCCATCGTATACGTCTAACAGTACTAGGAATTTCTGCTAGCAAACACTTTGCTCGTAATTGTAATACAGCGTCCATATAATTGTGATGAGCCATAATTTGTGCTATTACATTTATCTTAGTAATGTCAACAACACTTTCTATAGTGTTAAAAACACGTTTCCAGTCATACTCTAGATGTATGCTGAATACATATTGATCTACTGGAAGACTAGCATAGAATTCGTACGGTAATGTGCCGTTAGTTGTTACACTAATCCAACTAATGCCTACATGTTTACAGTATCTTACTAATTCTAGGAACTTAGGATGAACGCATGGTTCACCGCCTGTAAAACTTAAACGTATAGATTTGCCTAATGTTACTAATTTATCTACAGTACGTTTAAGTATTTCTATATCAGTATGTGGACTTGAGTTGTCGTGTATACTACTTGGACAATAACTACAATCATAGTTACAACGTTTGCCGATGTTCCATTCGATCTTAATACTATTCTGGTGCGGCCACCTACTTGTAACTTTATACATATGGCCTAAACTCTGGAATTACATCAAACAAACTTTGATTGCGTGTGGCATCTAAAGCTAGATTAAACTCTAAAAAGTCTCTCCATAGATTATGCTGATCTTTTGCTTGAAGATAGTTAATATTATCTTGTATTTGTTGATGTGTAACTGTTCTTAGTAAAGGATTTTTCTTAACTGCTTCCCATTCATCTACTTGAGACTTAACTGCTAACAATTTAGTAATAGCTAATGCTTTTAAATCGTTAGGCAATACCTGTGCTGATAAGCAATTAGGGTAGCTTACGCGATGACTATAAAATACTATGTCCATTTTGTTAATAAAATAATCAATACATTCTGCGGCTTGTAGTATGTTACCAGCCTGTGCTGTAAATGCACCAACTACACGACTTACATTTGGAATCTTTTTTATCTCTTTAATGTTTCTTTCAACGTCATTAAAGTTACCGTTACCACGTATGTAATTGTAAATATCGTGAATGCCGTCAATGCTGACATTAACGGCAACACTTCTAAAATGTGGCCAATAATCATGTATAGTCCTTCCTTTGCTTATGCCTAATGTTGTGCCATTAGTGGCATATTTAATTTCTATATTCTTACCATATGGTTTAAGCATATCAAGTATTTTGTAATGCTGCGGATCCATTAGTGGTTCTCCGCCTGCAAACTCAACTCGTTTAAAATGTGGAATTAATTTTTCAAAACTTGTCCACCAATTATCTGTGTCGTCAAATGGTCCAATATATTGACCTGGTGTTTTAACAAGACTTTCTATAGTAGGTACAAGATAGTTATTTTCTTTTTTATAAAATGGAACAACCTCATTCCAATCTTTCCAGTTAGTGCTATCTAGCGGATTGCACATACGACATTTTAAATTACATAAATTATTAAGTTTAATTTCCATTGTAGGAAATTCAAAAGGCATTATTTCTTGTAGCGGTGTATTAGGATATAAGTTAATACGTGCTTCAGGTATAACACCATTAATGTGACGTTGTCGTAAACTTTCTACACCTTGATCTTCTAAATCAAAACAGGGTTTACAAACTTCAGGACGTTCTCCGCACAATACTTGCTTGCGAACAAGTTGCATATTGTCACTATTCCACACCTCTTCTAAACTTTGATTTTGTATCCAGCCAATAGGTTGGCTCCGGCAGCAAATTTTAATTGCACCATCTTCGCGTGTTGCTAACCCTGTAAAAGGGTGCATACAAAATGTTTCACTTTTCATTTATAATCTTATAAAGTTTTTCTGCGGCAATACTGTGTGAAATAGGACCAGGATGACTGTTATCGCTTGCTAAATCAACAATGTTTAAAATATTACTATACAGAGTATTTTTACCAACAAATTTAGGTATACTTCCAAGATACTGTCCGGCAACAGAATCTAATATCTTATCCAATATAGAATCTGCATAAGACGGAGCCCAAAAATTACAATGTTTAATGCCTATACTATTCATATATAACTCTGCGTGATGTATATAAATTCCTGCTCTCACATTATTATCATAATTGCTATGTAGCTCAGTCCATTTTTTAAATAACGTACTATCTCTGCCTGGCGAAATTCTTATATCTGGCAATAATTTATTAAACACTATATCTCTATGACAATATGTCCATCCTACAACAACTATATCATCTTCTTTAAATTTAAACGATAATATGTTATTAAGTATTTCAAGATTACTACTTCCTGGAATACTTTTATTAACTACAGTCCGTTTAATAAGTTTACCTAAAACTACAGGCCATGCTTGTGATGAATCTGTTAGTCCGTAACCAGATGTAAACGAACACCCGAATGTTATAAGCCTTGACACTCTAATGCCCACTCACGTTCTTTACACCAGAAACAATTACCGCATACAGGAACATATTGTCCTGGTGTATATGTTGTATAATCTATATCTTCAAATTCGCCCTCACAACTACGAGTTAATTTTAAAAGGTCTTCAATGTTGTTTTTAAAATACTGTTTTATTATCCAGTCTTTCATAGTATACACGAAAGGATGATAAATGTCAATACCCATATGTTTCATATGAATGGGTAACACGCCTTCATCTCTTTCTTTTAAAGCTCCTACTATATCTATATTTGGATTTTTAGTTACAGCAGAAAACCAAGCATCTAATTTATATGTATGAATTATGAATTCGTTATGGGCCCTAAGTATTATCCTATTACCTGGTTTAGTTTGTCCGTATTCGTCTTTAATATAGGTAGTATTTGGTTCTTCTAATTCTGGCGGAATAAACCCTTCGTGTCTTACAAATTTATTTTTTGGAAAACGCTTTTCTAACCATTTAAACACTTCCAAACTATTATGTCGTTGCCATGGTCGATTTTTCCAACATCTTACTTGACTAACAATATGTATTTCTGCATCTGTTCTAAGACAAATTAGATAAGCAAGAAGTGCGCTATCAGCACCACCACTTAGACTTATTCCAATTTTTTGCCACGCAGGATTTATATAAAGTTCCATGTTAATATTTACCAGGATAACTGCGCACTTAATTTAGAAGCGGTAAATATTATTATGCTAGTAAAAACGACAATAACAGTACCTTCTGATCTACTATTAATTGCAGAAACAAAGTCTTTTGATGTGATGAAAACTACATTAAATGAGCCGACGGGCGATCTATTTTATGATCCTTGGACATTAAAACAAGAATTTATTGGATCTGTATGGGAAAAACTAATTGAGCCTCTAGGCCCTAACATAGGTGAGGTTAGAATTATTGTATTAGATTCACCAAGTGCTTATACACAACATGCTGATATTGACGATAGATATCATTTAAACATTACAGGGGACGGTAGTTACTTGTTGGACCTCAATGATTTAAAAATATATCCTTTAATTAATGATGGCATATGGTATATAATGAATGCTGGTAAACTACACACAGCAATCGCTGTTGGAAAGAAATACAGAATTCAATTAGTTGTTAGAAAATTATTAACTCATTCTGTATTAGTAGATCCAATTAATGTTAAATTAACACAAATTGATCCAAACTCAAGATATGACTTTGATAATTCTATAAGTAGTTGGTTAAATCAAGCAGTTAAAAGAAGTATTTTAGACAACTTTAGAATAGAAGGTAATAGTGCGTTATTTGCAGTTGAACATAAGTGTTTGCATGAGTTACTAACAATAGTACCATCAACTATAAAGATTTATATGAATTGATATGCAGTGGACACCTTATTTAAAACTTAATGAAGAAGGTATTTCTAGTATGGCTCAGCAAACCTATGAGCCATTAATAAGTAGTGACGGAAAAATTTTCTGCAAAAACTACAGTTGGCCAAATAACTATCAGTTCATGTATGAAAAAGAAAGACCGCTTTATACCAAAGAAGTCGTAGATTGGTTTTTTTCTAATGAATTATATTGGATAGAATATTTTAAAGATAGTGCATATGCACCTGAAGTAACTGATATTGATTTAATCAATAAGAAAATATACATTAAGTGGTACGGCGAAAGCTGTAATCAAATTATATACAGCGGAAAATTTTGGCCACAGCAAGAATGGCGTAAACAAATAAAAGATATAATTATTGATCAATATTCTAAAGGAGTTTATAAATTAACAATGTATCCTCATTGTCATTATATTGATAATAACAACAATATGAGAGCAATAGATTGGTATGGATGTGTACCGGTCAATGAACCTTATATACAGGAAAAATTTATGCAAGGTATTATACACGAAACTGCAAAATTTAGATTAGATGAAACTGGATCTTCAATTAATAATTTATTAAATTTAGAAACTATGTTCAAACGTAGTTTAAACACACATGTAATGTGGGGTAATCAAAATATGAATTACATTTACAAGGAGATTTTTAATGCCTAAAAGAGTAGGAACAACACAGGGCTTAATTGACTGGGATAAAGTTGTTGCTGATATTCAACATCATGTTGGTGATCATAATACTGTTACTAGTGTAGTGGATCGCAGCGAAGCAGAAGCAGTAGACGACCAAGAATTACTAAGCTCTTATAGAGAAGTAATTGGTACTTGGGAAAAAGCTGGTTACGATTTAAAACAAATAGAATGGTGGGACTATTATCCAGGGCAACACTTTGATATAGAAGTACAACAGGTGTTTGAACGTATGTTTAATATAAAACCTCGACGAGTGTTTATAAGCAAAGTAATGCCAGGTAACATGGTTCCTTATCACTGGGACGTCGAGGATCATGAAAAGGAATGGTTAAAAGAAGGTACATTAGTGCGCTACGTTTGTTTTATAGACCCTCCAAAATTTGGTCACGTAATGATTTTAGAAGACAAGGCCTTTCATAATATTAAACGTGGAGAAATATATCAGTGGGATAATTATCGATCCCATCACGCAGGTGTTAATGGCGGCGAAGGACCGCAATATCTATTTCATTTTTTAGGATCGTTAAATGATTAAATTTTTAGGTAACTCTAGCGATATAATTAACTGGGACGAAGTTATAGCCGGACTAGAAAAATGTGGTCACGAAAGTCATCCAGGCCCGTTTACTGGGCCAAGTCACAAAGAAGGTGATGATATTCCTAAGTTAAATGAAGTTATTGAGTTATGGAAGCAAAATGGATACAAAGCCGTAGAAGAAGGTGGTACTGTGCAATGGGATATGTTTTTTCCCGGTGTACACTTTGATCAGAGTGTAGTAGATGCATTTTGTAAAAAGTATAGTATTGAAAAGTATGACTCTGCGTGGATTAGTCGAGTGTGGCCAGGCCGCTTTGCCCCAATACACTGGGACGTAAACGACAACGAGGAATACTACCTGTCTATTCCAGATAGATTAAGATGGCATGCTCATATTAGCAAGCCAGCATTTGGTCATGTATTTGTAGTAGATGATGAAATACTGTATAGTAAAGAACAAGGTGACGTATTTCAGTGGGATAGTCGAAGGTTATGGCACTCGGGTATGAACTGCGGCTTAGTACCAAAATATTTATTTAACATATGGTGATAAAATGGAAAAAGGTATAGTTACATGGTTTAATGATGCTAAAGGCTTTGGATTTGTTAGAACAGATCAAGGTGACGAAATAATCTGTGACAAGCGACACTTAATTACAGAACCAAAGACTATGAAGGAACTACAACAAATTTCTTTTGAGCGTGTAACTGTAAATGGCAGAGATCACGCAACTGTTATTTCTGTTATACGTGATGATGCTATAGCTAAACCCATTCTTACTATGAAAAACTGCAAAGTATATTCTATGATGCCGTTCATAGCTGTATTTGAAGATGTAGTATCTATTGATATGTGTAACGAAATAATAAACAAACATGTCTTAGATGGTATGAATCCTAATAGTGGCGGTCAATCAAGACAAGAAAGCTACACTCAAGTAACTGAAGATGTTGAAAATCGAGGAATTAGCCTAGGTATGGATCCGCATCATTACAACATTATTGCTAGAACTATCGTAGATAACATTGGTATACCTTATTCGTATATAGAAGCGATCGACATATACAATTATGAAGTAGGACAGTTCTTAGATCTACATCACGATTACCCTTATGATCCTACGCAGATTAATTATTACAGTCACGGTGGTGATAGAGTTGGTACAGGTATTTTATATTTAAACGATAACTTTGACGGCGGCATTACTAGTTTCCCTAAATTAGATGTACACATTAAACCAAAAACTGGTTCAATGTTATATTTTAAACAAGGATACGAGGACGAAGCTATAAATTGGTCAACAATTCATGAAAGTACACTAATAACCAAAGGTACTAAATGGGTAGCTAGTTGTTTTTTTAGTGCTAGTGAACGAATTGGATTTACTGACAGAGAAGATTTTGTTCCTCAGGAAAATCCTCAACTACGTAACGAATTTTATGTTAAGAAGTTTATGGACATACAAAGGGGTAATATTCAACTTTATAGAAAATTAAAAAATCTTGAAACCAGTCCATTAAGAACAAAAGTTGAAGAAGTGTTAGGTATAGACTTTTTTAAAAATATAGATGATTTAGTTAAATGAAAGTCGGTATTACTGGAACTACTCGCGGACTTGGCCAAGCACTACACGACCATTTTGTTAACAAAGGTCATCATGTTATAGCCTTTAATAGAGGATCAGACATTGGTGACGCAGTTGGTTGTGACTTGCTTATTAATAACGCCTATGGTATACAAATGGATATACTTAATCAGTTGTACACAAGTGTTGGCAAAATGGTTGTTATGGGCAGTATAGTTACAGACTTTCCTGATGTAGAAATGCCAGACTATACACAGCAAAAAACAAAATTAGAAGAACGTGTACTAGATCTTAAAAGTCCGAACGTAGTTCTATTAAAACTATCTAGTACTGCCTACAACGATTCGCAAATCGTAATCAATGCTATTGAGTATTGGCTGGCAAATCCATTAGTTAATGTTATATCGTTCAGAGCAACCGGAGGTCCTAATAGATGACAAAGAAAATAATTATAACAGGCCATACACATGGTATAGGTAAAGCAATATATGATAAGTTTACAGAAATAAGTTGCCACGAGATTATAGGAATGAGTCGTAGCAACGGTTACGATATTGATAAAGACTTTGACAAGATAGTTGCTGAAGCGGAAGGATGTGAGTTGTTTATCAATAATGCTTACCGTGATCAGCAACAGACTAAACTAGTTAATGCTCTTAAAGACAAAGTAGATATGATGGTAGTTATGGGAAGTGTTAGTAGATTCTACCCTGAACTTATACCTACGCAATATGTACATGATAAACAAGAACTAGCAGAAACTTGTAGACTAATAAGTTTGAATCCAGATGGTATTCCTTTATTACATTTAGACTTAGGATTTTTAGAAGGTACAGCAGTAGATAATGCTGACCCAACTGCGTTTGTTAGCGACTACAATACTAAATTAGACGATATTGTTGATACAATTATATTCTGGGCGCAAAAGCCTAGCATTAGGCAAATTGAATTTAGATGGAAATTAACTCCACATGTATTAGCAGAATTAAATCGTATCAATCCTAACCTAGATCCATCTAGGATACAGTTCTAAATTAGCAAGAAATCGATCTGGATATATTCGCCAGACAGTTTGATCAGTATTGCGATAATTCATTTCGCACACACGTTCTACAATCCCTAGTTTAGCAAGTGTAGGAAAATAATGTCTATGTACTAGACGTTGACTTGCTACAACACTTTCATTGCTTGTAGCATACAAATCCCCCTTTGCCCAGTTAATACATGCAGGGAGTAAAAACTGATCTGTTAAGTTTTGATGTTCAGCAATTAATTTCTTAGCTGTAATCAATCCAGTGTTTAAATTAGCCTCAGCAAGTGTACAGGTACGTGCTAGTACACGATAAGCGTTAGGCCCCATGATATTAAAACTATGTGCAGCTACACTTCCAATAGCACGATCATTTTGATATAGAATCCATGCTGCCCACTCTGGTTCATTTTGAAAACAGTCAATCATTACTTTTTGATTACTATTGTTTTCAAACCCCCTACGTTTTGCATTAGAATAGAATTCGGTTAAGTCTAATTCTTCTGACCATGGAACAATTTTAAACATATAATTTTTTACATTCATCCATAAAGTCTGAAGGAAAATTTGTTTTAAAACTTTCAAATGCTAGTAACTGTATATCTTTAAAAGGAGTTGGCATATTTACGTCTATACCCGCAGCAGTCATTTTAGGTAGCAAGTCCTTTTGTCTATCTTCGCTGATGTGACTCATCACACTACGTAAACTAATTTGCTGATCAAGGTCTCGATAACAGAAAAAATAATTGATACTTTTAAGCTGACCGTTAACAACAAAATAACTACTGGGATGTAAACTATATTTGTATATTCCTAATGACGTATGCGCCTTAAATATTTCCAACATTTGTTCACGCCAATTGGGTAGTACACTATCATAGTCTTGTTTAATAGGATCAGCTTGTTGCCAAAAATCAACACCGTCTATTTCAAGATAGAGTTTTCTTTTTTCTAAATCTATATTAATAATCTTAGGAACTAGATGCGGAAATGTATTACGCATTTGAGTAATGTAGTTTACTTCACGTAACCATTTTTCCTCCATTAAGTCAGGATCAACAATTTGATTTTGTCCTCGATGATAATCAGTATCATTATGGTACCATTGACAAAATGTTTTACGATCCTTACTTATAAGACTTGTATAAATTAAATTATTACGACATAATCCTTTACCAGGTACGTCATTATAATAGTATTCAAAATTAGTGGACAAAGTTAATCACCTTATTTTTTGGTGTTTCAATTATATTGTACTTGTGCTTGTGTTCTTCTTTGATTAAATGTATTGTTTGATCATTATATGAAAATATAAAATTTCCGTCAGCAAAATTTTGTTCTATTCTAAAATTATTGTTGGCATTTACAATTAATGGATATTGTGCAAAAGTTCCCCAGTTGTCACAAATGTCTGTATAAAGTTTATGTTCTTTGTACTTGATTCCAGTTCTAAATATTAACAAATAATTAGTTCCTGTTTCTAATTCAATGTTCCAATCAATACCTTCTTGTGTAACAGGTTCGTTAATATTAATATTATACATTTTTGTAGGTAAACTGTTTGATATTTCGCAAACATCTAATACTTGATGTATATTATTGATAGTTATACCATGAAGACCATCTTTAAGTTGTACTTCTGATTTATTTAATATTTTGTTTACTACTGCACTAAATTTTTCAGTAATTTCTAAACCGGGATTACAAACTTCTTTATCGTCATTGATTAATCTTTTTGCATAATTATTGCTAATTGGAACTGCATATACTTCTAAAAAATAAATGTTCGGTAAAATTTCTGGAAGCGCACCACCTACTGCCTTAAGCATAGACTCTCCAAACAGAGTGTGATTAATTGTTTCAGTAAAAATGTAATCTATATTTTTGTGGTTGTGTATTTTATCTGGTCTAAACTGTTGGCCTATAAGTTCAATTTTATTTTGTAAACCTAAATTTTGAATAATCTCAAGTCCTAGTTGATAAGTTTCTAAATCTTCTTCGTAAGCAACAATATGATTAGCACCCGCTTCAAGTGCAAGGATAGATAATATACCAGATCCAAAACCTATTTCTAAACAGTTTTTATTTTTTGTATCTTTTAGAATCTTTTTATAAAAACTATTTCGAACAACGTCATTTATCATTGTCATGCCGTACTTGAGATGTTTATATACCATGTGTCAGTTTCTCGATTGTATATATAATTACCAGATAAATATTTTATGATTAAAGGAATTGGCGGTAAGCCTTATATAAACTTAGATCCATTTTTAGATATTGATGGATTTAAAAATCTACATCCAGAAATATGTAAAGGGTTTGCCCTAGCTAGAGATTATGCCAAGGAAGGCACTTGGATGAAACCAGGGTTTGATTGGAAAGATGCTAGTTACATAGTTAATTGGAAACCAATTTATAAAGCAGTAGAAGAATATCTAGCTTTACCCAAGGAGCATCCTATTCGTGTACACGGCGATCCTATGTATTTTACAGACTTGAGTGATTTTAAAAATCGTAACTTATTCACACGTTATCTTAAAATGGCCATGGGTGCGAGTGATCCTTATATTTACTACTTTCTGTGGGAACAAGGTGATTGGAACGACCGTAGCGCAGAACGCAAACCTACAGAAGAAAGCAAATACTTTCCTGGTGTAGTAACGTGGGTAAACAATCTAGTAGAACAAAACATTATTAGCCAAATTGGTCGAGTTATATTCTTTCACTGTGATCATAATGGACTAGGGTTTGAGCACAGAGACTTAGATGCTAACAATGGTGTATTAGAAAAGAACTCCTACACTGACCACCGCAACGAATTTATACACATACGTTTTAGAACCAAGCGTGGATTTTATATTTGGGATCCGGATACTGAGAACAAACACTATATCAATAGCAATGCCGGCTTCTGGAATGACGAAGACTGGCATGGCGGCGACAGTATAGGCGAACAGGATTATGCTTTACGTGTAGATTGTAAATTTACAGAAGAGTTTCGCAAGGCTCTTAAGATAGATTATTTGGAAAATTATTAATGAAAATAGGTTTTTTTGGCGACAGCTTTTGTGCAGAAATGAATAATACTTATACTTGGAAAAACAAGTATGATACTTATATCAACAAATTGCAGGATCATTACAAAGCAAAAATAGTAAATTTAGGATATGGGGGTAGTAGCTATTGGGATCTAATACTGTATCAATTTCCAAAGTTTATTAATAACTTACCTGATGTATGCATATTTGTATGGACTTCGCCTGGACGAATTTATCATCCTGAGTGTCGAAACATTACTTCTTGGGTTTTAGATATAGATAATGTGCCTATTTCAGAATTTCATTATACTAGACTTTTATATAAGAAAAAATATAAAGTTGCAGCTGAATTTTATAAAGAGCTCTATAATGAGGAAAAAGAAAAGCGAGAAAGATTAGCAGCCTTATATCATTACGATAGAGAAGTATTACTTCCCTTAATGGAAAAAACTAAAATAATTCATCTATGGAGTTTTGGTAACTTTAAAACTTGGCACGACCCTAACACACGTTATAGTGCAAACAACATGTATTATGATTATAGATTTTTAAGTGGCACAGAGTGTAGACCAGCTTTAGAAAATTTTTCTAAGTATAATAAAGATGTTGATTATAATACAGATACAGTTTCAAATCATTTATTTGGTAATGAAATTAATGATCTTGTAAAAAACATGTTAGTAGAAGCAATTGACAATCATGGTAACGGAAAAGTTTTAGATTTTAATTTATGAAATATATAGGAAATTATAGTTCTTGGATAAATGACAATTGGATTTCTAAAATATTAGAAACTCCAGGACAAGCCCGCCCCAGAGATTGGCCGCCAAATTCTAAAATTGAACAAGAAGAATATCAGCGATATGCAACTTCTGGATACGATCTAAACGCAGTTAATTGGTGGATTTACGAAAGTAAAGATCTAGATATAATAATTTCCCCGCCTTGGACCAATGGAAAAATTCATTGGTGGATTACTAAATTAACCCCAGGACAATTCATGCCAATGCACACTGATCCTCATACACACGATGTTAGCTGTTTGCGATATTGGGTTCCGTTACAGGACTATCATCCTGGGCATATATTTGTATACAAAGATGAAATGATCACTAATTATAAAAAAGGTGATGTATATGTTTACACTAGTTCTACAGATTTACATGGCGCTGCTAACATAGGCCAGATACCTAGACTTGTTTTACAAATTACAGAATATGACATCTAAGACATATTGCGTATATCCTTTTATAAGTTCTAGTCTGCAAGCAGATAACACAGTTTTGCCTTGCGGACAGTTTATGAAATCTACTCTATTTCAAAACATTATTCCAATAAATGAAGTAAGACACGGCCCTGTAATGCAAGAAATGCGTAGAAAAATGTTAAACGGCGAACGAGTAGAAGGATGTCAATGCTATGCTGAAGAAGATGTAGGTATTCCGTCAATGCGCCAAAGCGGACTTAACAAATATGAATTTACTACTGACACTACAATAAAAAAATTAGAATTAGTCATGGATAACATCTGTAACATAAAATGCAGAAGTTGTGGTTCACCTAATAGTCATACTTGGCACGAAGATGAAATAAAAATTTACGGAGAATCTTTTTCTAAGAAAAAATATATTAAAAATACTTTATACAAAGATCTTGAGTTAGATAGCTTAATTGAAATAGAAGTTCTTGGTGGTGAGCCAATGTACAGTCCGGGAACTAGAGATTTTTTTAAATTATTAAAAGACAAGGACATTTTAAAAAATCTTTCTATACAACTAAGCACAAACGGAACTATAGAACCAACTGACTCTGTATTAGACAGTTTATTAAGTTGTAAAGAATTAAGTTTAAATATTAGTATAGACGGATTTGGTCATTATAATGATTATATTAGAAGCGGCTCCGATTGGAATGCAATTGAACAGAATTTAAAATTTTATGATAACTTAATTGATTTAAGAAAAGATAAAAAAACATCAATGAACGTGCATACGGCAGTAAGCATTTATAATGTAAACCAACTCGACTTGTTAGACAACTACGTTAAAGAACACTTCCCTAGATTTTCTAAAACATTTCAACTAGTACAATATCCAGTATTTTTGTCTATTAAAAACACTCCATTAGAATATAAAGAACTAGTCTCTAAATACATTAATAACGATAGTATTACTGAATATCTCAACTCAGAAGGAAATGATCATTTCCAACATTTTATAAACTATTCTCAACAGCTTGATGAAATTAGATCGGAAGATATGGCAGAATTTAATCCGCTGTTAAAACAATATATTGAAAAGTATACTTCTAAGGTAACTAGAGCAGAAAGTAAAGTTTTTTTAATAAAAGAATTTAAAAAACTACAAAATTAATTCCAGTCTAGATTATAATGCCAAGTTGGTTTTTTTAAAGTTTCCATATTAGTAATTTTAAAATCTTTACTAATTCCCAATGTCTTTAAATTTTCTACAAATCCAACTGCGGCCCTAATATTAAAATTAATTGTACATTCAGGAACTTTTTCTTTTAATGAATTAATAATTTCATTTTCTTTGTGTACCCTATAGTACAACGGTGACAAACATGCTGTACCTTCGTAGCAAAAAATATTTGATAAATTAATTAACGTAGTTGAATTATGCTCTGCGTTGATGTAATCTATAAGATTATTTTCTAATAGTAAATCGGCTTTTACAAATATATACTCAATATTATTCTTTTGTTGAATTTTGTTCTTCCAGTAGTTTAAAGCATTATCATTGTAATCATAAACAACGATTCGACCCTCGTCAATTAAATCAGTATAAAGTAGACCACTAGCTGGAATAATTAATTGTGTAAATTTTTTATTAACATTGCTATGTTCTTCGGTATTTTCTGTATGAATAAATTCAGATGCTGCATACTTTTCTCGAAAGTATACCCAATTAAGATTTTCTAAAAAGTCTTTTTTAGATTCTGGATAAAGATGTTTTTTGTTATGTCTAATATCGTTATTAAATATTTTAACAGGCAGATTATATGTAAGTGCTAAACTTAATATATTCCATCCGTGACATTTATGATCATATGATTTAGTTTGATATCCAGTTTTAACCCAAATAGGTGTATAATCATCGTGTATATTTTCTACACTTCTTTCTGGAATCACTTGAGTATGTTTAGTACCAAGCTCTAATTGACCAATTGCTGGACAACCTAATTTACGATATATTTCTAAATTTATTAGATAACACTGATTGTGCAGTTCATAATATGCGGTACCTCTATCTAGAATATGTCCATAGATAAAAAAATCGTCTTTGATAAGATCTTCTAATGAATTAAAAAACTCACTTCCGTTAATAAATTCTGTCCCAGTACTAAAGACAAGAGCATAGGTATAATCTAAATTTGCTACATGTTGTAATACAGTATCCTCATTTAAAGACTGATATACATCATAATTTTTATTTAGTACATTTGATAATGTATAATCAGACTGATTTTTTATAATTTCCTTACAAAAATTATCTTGTATCTGATTAGTATTATCTATAAAACAAAATGCAATCTTATTAGAAGAATTATAATTGTACTCAACTACATTCATTTTTTATAAAATTTAATAGGCAAAACATTTTCTTCGGTCAATATTACTTCATTTTGAGATGACGGACACATTGAACATTCACTAATTGGTTTATACTTAGAAATAGAAAAATTTTCTACTTCTTCGTCAGTACAATTAGTTAAGTCAAGAGGTTTGTATGCTAAAAATTTCTGCCATTCTTCGTCGTCGACTGCATTATGTCTTTCTAAAAAGTTTTTTAAAGTTCCTAATGCTGCACACTTATAAAGTTTTTTATTATACATAAATGTACAGTAACAACTTGGACAGTTACCATAATAAGCCTTTTCAATATCCGTTGAGTTAAACGGTTTTGGTTTATTATCTTTCATGTAAAAATGTTTTAGATGGGAATCTTGATCAATTGAAAGTACACCGTACTGGCCGTTCCACCAAAAGTCATCATCAGGCGGAATTGGTGATTTATTTTCTATAGCACAATAAGCATTATGTCTATAGTCCTTAACATCAATCCAATAATTCCTCCAACCATCAGTAGAGTCGTACATCATCTTTGACCAAAAATTCTCACTAGGAAGTTTTTGAATATCAAGTTTTTCTGTTAACACTTCAACGGCAGCTTTTATTCTATTTGATCGAGTCTTATCTTCAAATTGAATAAAGTGATCACTAACTAATATCATAACTTTATACTTAACAATAATATTAGATAAGAAGTCTATGTTCTTATCGATAAGTTCGCCATTAGTTGGAATCCATACTGGTGTAGTTTGATCAAAGCTTCTAATAAATTCTAGGAGTGATTCAATTCTGTCTTTGTATAACAGTGGTTCACCGCCTAGTAAACTATAGTGTTCAATATGAAACTTTTCTTTAGTTAACAGAATTCCTTCTTTGATTGTTTCAAGGTCAGGATCATGTTCTCCTTTTCTAATCAAGTCACTACGTGTATCACACTGTTGGCAGGCAATTTGACATTTATTGCCGTAAAAAATATCAAAAACTTTAAGATTGGGCATTATATTCCTTTTTATAACTTCTAGCAACGAGTTTAGTAAACTCACTTGTTTTATTTTCTAATTTACCGTGCGCAATTAAATGTATCCTAGACGTGTTAGATAAATTTATTACGCTATGATAATTTCTAATATTTATGATAAATGCTTTTCCGGTTTTAAATGGAACACATCCGTAACCGTCCAAGCTCATATAACATTCTTCTGGATGTACTAATGCTATGTTTATGGGAACTCCAAATTTGAGAGCATCAAAGTTTTCTTCACCAGGTAATTTACCAGGGGCATCACTATGCGGGCTAATATGCCCTCCTGCTTCCAATTCCATAAATCTTATTCTTCTATAAGTATCGTACGGAAAGTTCTTCCAAAATTCTTTAATTACAGGTGTTTTGGATGCTACCGGGGTCCAATCATATGGTACTTGATCTTCATGGGTGTAACCATACGAAGTCCATGCACCGGTGCTAGCCGCGTTTATACCGTGTATACAGCAACTATTCCACCCATGACTATCGCTTTCTCTATGAGGAACTAAATGTACTTTTGAATCCTCAGCTTCTTTAATCCATTTATCAACATCAAACTCAATATCAAGTTCTAACCAACCAAAATTACTTTTGTTCAATAACCAATCTGCTATTTCATAATCAGTTTTCGCCCATTCAGGCATTTTAGGTAAGTTAGATTTTATATTTTTGTTTTTGTGATAAAAATCCAACGCAGTGGTATTCATGTCATTAACCTAGTATTTTATATCTTGTATTTATAAATAGTTTATGAACACAAAAATAAAAATCCCACATCTTGAGTGGCATGTTGCTCATGCTTGTAATCTATCTTGTAAAGGTTGTTGCCATCTTTCTGATTATGGGCAAAAAGGAATAGTTAGTTATAATGAGATCAAAGACTGGTATTCAAAATGGAGTCATAGACTAGCACCAAAATCAATAGACATTTTAGGGGGAGAACCTTTATTAAACAAAGATATCTGTAAAATTATTTCTTTAACAAGAGAAATGTGGGATGATCCGTATCTAGAACAATTACAATTAACAACTAACGGACTTTTAATTCACAAATTTCCAGATTTACCTAAAGTATTAAAAGATTCTAATTGTTCTATTTCAGTGTCTTGGCATAGTGAAGATCCAAGTTATAATAAATTGTTTGATAAATCTAAAAACATTTTAAATGAATGGGTAGAAAAATACGGAATCCAAGTTCGTATACTAGATTTTTATAATTATTGGACTCCATTTTATAAAGGTTACGGTAGCACTATGGAACCGTTTAACGAAGAAAACTTTGAAAAAAGTTGGGATAATTGTATAACGGGACAAGATTGTTTTCAGATATATAATGGCGATATTTATAAATGCTCAAATTTAGCGTACTTGCCTATGACTAAACAAAAAATTAATCTTTCAGAGAATTGGGATTATTATCTAAGTTATGTTCCACTAAAGCCGGAAGCTTCGGACAATGAAATTACAGAGTTTTTTAATAAAGGTGCAGAAAAATTTTGTAGTATGTGTCCCAATTCAGTTGAAATGATTAAAAAACCAGATCCTTTAAAATTTCGTAAACAAATACTGATGAAGAAAATTTGATTATGAAACAAGGAAGATTAATAAACTTTGAATTACTGTGGGATACTGACCTAAGCGTCAATGTTGTATTACCAAAACTACTTGAATTAGAATTTCAAGAAGCAGTAGCTGACGGAGTAACTACCATTTTTGGAATGTTTTTAATGGAGGGAATTTATCCGCATGATTGTCATAATCAACAACTGTTTTTAGAAATTAAAAAAATAGCTGACAAATACAATTTAGAAGTTATTCTATTGTCAGGCCTTGGAGAAAGTTTTAACAATCAGTATAGTATAGAAAATGGTAGTATTTTAAACAATCTTCCATTTGAGGTAATATACTCATCATATCCTTTAAGAGTATGTTACAACATCATTAATAATATTCCTAGAAAATCAAAAACTATCAATAATAAGTTTTTATTCTTAGGTGGAATTCCTACTAGATTAAATAGAATTTATTTATTAAGTAAGTTGTATGAAAACAATCTTTTAATAAATGGTAAATGGTCATTTTTTATTCCGTTATCCCAAGAAGATAAAAATTATTGCAGAAATTTATTATCACATTATTCAGATGAAGAGTACGAAACTTTTTTAAAAAACTGTACTAGCTCAATAGATGAAAAATATCAAGAAATGGCTAACTTTTTTCAAGACTATGCACCGTACGAAGAAGGCGATCTTGAAAAGTGGGGCGAAATAGTTCATACTGATTTTTGGAAAAATCCTATATACATAGATCCTGAAGTTTACGATGAAACTTCGTTAAGTATAATTTCTGAAGGTCCAAATTATTGGTCGCCTGATTATAAATTTATTACAGAAAAAACATGGCGGACAATAATTTATAAGCATCCTTTTATATTTGCAGGCCCGCCTGAACAGTTTAGATATATTAAACAAATGGGATTTGAAACATTTGAAAAATATATGCTTATTCAAAATTATGCACAGGTGGAAGATGAAAAAGAAAGAATTGAATTGATTGTTAAAAATGTAGAACATTTTTTAAAACACCAAACTTATCATCAAAAAGAAATACAACAAGATATTGAACATAATTTTAACTTATTCTTAAAACTAGCCAATGATCAAAATTGTCTACTAACATCTTTAAAATCAAAATACAATATTCCTGATGCTGAGTTTTCAAAATTTTTTAGTACAACCGGCTATGAAAATTTGATTAGGCCCGTTGCCGACCTCAAAAAATTAGGCTAGCATCATATTCGTAGTTATCAATAGTGTATGGTTATAAATAAGTTTATGACTATATCTGTTAGACTATCATGAAAAATAATTACGATAAACGGCATCTTCCTTTTGGACATTCTACAGCTATACAAGACAAAGAAACATTATCTTTTATCAATAATTGTAGTATCTCAACACAAACATTAAACGATCAAACAATTAACGAACAATTCCTTAGCAAGTATGTAGAATGGATATTGACTACAACAAATAACAAAGTAACTGGTATTGATCAGTATCCATTCAAATGTTTTTCGCAAGGGACATCTGAAGCGTTTGAAAAATTTTATATGAATTATTCTCATAGAAGATTTCGATGTTTTAAAGGCGAGTATGTTTATCATAAATTAGCTTGGAGAGATGATAGATTTAATTGGAAATACTTAGAGGATGATGCGCTTGATGCCAATGACGTAGTAATAATTAGTCAACCTTTTTCTGATACAGGCGATCAGCATCCTTTACTTAATGATATTTTAGATCAATGTGACAAACTAAATATTCCTGTAGTACTTGATTGTTGCTACTTTGGTATTTGTAGTAATATAAATTTTGATTTTACAAGACCTTGTATAAAAGAAATCATCTTTAGTTTATCTAAAACTTTTCCAGTAGCTCATATTAGAATAGGTATGCGTCTTTCAAGGATTGATAATGACGATTTGTTATTTGTGTATAACAAAAGTGGCTACACAAATAGATTAGCAGCAAGTATAGGACTTAATCTTATTAATCATTTTGATTCTGACTACATAGTTAATAAGTATAAAAATAAACAAATTGAAATCTGTAAAAAATTAAATGTAACTCCTAGCAATACTGTGTTGTTTGGAATAGGCGGCTCTGAATGGCAGGAATACAATCGTGATAGAGCTACTAACAGATTAGGATTACATAATTTTTTACACATGGAAGATACAGAGTGCTTAGATGAATATGTCAAAATCTAAAATTATAAATTTTGAATGGATGTGTGATCACAATCATTACACCCATGAACAATTTGATAAAATTAAAACTGATTTAATTAAAAAAGACATTGATCAAGCCATAGATGAAAATGTTGATACTGTTGTAGGGCTTTATCTAATGGATGGGTTTTTACAACCTAAGTATAGATACAAAGAGTTTATTTTGCACCTAAACGAAATAAAAGATTATGCTTACAATGCTGGAATTAAAAAAATAATTCTAATAAGTGGCCATGGCGAAACATTAGATAATTGTCCCTTTGAATACCTGTTTTTAGATTTTAATCTTAGATTATTAATTAATAGCTATCCTGATCTAAATGTATTACCTAAATTCAATCCTGAAAATACAAAGTTTCTCTTTTTAACTGGCATGCCAAATAGACCTAATCGTATAGGTCTATTGAGCAAGTACTATGATAAAGATTTATTAGACACTGCTGAGTGGAGTTTTTTTGGCCCATGGACACCTATGGATCAATCTTGGTGTAGAGAATATCTTAAACATTATAGTGATGAACACTACAATACATTTTTAATTAATTGTGAAAGATCTTTTGATAATAGATATGAAACGTGTAAGCCATTCTATGGATCGTATACTTCAACGGAAAATGCACCGCTATGGTATGATGTAGTTAATATTGACTGGGTTCAATTACCCAGTCATATTGATTCTAAAGTATATAGCGATACACTTTTTAGTGTTATATCTGAAGGTCCAAATTTTTGGTCTGAAGATTGGAGTTTCATTACAGAAAAAACATGGCGAACTTTTTTACATCGTCATCCTTTTATATTTGCCGGGCACCCTGATCAATTTAGATATATTAAGAAACTTGGATTTAAAACATTTGAAGAATATTTGTTAATCAAAGATTACGCCTATATTGAAGATGAAAATGAAAGACTAGATGCTGTAGTCAAAAATACAGAATACTTATTAAAAAATATAAAAAATAATTTAGATGCTATAGAAAAAGACGTAGAATATAATTATCAAATGTATTTTAATCATGTAAACAATCAGGATAAAATTTTTAAATTCTTAAAGCACGATTTAAATGTTTCGTCAGATGATATCCAGCCATATGCTAATATCAAAGGTTATCCGTATCTCATTAGGAGAATACCTGATGGATTCTAAATGTGCAGCTTTCTGGAAACATACTAATGTTCGTAGCGATAACAAAATATTTCCCTGTTGTAGATTTAAGAATCCTGTAGATAATTTCAACGGCGATTTAATTCATATATTAGAGTCCAGTGCATATAAAGAACTTAGAAAAAAAAGTTTAAACGGTGAATTTATCCAAGGTTGCGAAAAATGCTATTACGAAGATGCCAACGGTAGGCAAAGTCTTCGACAACGATTAAACAAAGAATATACTACTGACACAGTTGAATTAGAATTTTTAGAAATAGGGTTTGACAATATATGTAATTTAACCTGTGACGGATGCTGGAGTGATTTTAGTTCCGAGTGGAGTAAAAAACTTAACCCTACTGCAAACAAGATTACTCACTATCGTTCAGTTGATGAGATTGTTAAAGTTCCGTCTAGTATTAAAAAAATACTCTTTTTAGGCGGTGAACCTTTAATGACCAACCGGCATGAAAAGTTTTTAAAACTAATTGAAAATCCAGCAGCAGTTGAAATAATTTACAACACTAACGGAATGTTTTTGTTAAAAGAAGAATTTATTAATTTTTTACATCAGTTTAAATCGGTAAAATTTACGTTAAGTATTGATGGGTACAAAGATCTAAATAACAAAGTTAGATCTGGAAGTAAGTGGGAAGATATTTTAAGTTTTATAGAACAGATATCTAAATCTAACTTTGATCTAGAAGTGAATACAGTGTTACATTTAAATAACTGGCACGGAATAAAGGAGCTTGAATCCTTTATACAACAATTAGGAGTACCGTGGATAGTAAATGTTTTAACATATCCTACACATTTAGATATTTCTAATTTTGAACAAAAGGAACAAATTATTAATTTGATTAGCGAAACAAACATTCCAAATAAAACTTATGTCATTAACCATCTATTACATAATTAATAAAAGGAGTTATTTATGAGTTCAGAATTTTATCAGTATTTTGATTATCCAAATTGGTTAGAACATCAAAAAAAATTGTTAGCATATAGACAATTAAAGATGGCTGACATCGTAACTGACAATCAATCATGGGCTGCGTTAAACTATGATGAATTTTCTATGGATTTAAAAGATGTTATTGACGATTATGCACAGCTTGGTCTATACATAAAACAGTTAATTTTTATATCTTTCCCCCCTACTGATTTAAATTCTACAGACATGAATGATCCAAAAACAATTTATATACATGTTGACAGTAAGGATGACGATGAACATTTGTTAAAGGAATCAGCTCCTACATTGTTTTCTCCAAGATATGTATTTAATATTCCATTAATAAATTGTGAAAACAGTACTACGTTTTTTTATGATTTTATAGATCCAAATAAACACACAAAAGACACTCATGTATATTTTGGAGGTTGTGTCGATTACAGTAATGTAGTTGAAGTGGATAAATTTACTCTTAACAAACCTGCATTTCTAAAAGTTAGTGTTCCCCATGCAGTGCATAATCCTACTGATAGTTTAAGAATTGTTTGTAGTATGCGTGTTGATGATAGTAGTCCATTACTAAAAAGGCTTTTCAAATGACATCAACTATAAGCTGTAAACGGTATATTGAATATAACAAGATTATTAGTGCTGTAGATTCAATGGCTAAAAAAGTTGCAGAATTTAGAGAAACTATGTCAAGTGATATGTACGACTTGACTCAAGTTGACCCGGCTCCTGATTTAACAGACATACATCCTAGAGATAGAAAAAATGTTAAAATTCTTTGCGGTGCTTTGCCCTTTGATGGAAAACCAAACTTAGGCAAACTATTAAAAGAAGAATCAGATATACTAACAAATTTAAAAGGATATTCTGCTGGGTTTGTTTTCTTTATGACTCCAAATTCAATCTTACCATTACATGTACACGGCGAATATGTAGCGAAAGATTCAAACGATACAATAGGAGTTTGGAATGCCTGTTTTGGAATTACAGTACCGTCGACAGATTCTAACATGGTAGGTATAGAAGTAAACGGTGAAGTTTATTCTCATGGTCATAATGTAGATGTAACATTTGACCCACAAACACCGCATCAAGCATGGAACCACACTAACGAGTGGTGGACTATGTTAATCTTAAATATTGATAAGAGATTTTTTATTTAAAGGAAATATTTTGAAAATATCAACAAATAATCATTGGGATCCATTAGAAGAAATAATTGTAGGCATAGCTGATCATGCACGAGTGCCTACAGTGGACAGAAGCACCATGAATATGAGCTACAGTAACTATAGTATGGATAGTGTTAAACCTTTAGAAGGAGCATATCCTCAATGGTTAATTGATGAAGCTAACGAAGACTTGGAAGGATTGGCTACCGCGCTAAGAAAAGCCGGAGTTAAAGTACATAGACCAAAGCCGTTAGATCACAGTAAACAGTTTAGTACACCAGAGTGGCAAACTACTGGTTGGTATACTTGGTGTCCTAGAGACTTACTGTTGCCGTTAAAAAATCTAATTATTGAAACGCCTAGTGGGTGTCGTTCTAGATATTTTGAAACTAGGGCATATCACGATATAATGTTAGAAGCAGTTCGAGATGGAGTTGAATGGATAGCAGCACCTAAACCTATTCTATTAGATGAAGGCTATCAATTTGAAGATATACAAGGAAAGCCAAGTTTATTAAATTTAGAACCTATATTTGATGCTCCTAACTGTGTGCGTTTGGGTAAAGATATTTTATTTCAAATTTCAAACACTGGTAATCATTTAGGAATGCAATGGTTAAAAAATGTGCTTGAACCTAGAGGTTATAGAATACATGCGGCAGAGCATATTTACAGTTTTGCTCATATGGATAGTACCATCGTTCCTTTAAGTCCGGGGAAAGTTTTGTTAAATAGTACTAGAGTCACGCCTGAAAATTGTCCTAAGATATTTGAAAAATGGGATAAGATATGGTTTAAAGATGTAAATATTAATCCTACTACAGAAACCGGACCAGGCAGTATCAGTCCGTGCAGTCCGTATATAGGAATGAATATTTTAAGTATAAACCCTAGTACAGTAATAGTAGGCGAAGATCAGATTAATTTAACAAGAGTTTTAGAAAAACAAGGATTTGATGTAGTACATGTAAAAATGCGGCACGCTCAAACACTTAGTGGCGGACTTCATTGTACTACTTTAGATTTAAGAAGAACAGGATCGTTAGAGGATTATACATGATTGAGTTTGTAACAAATATAAAAGATTTTTGGTCAACTGATTTAGAAAAATTTGTCTTTCCAGTTATGTCACCTCTTAACACTAATGTAAGAGATTATTGGAATCATCCTAATTTTCAAAATGCCAAACCTCTCTTGCAAGCATTTGACAATGATTTACCAGAGTATTGGAATAAATTTCTAATTGAGCTAGGTACAACAGAAGGTACAGTATCTTGGACTAACCTAGTACCGGGTCAAGTCCTACCTGTTCATACTGATGAGTTTTATAAACTAAGAACCAAGTACAATGTTGATATAGAAAAATGTAGAAGATATTTAATTTTTCTAAATGATTGGGTACTTGGACATTCTGTTGATTTTGAAGAAAAGACTATAACAAGATGGAAGTGTGGAGATGTTTGGTTATTTGATCATCGTTCATTCCACTGCGCCGCTAATGCTTCTACAGTAGATTTTATAACCTGTCAGGTTAATACTATTACGATTTAAGGATTTAGAGGATATAGTGGAAGTGCATAATCTACGCCATCAACTATAATTCTAATATATTTAACTGTTCCACCTGTATTAACTTCGCCGGAACCAGCACCAGCTACTATTGAATTATCTTGTATTCCGATAATCCCCTCGCTGTCTATAGATAACATAGTAACAAGTTCTTCTGTAGCATTTACACAACCTAATTCTATTCTACCTGGAATATACCCAGCACCCGGAGTGTCATCTACAAAAATTTGAATACCGGCTACTACAGCAGGACTACCGTTGCTATCTGCACCAAGCCAGTATTGACTAACAATTTTATCACCAATTTGAAGTGGCAATGGTGTTTCATGCGTTCCTCTATATCTACTATACAATACTGCTGGCCCTTCTACAGTATTAGAAGCGCCATAGATAGACATAGCGTCATACGCATCGTCCGCAGTACCAGTAGTATATACAGCTAATCCTGCTAAAGTACCGTTATTATTTTGTCCTGATAATGTAATTGTAGCACCGTTAACATCTTTAGTAGTAATGGCAATATTATCAACTTCGCCAACAATTTTTCCAGCTACTGAATCAACAAGAGTGCTAGAATCATCAGCAAAAACAGAACCTGTTAAATCGCCTATGATTTCTCTTGCAGTAAGTGTATCAGTTTCTGCGTCCCATAGCACTAAATTACTATCTGCTGAGCCGCTTGAGAGTTTAATAATTTGTGAACCAACTGCTAACGTAGTGTCTACGTTTGCTTGAGTAGCCCAAAGATTACGCCACTGTTTGGCACTTGTACCTAAATTATAAGAATCGTCAATGGCTGGAGTCAGTGACGAATTAATTAAACCAAGTACACTGATATTGTCGGTTGCATTGTCACCTAAGTTAATAGATCCAGTAGCAGTAATATTACCAGTAATATTAATGTTACCTGTGCCTATTATGTTATTACCGTTTAAGTTTAAATTGCCGCCCAGCAGTGGACTTGTTTCAGTTGAAAGGGCAGTTGGGCCAACGAGAATACCACCTGTAGTAGCTCCGTCGCCTACAAATAACTTTTTCGTATCAGTAACGTAGACAATTTCGCCTATGTCTACGAATGCAGTAACACGTTCTGCTTCAGTACCGCGTCTTAATTTCAAAGCCATGTAAATACTCCTGGTATCAATATCATATAGTATTTATGCCTTTGAATAAAAGACTACTTGTTCTTTTTTAAGAAGCTTTTAGTGCGAGTTTGTATATCTCGTTTGATACGATCTGTATCTAACCTAAAATCAACGTTAATAATGTGCTCGTCGTACTCTTTAAACATCTGTTCGAGAACAGATTCTAAGTCTAAACTAGAGTGTTTTTGTCGAGATTTTTCAACGTCAATATCCCATACTTTTCCGCCCTTAAAGCTAACTCTAACGGAATGGAGATACTCTATGGGTACTGCTTCAACTCTAACATCTTGAAATACTTCAGGCCAATGTGCTATTACATCTTCAGGAAGTTCTGTTATTTTTTTAGGCACTTTCTTCGGATTTTGCACTCTTTTTCTTTACAGGTGATAACTTATCTGCTTCTTCTCTAAGACGTTTAGCTTCTTTATATAATCGATCAGCATCGCTGCGATATTTAGAAGCTATTTGATCATCTGTAAGTACGCCGTCGGCTGGTGCCGCAAGTGTTTGTATAGTAGCAATATCTGTAACCTCAACGGAGTTTTCGTCAGTATTTACTACTGATGCAGTTTGCATATCAGAACTCTTAAGAGCTAATTCGTCAATACTTACACCTTTTTGTTGTGCAATTGCTTGATTTAAATCGCTTAACAAAATAGTAGTTTTCATATCCGGCGTCATTTCTACTAAATTAGTGGCCATTTTTACCATTTTACCTGTAACGTGAAATGCTGCCAACATATTCCTACCGTCTGGTAGTGATGTGCGAGCCATTGCTTCTGCAAATTCATAAGCAGTTTGGCCAGCATTTGATTCAATCAATTTCATTAAAGTGTCATGCTCGTCTGCTTGTAAGTTCTCTGTAGTAACTACAATACAGTTTTCTGCATCACCTGGTATTGTACGATACGCTACAACTATTTTTCTTTGGTTATTTTTTACTCTACCAACATGTTTTAGAGACATATTATTCTCCTTCTTTTTTAGGTTGTTGTGAAGCTACAGCGGCTAGAAATGCTTCTAGTTTATTGTATGTCTGTCCTACTACAACCATTTCGCTGGGTTTAAAAGTACCCCTTTGACTTGCAACATCAATAATTTGCTTTAGGGCGTTTAGATCCTGCACAGTTAGTTCTGCGCTAGGTTGTGCAGGTGCAGTTGTTGCAGTAGTTTCAGGTTGTTTCTTTTGTTCATCGCTCATAATATCTCCTTAATTAAATGCGCTTTTTATTTACTAGTATTTTAAATATGGACACGCCAAAGTGAAATAAGAAAGTTCTTTATGATCTTCAAAACCTATTTTTAACAAAGTTACTACTTGATTGGTAGAATCTACTTCTACAGTTTTTCCAACATAAAATCTGCCCTTTTGATGATCCATAATCCACTTTGCAATACTGTCTTGCAAGTTGTAATTCATGGGAACTGAGACATACTCAAAATGCTTTGGAGGCACTTTGAGTTGTCTCAGATCAAAAAAGTTTAAAGGATTTGGATCTTTAAGACGTAACATTACTTGTCGTAGTGCGCAGTCAATCCAAACGGTGCTTGTAAATTTTTGTCATGATGTCCGTGAACAATAAAAATAGTATCACAGTAATCATCCTCGCCCCAACTGTCCCACGGATAACCGTCAGTAAACATAATAAACTTTTTAGGGTTAATATCATGGTCTCTCATGTATTTCCAGTTAGCCATAAAGTCAGTACCGCCGCCGCCCATAATCTCGTAACTGAGCAAGTCATCGCCTGTGTCAGCAGTAAAGTCTTGTTCATTATACACTTTTGTATCAAAGCACCAAAGTTTAATTTGATAATCTTTGTACTCGTCCATAATGCCTTTAATTTCACTTAAAAAGTCTTTAGCCTGATCATCACCGATACTTCCGCTCATATCCAAACTAACAGCAATATCGATAGTTTCGTCGTATTGTTGTCCGGGTAATACGGCACCAGTATGCCAGCCTTTACGCGAAGGACGAGCAAAGGTAAAGTCATGCTTAATAGTGCTTTGGATTTGTTGACGCAGAAGTTCACGCCAATTCATTTTTGGCTCAGTAAGCTCTTTGATCATACGTACAATTTCGCCCGGAGTGTTACCAGCACCTGCTGCCTGTGCCGCTTGTAGCATGCCTTCTTTAATCTCGTCACGAATCTTTTGCATCTCATCTTTAGAATACTTTGGACGACCTTTGCCTTTACCGTCTTTGTCATCACCTTCTCCATCACCTTCACCGTCGAGGTCTAGGTGTTCGTCTAGCATAGAACCTAGACTTTCTAGAAATTCTTTACCATTTTTTTGTGCTTGCTTAAATAGTTCTTCGTAAACTTCTTCGCTAGTCCAGCCAGCATATTTTGCATCTTTAAAGCAGTCTACTAGGGTAGGCTCTACACCAATTCGATCTCGAATTAACAAGTTGTTGACAATGTAGTCCTGTGCAATATTAGACAAAACTGGATCCATGTTACGATCTTGCCAAGTACGGCGACCAAGATGGTCAAATACACAATGCAGGATCTCGTGTGCAATAACAAACTCAATCTCTTTATTAGACATTGCATTAAAGAATTGAGTATTGAAATAAAGATTTCGACCGTCTACAGCGGCAGTAGGCAACCATTCATCTGCTGCCTGAATTCGCAAACGAGTTGCCATGTTACCAAAGAATGGGTGACGTAGAAGTAAGCCAACTCTTGCAACAATGATACGATCAAGAACTTCTGTACGCATCTCTGCAAGTTGTTCGGGTGTAATATTTGGATCAGGTGTCCATTGTTTTTTGCTTGCTACGCTCATATGCTATACTCCTATGTAACTGTATATATGTATTATACAGCATTTGCGGATAAAGTCAAGAAAGAAAGTGGGCGTTTTTTGGAGAAACGCCCATAAACTCTATATTACGCCTTTTGAGCGGCAGTAATATACTTACCAAATCGACTGTGGAACTCGTCAAAACATTCGACTTCGTCCGGATCAATTGGCAAGCTGTACTGAGTAAGAGCGAGTTTGATGCCCATAACAACCAATTCAGTTTCAAAATTATCCATTGCAAAGCGCAGGAAATTGTTAACTTTATTGTCAAACTTCTTATCGCTCTTGTCAGACGCCTCTTTTAGCTCGTAGCAGAGCGAGACTGTCAAGGAATACATGGCACTGATTTCTTTAGTCTTCAGCTCCTTTACCTTGCCATCCAAAATATCTGTTGGATTAGGCATCTGACTGGCAACCTTGCGGTGCGCCATAAACTTAACAGCAAGACCTTCACCGACTGCGCCAGAGACTAGGTCAGTAAGTGTATTGCTATCAAGCTCGTCATCTAACAGTTCGCTAACAAAGGACCACGAACGTGGAGTAGCAAACGAACGGCTAGGGGACTTTGGATCAAAGTCGTAGAGGTCCTTCTTGCTAAAAGTCAAGAAGCCTACAACGTCTCTGTGGATACTATGATTTACAGCCCATTGGAACCAGTCATCAAAATTGACAGCCATTTCCAAGTGAACAAAACGGTTAGCTAACGGAGCAGGCATACGATAAGTAACACCTTTGTCAGCTTCTCGATTACCGGCTGCAACAATAAACACGTTATCGGGCAATTTGTATTGTCCAACTCGACGGTTCAAAACTAATTGATAAGCCGCTGCCTGTACGCTAGGAGCCGCACTATTCATTTCATCTAAGAACAAAATAATATTTTCGTGCTTTGATGCCATGATCTCATCAGGCAATTCTGCCGGAGGAGCCCAAACCATTTTACCTTGATTAGAATCAAAGTAAGGAATACCTTTAATGTCTGTAGGTTCCCAAAGAGATAGACGAACGTCAATTACGTGAGCGTTCATATATTCACCAATTTGGTGAACAACATCAGATTTACCAATACCTGGGGGACCCCACAGGAAAATTGGTCGACGTTTGATGATTGCATGTTTAATGCTAGCTTTTGCCGAATTAGGCGAAAGTTGACGGGCCGATGAGCTTTCCGATGCCATTGTGTATTCCTTGTTAAGTTATAAAACAGTCAGTGCCTTACTGTTCTTATATTGTAACACCTACACAATATAAGTCAAGATCTAGTTTACCAAACTACTCCGCATCGTGTCGTTTCATTGCTTTGGTTAATCCGTATTTACGTATGTCTCCGGAAAAAAGATGAAGTTCGAGAGCTTTCTTTTCGTCCGTTACAATAATTGAATCTCTGCCTAACCAATATGGACAAGTAATAAATCGATCTAACCAAATTATGGTTTGCGTAGTTAATTCAAAATCTTTTGGAAAAGGAACTTCGTATGTTTGGAGATCAAGTGTATCAGTGACAAAAAGATATCCTTGATCTGTAAGACGCAGGCCACCTTCGTCTTTGGATCTAGTGTTTTGCCACCATGTTGAATAATATTCTTTAAAAGATATTTCGTTAACACCTTTTCCGGCCTGTTTTAGAAATATCTTTGTATATGTTTCTTTCCAATTCATTGTATTTCTTCAAGTACGATTTCGCCTGAAGTTAATTTTACTACTTGGAAGTCTGCGCAGGAAAACATTTCGTTTAATTTTTTTGCCAAATTAAATGCATGGCCAGGATTACTAAACGAAACTTTTTTATATTTTGGTCCCGGATAATTAGTGAGCATGTTAGAACTTTTAAGATTAAACGGATCGCCCTTGTAAAAGACAGCCCAAATAGCTTCAGCACGAAGCACTTGCTCACTCTTGTATGTTTTTTTATCTACGTGATCTAACAACACAGTGGGTTTTGGTCTACTCATATACGCAATCCTTTAAATTAACTACGTATATATTTATATCAAAAACACATTATATTACCTGTTTATTACCATCCAGGATTACTTGAACCTATTTGAATTTGAATTACTTCGTTGTCGCCTGAGTTCTTTTTAGCTAATATTTGTTCTAAATCACCGTTTAAACGTGTCATAACAAGCCCTAAAGTAAATGCTAGAGCCTTAGCTTGCTGTATGTCTATGCGGATGTCTTTGGCTCGACTGGCATCTGCACTCTTAACTTGGTTAAGAAACTGCGTAATAGGTGTAGTGTTTAACGGCTCATTTTGTGTTGACACGACTTAACTCCTGTCTCATTTCTATCTCAGTCCTAAACGGACCTTTAGTTTCGTAGCGTTCTACAGTGATCAGCTTTGGACAAAAACTTTTGACCCAACCTTTTTCAAAGTGAATCACATAATATCCTGCACAATATAAACTTTTTGATTTAGCTGATTTTGTAAAAAGAGGAAGTTTTCGTTTTACATCAAATATAGGATTGTGTGGTTGACACGATGTTGCATAGCCGTGAACTTCTTTGGTATAGTCTTTGGCTATTTTAAGAGCAGTCCATGTTACATCGTTACCTAAGGTTTTCTTAAGTTGTTTTTGATTTTCAAAAAATCGTGTGCCAGCTTTGTCGCTTAGGATATACTTTTCATCGTTATAAGAAATGGTAGCTACATTTTCACCATCTTCCTCAACAATCCAAAATTTACCACCTAATATTTCTTTCGCTATCATTTTATTCATCCCGGATACCTCGCATTTAATGGTACAGCATATAACTGTGCATTGTCGGCCACTCGTTGCATGTCCCACTTAGCACAAAATTTAATCAGTCGCATTCCAACTTGTGTAATGTCTTTTGGAAAGCTAGCTTGTTTAATTGTATTATTAATTAGTTCTTTAATTTCTAAAGGTTGTGCTGTTAAATCGCATAGAGTCACATTTCTATTATAGTCGTCTAACACACGATGTTCTACACCCTCGTGATCGGACCAACGTTGCAACATGAGATTATTCCAAGCATAGCCTTTGGTATTCTTATCAGCATATGCTTCAGTAAGGCCTACTTTATTCTTAGTACCTTTAACTCTAACACCAGGATATGCACTAAAGACATTATCACTAGTATCGCCACGCATACATTTTTCAAATAGCAACCAATCTGGATTAGGGGCAGGCTTAATTTCTTTCGTTTTCTTATCAATTACAGACTTACCCTTGTCGTCAAAATAGCCTTCATGAGTAGTTGTAATATTACTGACACCATTATATTGTTTTACGTTTGGTGCAATGAGTTGTGCAAAGTCGCCGTCTGTAGAAATAATCACGTGATTGTCATGCGGGTGATTCTGCACCCAGCCTGCAATCAAGTCATCTGCTTCTAGTTGTGGGTGTTGCATTACAGTACAATTTGTTTTAGTTTGTACAAAATCTTTAAACTCGTCAAAGATTTCCCAAAACATTTTATCTTCCTCAGCTTCACGGGGAGTGAGCGCATCACGAGTTTCTTGTCGATTTCGCTTGTAAGGTTGATAAAAATCTTTACGCCAGCTACGTCCCTCAAGACAGAATACTACATGATCTGCATTAAAGTCAGTCCAAGCCTTTTTAATCGAATTGAATGTAATATGCAGGGCCATGCCCACTTTTGTGTCAAGGTCACCACGTACTACGTGTCGAGCTCTAAAAAAAGTGTTTGCAGTATCTACTAGGATGTATGTGCTCATGAAACTTCGCTTTTGCCTTTTGCAATTGGTACTACATTAATATAACCAGCGCCGCGATTTGCATCCATGCCTTCTTCACTTAGCATTTGTGATACAATGTCGCGGAACCAACGATCTACAACTTCTTCATCTGGATCACCTTCAAACCCGTATCCAGCTTGTCTTAATTGTACTATAAAAAGGTCATTCCAGTCAAGCTCAAAAAATCCATTCCTAATATTTTCTGGATTAACTTTAGTATCAAGCACCGCTACCCAAGGTTCTCCTTTAACTGTAGCACGTTCTTTTGGTGTCAATTTAGCTTGTTCTTCTGCTTTGGCAGCACGTTCAGCAGCCTCAGTAGCTGTTTTGGCTGCTTTGGCAGCGGCTGTAGCTATTGCCATATTACGTTCAGCTTCTGCCTTGATCTTATCTATGCCAAATAATTTTTCTATAAATTTTTTCATTAAGTACCCCATTCATTTTTAAATAGCGGCACTTGCAAACGATCGCTATAGCGTAATCCGTTTTTCATTGCCAGTAATGCTACATTCTTATTGTTTAGTGCGTACACACTTTCTACACCGCCAACTGGCATTAGATAAACATGCCCGTCAAAACCAGCCGCACGATATTCTTCAGTTGCACGTTTAGCATCTTCAAAATCTTGTTCTGTAGCAATAACAAACTTCAAATATGCTGTACCAACTTTTTCGTATTCACAAACTATTTCAGGAAGAATTGCTTCTTCCCACTTCTCACCACTACATGGAAGTTTAGCACTTACACTGAATGTAACTTCTCTCTCGTCACTACCAAGAAACCAATCTGTTAAGTATTCTTTAAATTCTGGAGTAAGTCTCTGGGTACCGTTTGTTTCAAATGTAATCTCTTTCAAACCCGCCATCTTAGGATGACTTAGCAAGTCTGGATAAGCACGTTGCCAACCTAGTAAAGGTTCGCCGCCTGTAATTACAAGATGTTCGTCTTCCCACTCATTGTATGGCAGTATCTCCATAATGCGATCAGCAATGGCATCACTAGTAAGCATTGGACTTAGATCTTTAAATGCTGGATGCCAACTTGCATAACTATCACATCCTGTACTTACTAACGGAAGTTCTTCATATTTTTGAAAAGACTCTATATTTGCATGTGTATACGCAATATCATCTGCTTCAATACTAATTTTATCACGCGGCATACCAAAGCCTGCACATTTAAAGTTGCAGCCGAATGTGCGTAAAAAGACACTAGGTACACCCATGTACCTACCTTCGCCTTGTATACTGTAAAAAAGTTCTGCTATTTTTATTTTGCTCATGCTTTTAATGATTCCATGGTTGCTATTTTTGCAATACGATCGCCAAAGTCTTGATCATTAGTGATAATATAAGTTTGGTTATGACTGCGATCCTTTATGCGATCATAGTAACGAAACTCTACAACTTTGCCGCCTATTGCATTGTATACTTTAAAGTTTAACACAGGTTCGCCTTCAATGCAATCACTTTCTCTACTAGATATGCATATATCTTTTCCAGGAGTATCTTCTTCAAACATCCAATTACGTAATTTACGTTTAATCCATTTCATACTTTGTCCTTTAACCACTCGTCTACTTTGGCTTCTGCTTCTTCCTGTGAAACAGCATAAGCATAAATCCAATAACATTCATCCTTGCCTTTAATATCAAATGGCACAGGTCCGTTAAACAATATACCGTCTTCTAACATACGTTTAACTTCAAACTTTTTTAAATTTCTAGCACGATTAATTAAATCGTTAGTCATGTCTATTGAGTTCATTTTGTTTCCTTTATTAAACCACGCCACAGTACTACATGTTCGTTGGACCATTGATTGCCGTCCCATTGTGCATATGTAGGAAATGGCCAATTAGGTGTTACACTTGAAGTAATTTGATAAGTACCGTTTCTTACAGGATTAATATTTACAGAAAACCAATCAGTTACTTCTGGCTCTTCAACTACTATTTCTTCAACAGATTTAATAGGAACTCCGCCTACAGAAATATTTTTATCAGGTTCGCCTTGAAATACTTCGCCAGTATCTTGATTAGTAAGTTCTAAAGGACCGTAGTAGTGATATTCTGTATCGTCTAGCATCCAACCTAACGCCTCAACAGCTTCGTATGTATCTTCGTCCCAAGCAGTATTAAACTCTTCAAGGTCTGTATCAGTACAGTTACGACCTGCTTCAGTGTCTGCCCAACATCCGTCAATTAGGTCCCATAGTTCCCAACATTCGTCATTTTCAATACAGCTAAGTTCGTAACCGTCTTCGTTTTTAAGTTCTTCGTCAGTAAGTGGTCGCTCATCTGATTCTACGCTAAAAGTACCCCAGCGATAACCTTCTTCGCGAATAATTACCTTGCTGTCTTTATACCAAAATTGTCGCTCAACAGCGGATTTTTTATATTGTGGTGAAAGTTTCCAAGTAGTCATATTTTGTTCCTTATCTCGGTGCAAACTCTTGTTGTAATTTGATATTGTCAAAGAATTCTTTCTTTGTATGAGGATCATCTTTAAATGTTCCTTTAAGGACTGTAGTCTGTGTTAGTGAGCTATGCGCCATAATGCCGCGATTCTCACAACATCCATGTGTTGCTTGAATGTATACTGCTACGTTTTCGGAGTCAGTAGCTTTACTAATCTCACGGGCAATGTCGTTGCAAAGCTCCTCCTGGAGTGTGCCTCGTCTAGCACACCACTGTGCAATACGTGTGTACTTGCTGAGCCCAATAAGTTTCTGAGCGGCAATAATACCAATATAAGCAACGCCACTAACGGGTTGATGATGATGACTGCACATACTGCGAAGCTCACTACGAACAACCAACATACCTTCGTAACGGTCCTGCGAGTCGTTTGGAAATGCTGTTGCGTCTGGTCCTGGTTCATATCTGCCACTCATAATTTCGTTGAAGTACATTTTAGCAAGCCGTCTTGCTGTACCATGCGAGTTAGGATCGTTTTCACGATCAATCAACAAAGTATCTAATACTTGTTCAAATGCTTCTGTAGCTTCGTTGATTAAATGTTCTTTATCACTTTCGTGTAAGTAATCACTTATATTGTCTCCAGCCCAATATCTCTTTCCTTCTCTTTTCATTTTAGCACGTAGTACAGCAGATAGACTAGATTCCTTATATCCGCCGTCACCTGCCATTGCGTCAAGTGCTGTTTCTTTTTTAATATAAACCGGCTTACCCAATGGTTCATATTTCTCTTCAACAAACTCCCTGTTGTCAGGACCGTTCATTATCGGATCCGGTTTAAATTCTGCTTTTGTCAATTTTATTCTCCGAGTTATAGACGTGGATGTCTATTGTTAAATTATATACTTTATTTAGATCGTTGTCAATCATTCTGAAAAATATTTGTTAAGCATTTCTAGCTTATCATCATATTCTGCAATTTGAGCTATCTCTGCTTCAATAGCACTCATTATGTCTGTATGCTCTGGAATAGCAATTGGGTTCCGTAACATAGTTTCAACATTCATTCTATGTTTTAAAATATGTGATTCAAAATGTGCTTTACTGGCTTGTAGTAGTTCTTTACGCATCATTGTCTCCTTGTTCTAATGCTTCTTTTAATTGCTTATCTTCATACTCAGCTAAACGTTGTCTAAATTCTTCTTCAGGCAGTCCGTGCCAACCAATACATTTACCTGTAGGACTGCGACCACATCCGCAGTTACCGATTTCGTTAACATCTTCTTTTACTCTTACTTGCATATAGTTTCCTTTTTATAGTTGCCTTTTTCTGGTATAACATGACGTACTCCGCCTCTAGGATCTTCCATGTCTCCCTTTCTACGGGGAATTAAGTGTATGTGCGGATACATAACAGTTTGGCCTGCTGCCTCGCCTACATTTTGTCCAATATTAAATGCATCGCAGTATCCACGCTCAACCCAGTCATAACCCCACTTGTAGGCTGCTTCCCAACATTTTACCATGTGAGACCAATCTTCTACTTTAGGTACAAACAATAAATGTCCGTCAGTTACAGGAAATCCGTCCTTGTATACTGTAAAATCTTTAGAATCAATTAATACGTTAGTCCATGGTCCTGGCATTTTTCTGTTCCTCATAGGATTTAAATAAACGAGTTACTGCTTCCATTTGTTCTTGGAATACATCTGGTGCGCCGTCGGCTGCACGTTTCATATCCCAGTCGCTAGGATAATGACGCAAACAATGTCTAGCGCCGTCTTTAATTGCTTTCGGGACTCGAGGAGTATTCAGAATCTCAACTAAAAATTTTTGAGTCTGTACCACTGCTCGATACCTTTCGTCAGGTAGTGTCATTCTGATTGTTCCCATGGATATACTAACCAAACATCTTCTTCTGCCTTGTTTACTTCTGTACTGTAGTAGCTAACTTCGTCAAACTTAGAACTTAGATTGTTAGTTAGCACTGCAAATCTAACGTTCTTACCCCACACACTATTCCATGCTGAATCTTCGTTTGGAAAACATCCACTAGACCAATCTTCTTTGATCCAATTAAACGTAGCACCGGTATCGTTGATATCATCGATAACAAGGATATTCTTTCTTTTTGAAATATCCCATCTACTCTTTAATGTCAATTGCTCTTCAGGTGATACAACCCCAAATGCATCTTCAGCTATACCTAAATCACTTACACATTGGCCACCATCACGCAGACTAACTTCTAGTGGGCGCATAGGAATATCAGTTAGATGACTTAGTATTACAGCAGGTATAGCACCGCCACGAGTAATACCAACAATGTAGTCTGGACGCCAATTATCTTTGTACATCTGCATACTGATGCCTACACACATGTGTTGAATATCAGACCAAGTGTAGTAGAGTTTCTTCATTGCGTTAAACCGTAGGCCAATGCTTGAAGTTCTTCTTTAGTCATAAAAAAATTGTATGTTTGACTATCGGCAACTTCACCGTCTTTTAAACTTTCTTGAATAAGTTCAAGACTAAACAATCCCTTAGGGTTTAGTACTTCGTGTTTTACCATGCGTACACGATAACCATCGTGTTCTTTAATTGTCATTTCTCTACGAGTGTGTGCAACTGATTCATGTAGTTTCATTTTGAGTCCTTTATAGTTTCAAATATTTTATACTTTTCTTCGGCAAGTCGATACTCTTGTGCCGCCTCTTTAATTTTTATATTAACATCACTTTGAAGTTTTTGCAAGAGTAATTGATATTGTTCTCCTGATTGTTTAAGTCCTTTAAACTTTGATTCTAAATCCCTGTTACGATTTACAACGCCAGTGACTGCCATTAAATCTTTAAGTACTTGTTCAACATCAATGCCGTTAACGTCAAGCGGAACAGTAACAGTCATCCGACCTTGATTTATTATCAAACTAGCATCTACAGACGAATTAGTAATTGCAGAGGTAGTATATCCACCATTGACTACTGTATTGTTATTAGGAGCAAGATTATTATACAATGAATTAACAGTCCATGCAATCGGATTGGATTTAGTATTAACTGTTCCCATGCCGTTCCTTTAGATATTGTTCGTTTGGTATCCATTTATTGTTAACTAAAAATCCCCAATCACGTTTATGTGGACCAGGCATAAAAAGTGTCCAAGCAGTGACACCTTCTTTTAGTTCAATGCGATGATAGCTATTAGGACTGCAAATACGGAAATGCCCAGGACCTCTCCATTTACGCACTTCACATGATTTAGTGCCGTCTGAATTAAATTGCGGAATCCATTCGTAGTAACCGCCTTTAAGAATTAATGTAGCATAAGGCCAAGGATGATCATGTACATCATCTGGATCGCCTTTTAAAAACTTGTGTAAAAATATATTGAAAGGAAAACGTTCTCTTTCTTTTAAGAAAAGATAGTAACGCTCTAAATACGGCTCGTCATTAACACGATCCATAATAATTCTTTTTCTACCTAAACGTTCAAGAATTTTCAGCATCTTTCTTACCTTTCCAATCTTGTAGTACAAGATCGTATACTGTTTTGAAGTTTTCGTATACCTTTGCTAGTGCAGGGTATTCTTTACACATAGATTCAACTTCAACTATTTCGATATGCGTGTTTTGTGTGGTTACCCACCATTGGGGGTCTACAGGGCTTATTGTAGTGTAAGTTCCACCAGCGCCGCTGGTTATCGTATTATATCCACCTGCACCACTGCCTATACTAATAGTATCATCAAGAGTTATTGTATAACTGCTATCTATTGAACCTAGATCTTGTGCTAGGATGCCAACACCGCTACCGCCAAGATATGTAGTTGTTGAACCGTATGTGTCGTTTAAATTTATAACAACAGTGTTGGAATCTTTATCATCCATTTATTGCCTCATAAAGAGCTTTTCCTGAGAAGAATTCTTTTTTAAGTTTTGCTGTTTGTTTAAGTAAGCTAGGAAGAAAACTTTCGTAATTTTCCATATATTCAACTACTTGATTTACTATTTGTTTTCTATTTTGAATATAAGATCCAAAATCTTCTGTCCATGTACTAGGATACTTAAACTCTGCTAAAGCCATTTCAGAATAGCTTAAACGATCAGGAACCATTGGAATAGCATTTACTAGAGCGCCTTCGTACCAACTAATACCTAATGTTTCTTGCAAGTTAGCTGAAAACACTAATTTAGCACGACCAAGAATATTATGATATTCGTTCTTAGTTAATTGTTGCTCTTGACAAATTACAAATTCATACTGAGGTAGTTGTTCTTTAAGATCGCGAAAAATATCAACTTGTTTCTCGGGAGCAATACGATGAGGGAAAACAATTAAATTTTCCTTATCCATGCATTTGTAACTGTCTAGGCTGTGTTCTAGATATTCCATAGGCCAGCCCACACGTTTGATTCTAGGATGTTCGCCAGCCAATGCATCAGCTATATCATCTTCTATCCAAGGATTATCTAGACCAAACAATGTTCTTACAAACATGTCAATGTGAAAATCTGTAGCAAAGAAGTTATCGTCGTATGTAAAAAACATACTCTGTTCAGCATGTCTTACCCAAGGCTTGTTTCCAATCAGTCGACCTAAGAAATCTTGAGGATCATAACTACCAGCATGCCATAAGCCACCAATTCTGATATTAATGTTTAGCAATTCAGCCATGTAACGAAGCTGTATAACTGTAGGGTTCCACGCATCAGTATAAAGGAAGTAGTCGCCATCTTTAACATCTCCCCTACAAAACATCTCCCCTATGGTTTCCAACTGTTTACTTTTATAAACATTAGTACCACCAAAATTAAGAAATGCTCCAGGAGTTGTAGCTTGTGGTGTATCACCGCCACTAATGACTACTACTTCTTTATTCGTAGCATGATGCAGTTGTTTAGGTAAGTATTCCTTCCACTGCTTAGTATAGCGAGTGTCAACTGCTTCAATATCTACGATATAGATTGTCATTAAGAACCTCTACGGTCGTAAAAACGTTTTGCACCATTGTTAGTATTGGTGTTATTGTTGTAATTATTAAATCTACCACGACTCTTCGATTTGTAGATTAAGAATTTTTGGTAAGCCTGCCAAACAGGCGACTGGGTATCATAAAGATCCTTCTCATCGAAAGGATACCCACCGTAACCTTCGAAGCGACAAAAGTCGCGGAACTTATCCAAGTCGTCGAAAATTTTATTGACTGGAGGAAAAGTTTGTGCCATTTTAATTTACCTTTTAAAGATTGAATGGATAATAGATAAGTGAGCCGTTTTCTCCATCTTCGGAGACTTCTATTTCGACAAAGCGGCCTGGAAACTTTGAACGAATTTGCTGATACAAATCATCTGAAATCATCTCACATGATTTGTGATTCAGTTCTAGTGTGCCTTGATTATAAAGATTTTCTAACCAACGCTTAAATTGAATAAATTCGATGTCACGATCGTCGTGAAACACTTCGATACGAATTTTAAAGTGAAAAATGTGTCTATGGGGATAGCCTAGAAAACTTACGTCATACTGATCTCCAGTTTTTAGATTAGGGTCTGTAAGTGCTGCCGGGTAAAGATGAATGCCTTCTTTACGGAAGGTTACCCAGATGCTTTTTGTAATTGCTGTACTCATGTTCTTATGATACTTTCAATGTAGGTAGTTGTCAACTTATTTGATAACTTCGTCTTCGGAATATTGAGACCATTCGGTAAACTTTGAACGATCCATTAGGTCGTGTAGGCTGTGACACCAAACACCGGGATTAGATGCTTTAAAATCTTTGTCGTCAATCTTAAGCATTGTGTTGTAATTCCATAAACGGATGTATGGAATAGGAACTCGAATCTGTGGAATAAAATTGCTATACTCGTTAAATGCACTGTCGTTGAATGTTTCAACGTGGGATAATGGAATGTCTAAAGTACATAGAACACCTTGTTCCAAGAATGGAAGAATCATAGATTCCCACTCTAACCATGCGTCAAAGCTACCTATGTCAGGATGAAAGCTGTGATTAGCACCAAAGAAAATATGCTTTACATCTTGTTCGATCATGTGCTTTTCTACAACGTCTGGACTATGAACCCCTGTAACAAACAGTGTGGGCATTCCATAAGCAGGAGTTTTTTCTATTTCATATCCAAAGAAAAATACTGCGTCATCTGCTTCACCTGTGCTGTAATCTCTTTTCATGTTAAAGTCATTCTTATTAATTGTTGGTTGATTCGATGTATCTCGTCTTTAAGCCATAGCTTCATAGTTTTCTTTTTTCGAACTTCGTCTGAGGCTGTTATATTATTATAGCGTACTTCAATTTCTGTGTCAAGCTCTTTATGTCGCCGTTCTAATTCTTCTAGATGTGCTTTGAGTTTATCATAGTCATTATTAAAGTTGCTCATCCTCTAACGCCTCCAATTTATGTTCTTCATCTTCTGTAAAACAACCATCTTCCAGTTCTTCTACTTCAGGTTCAACTACATCAAACAAAGCTCCAAAATATGTGCTAGAGTTTACAGTCTTTTTACCAATGGCGCCTCTAGTGCCTGGAATAGCCATCCAAAACTTTGAGTTTTGTTCTATCAACTTATTTGCAGCTTCTCTTGTAGTCTGTGAAAAGATTTCTTCTACAAGATCTCTAAAGAACACCCTGTCAAACTTTTCTTGTACAAGCATGTTTGGTACAACTCCAGCATCATACTGTCTGTTAGCTTCCTGTACTGCATTAATATGGCTCCAAACATTATGGCCCATTTGAATAGCGTAACTAAAACTATCCCAACTTGTGCGACCTTCTTTGCCAATTTTATTCAAGTCACCTGGTTTGTAAACGCATACATCACTAACTTTCATTTCTGCTGTAATAGGACTATCTTCAAAGTTTTTAAAGATACCATCTTGCAATACTGCTTGTTTAAAAGTTCTAGTATCAGTTGCATACTTTTTATCGTCAATGCTTGGAACCATTCTATAGGTCCACTTGCCTCTATCAGGTGTTTCGTTCTGAATATAAATCTGTCCATTAGCAGTTGCTAAGAATGGACTTGCACAGTCAAATGTCAACATCATAGTAGGATTGTAATACTTACGAATAGCACGTTGTAAGTCTGTAAGCAAACATGCCCACTCTAACTTACTAGTACCCAAGAAGTGCATTACATCATGTACGCCACTTTGTAGTAAGCCATCAAAGTGTAGTGCTACTATACGTTTAAGTACTAGATGCACGTCACACATATTTTGCCCACCCATTGACCACCCATTAAAGTGATTGTCAGGATACTTAACTGGATCGCAATAATCTTTCATCTGCTGATACCAATCTTCTGCATCTGTATGATTCTCACCTTGTAGTACGTTTAAGAACTTACAAGCACCTGTACGATGCTTCATCCAATAATCGTTATTGATACGTGTTGCGGTTACAGCTTCGTCGTATGTACTAATGCCTGTAGCTTTTGCACCTTCGGGTGAGCGAGCGACCCAGGCAGGAATATCAAGTACCATGCCATAGTCCATATACGCATCCATCCAACGTAATACACCATCTCGTTTCTTTTGTGCCTTAGGACAATTAGGATCTTTCCAATCACCTTCCCAAACACCCTTACCAATCTGGAAACCACCTGAGTCGCCTAGTAACCAAGTGTTTTGACGATCCCTGTTCCGTACCATATCTTCTTTAGGCACAATTTTGTTTGTATCTAAATCAGCGTGACCCGCAGAGTAAAGCGTCCACTTATAGGTAAACGCTCCCTGTTGTGCATTTAGATAGTTAAGACTTTCTACACCATTTTGAAAGTTAGCCGGAATACGAGTGTCTTCGATGTAAGGACCTTTAACAGGATCAGGAAAACGCTGCTTGCCCACGTAAGTTGCATAAAAGCCACTTAGTGCTGGTAAAAAGTGTGCGTAATCGTTTTGTGTTGCTGTTAAGTCTTTATTCATTATTATACCAAATGTTGTGCCAATACCATACAGCTAATCCAAGCCCATATAGTGTTGAACCCTACTAATGTTGGTAACAGTTTCTTCTCGCTAGCCCAAATCAATGTTAGACTTGTAAACAACGTGAAGAAATATAACCACCAAATTTGTATACCAAATATTAAGCCAGGAACAATAATAAAGGCCTTAGCCGCCCAACTGGCAAACTCTACTGTATTATAGTCAGTCCAATATTCCTTTGTAAACCACATGCCGTAACATTCTTTAATTTTTTTAAATCCTATGTGACCATATACAGCGCCACACAGAACTAAAAATGCTAAACATGCAGATAGTATTTGTACACTATTCATTACTTGCTCTGCGCAGGAAGAATGTAATCGTATTTTGCTAATCCGCTGTCAATACTGATCATCATAGCACCTTGATCAGAAATGCTCACAGTAGAGTCACCGTCTAGATTTAGAATACTTTGAATTTGTGCAACTGGCCAACTCCATGCATGCTTTAGAGATCCAGATATATCGTGTTGAAATACAAATGAACCTGCGTGTGTACTTGCGTCACCAAAGTAAAAAACTAGATTATTGTTCTCTGTCTTGACAGTAAAGATTGGCTCTTCGCTGTGTGCGGCGCTCATTAGCTTCATACGTTGAATTGATGCAACACTAGGTTTAAATGTTACTTCCCATGATGCGCCTTTGAATTTAACAGTCTTAAGTTTTTCTTCGATAATTGCTTTGTTCATAAAGCGATAATCGTTTTCAAAGTCACCTGCGGCATTTTCAAAGTGAATGTGTGTTGGAATAACGTCACCGTTTCTTTCTGCACTTTTAACTTCAATCTTTGCCTTATCCTTATACTCAGGATTTTTTAAATGGAGAGAAAGTTTATCTAAGTTTGGCATACCAAATGTGCCAATAAATTCAGCGACTGGTTTATGAGTGCTTGCAGTTAAAATAACAGAACGATCTTCTGCCATTGAATCAATAGTAGTTGATCCGTTTTCTGAATTAACTTTCACTAGTGCTAAAAATCCTAGTGCGTGTGTATGTGCTACGATATCTTGTAGTATGTCTTTCATGCCTGTATATCTCCTTATTAAATTACAGTTTAATGTCTAAGCCTTTATTTGTCAAGAACTCTTTGACATTGTATTTAGGTTCAAAGCCTAATTCTTTTAAAATTTCTATGTTTGCCTGTGTACACTTTCTTTCGTGTAGTCTATTTAAACGAAGCGGTTTTCCTGGAGCTAGATCTTGAACGTTAGTACTTTCGCCAGTACCAACATCAACTACTCCTTTAATATTTGGATTTTTTATCAATAGCTCAATAGCATCACATAGATCCTCTACGTGAATAAAATCTCTAGAATGATCAGTGATATATTCTAGTGAGTTTGATAACAGTTTATCCAATAACATGCCTTTTCTAGGATTGTCAGAATACACAGTATGGAATCTCATACCCACGCTATTATCCGGAGCCATCATGTCCATGATATATTTGGATGCGGCATACGGATTTAGTGTAGGCTCATATGCTGAACTTGAACTTGCATACAGTATGCGAGCTTCACTAAACTGATCAAAAATTCTACGCGATCCTTCAACGTTGACATGCCAATAAGGTCCAGGAAGCCGCATACTTTCTCTTACACCACTTTTTCCTGCTAGATGTATTACTACATCAACTTCGTAATCAAGTGTACATGTTAGAATGTCTTTTCCATCTTTTAAATCTATACCATACATAGTATAGCCTCTATCCCACAAATATGGATAAAGGTGACTACCAATAAATCCTTTATGACCTGTCATTAAAATACGCATTACTTTAATCCTGAAATCTTTCTTTTAATTCTTTTAACATCTGAATGAGTTCTTCGATTATTTGTAAATCGTGATCTCTTTCTGTATCTACTTCTACTTCAATTTTAATTTTCATTTTAGTCTCCAAAGTCAAACAAACTGTTGAAGGTATTGTGTCGCTTAGTATCCTCTAATGGATAGTCCAGCACTCCAATCAAATTGTCTAACTTATTATCAATAATAGTTTCTGCCATTGCTGCATCATCAAATGGCAGTTCTTTGAACCATTCAGGCATACGTAATTCATCTGTTGGATAAGCAACACTTGTATAGCCCAATGGGTTTTGTTTTAGTTTGCAAACAATAACTTTCATGCCGTCAACAATCTCTTGCGAGTATTTGTCTCCGTTCATACGTTTAAGTGTATTCCAATTAATACTTGCTCTAACGTGGCCGGGCATGTTTGCTTTGCCCTGTTTTGCTTCGAGTCGTTGATAGTGTCCAATCTTGTTTGCACGTTTTGGACTACCTTTCTCCCAACCCGGACGTTCACTAAACTCTTGCCGGAATCTTGTAATACGTTCTAATACATCTTCTCTAGGTTTATCTGTAAGCACCATAAGCAATAGTTCGCTTAGAAATTCTTGCATAAACACAGGTGTATCACTTCTACGCAGGTCTAAGCCCATAGCCTTTACTTTGCCTGGCTTACCATCTACGTCACTGCGGAAACCTTCTGTGTCATATACCAGAGCCGCATAACGTTTTTTAGTAATAAACAATCCGCTTTCAGCAACAATCTCACGACCTGCGGCAATAACTTCTGCTCGACTTTTTGGACAATGAAATGATTTTGCCATCATGTCAACAAACGTAGCATTGGCTGCTTCTGCTACTTGATCGTAAAGTGTAATAACATTTTCTTTAGACCACGGAATCTTACCTGCTTCTACTTCTTTACTGAGAGTAGGCCAAGCACTAAAATACACAGAGTCAGTGTCACCGTAAATTACTGCCTCACCAACGTGATCATAAACACCAGTAATAACTTTGTTTACTTCTGCACTCATGTGTTTAACAATAGTACGACCAGTAAGAGTAGTACTTTGACCAATACGCTTGTCAAAGAATCTACAACCTGGATTAAGAATGGCACCGTATAAACTGTTAAGCAAAATCTTCTTAACCAACTGTCGTTTGTCCCAGTATTCAGTTTCTGCTTTGTTACCTGCTTCTTTTGCTTTTTTCAACATCTTTTGCAGGTCCTTACGTTCAGCATACCAACGCTTTAGAATACCTGGAATAACACCTTCAAACTCTTGTGTAAAGATAGTGCCGTTACTACTGAGCATCCACGGATTGTTGTATTTGTCCAACGATAGTTTCTGGAGCCATATTCAAAGCACGAATCACTGACGGATACAGAGAGTTCAAGTCCATCGAACCAATCCATTTGTGCAAGCCTTTTTTAGGAAACGCAACGTATGCACCTGCGGCTTGTATATTTTCTTCGTTATCTCTGTTTGTACGATTGGGAACCTGCAATCCACGATTGTGAGCTTCGTTGATAATACCTTGTTCAGTAACAGCAACAGCACCCATTGTAGTTTGGATAAGCACGGTGTTCTCATGTGCAATGGTATTACTCAAATCAATAAAGCGCAGTTTTTTATCTAACTTATCAAGTAGTGCAGTATCTTGAATGTTGTATTGAATAAACTTTTTAAAGTCATTGTTGTAAAGCTGATCCAACGTACCTTCGTATGCTGTCTTGTTTTCGCCTACTTCAATTTCACCAATAGCATCTAGTCGATAACTGTGACGTTCTTCATAGGTATACTTACGATACAAGTTCAAACTGTCTACGTGTACACGACCTACTAAATCGTATGTCTCGCTCATCTTGCCGTACTTTTCGTATTCACGCTTC